GGATAAAATCAAGTTTGCATCACTTTACCTCGAGAGTGACAGCATATTCACACCTGATTTCTTCGTTCAGAAGTTTGACAAGGAGAAACAGGGAGGATTATTATTTGAATGGGAAAACGTAAACAACCCGAATTGGGATTATTAATAAAACAAACAACAACAATGGCAAAGCAAAATCAGGGTATTAACAATGTAGATACCAAAGACATGGAACAAATGAGAACGAAAGTAGTAGAACAGGAGTTATCTGCTCGTTCATGGAAAGCTTACTACGAGAAGATGTATTATTCTCTGGAAGCAGAAAAGCTGGAGAAGCCTTATAAGGAGCTTCAGGAGAGAATGAATGAACGTATTAAGAAAGAGAAGGAAGAATACGAAGCATTCATTAAGAAGATGCAGGAAACTCTTAAGGATGTAAATGTTGACAATCCACTGGGTGAAGTAGCAATTGAGGAAAAAGAAACTACTCCAGTAATTCAAATGAACTAATTATGCCAATAGATAAGAAATCACAACATGTTGGTAATCATGGTGGTGTGTACACTGACAATGATGGTCAAACCAAACAGTTTACCTATGTTGACCATGACAAGAAATCCAGAATATCTGCCCACATGTCCTCAAAAGAGTCTTTGGAGGAGTTAAAGAAGAAGTTAGATGAGTATACCCAAGATAGCATTGAATTTGTTCTACTCATGCCAGCTATTAATATAGTGGATGCATCAAGTGGTATATATAATCACCTTGTTAAAATGGAGGGTACAGAAGTAGTATGGATAGAAGAAGAGGTCAGAAAGCACTTGACAGACAGTCCCAACAGTTTCTTACCAACTATGATATGGAGGAGAACAGTACCAGAAATTCATTGGTTTCATCCTGCGTGGATGAATAGTGAAAAGGACTTTTTCAAAAAGGGAGAGTGGAAGAATTTACTCCCATAAGTTATTTTAACTTTCCAAGTTTATAATTGAAATAAATTTGGAAAGTTAATTTATTTTTAGTATATTATCTTTATAAAACCAACAATGGTAATCAAATCATTTTTAGACAAGGTGTTATTGCCCGATAAGAGGGATGTTCTGAGGATACATTTGTATCTGAAGTTTTTGCAATATGGGGTTCATCCGTATGAGAATGACCTTAATATAGTAATAGAACTATATACATTTGGAGGATACACAAATTCTCAGAAGCAGGAGGAGTTCTTTGACTTATGTTTGGAGAAGAAGTACAAAAAGAGTAGGCAATCCATTAGGAATACCCTCTCGAAGTATACTAATCTAGGTGTATTTGAGAAACCAAGGAACACTTCGTTATCTGTTTCCTCTAAGTATATCCCTGCAATTGAATTTGATAGGTTACTACTACAGCACACGATAACACATGCAAACTAATCATCAGGATATATACTCGGCCTTGGCAAAAGAGAAGGATAAAAGTGAGCAAGTGTATAAAGATATTGGTTCATTCATTTTCCGTGAAACTGCAAGGATGCTCAAAGACCCTACATCTTTGATATTAAAGTTGAAAGGTGTAGGTTCTTGGCGTCTAAGAAAGAAGAGAATGGATATCATTATAAATGAATGTGCTGATAGAGGGTTAGTTCGTCCACGGGATGAGTTTCCTTCTGATGAATCTTACAACATTTACCTTGAAAAACATATTCAATACAATAACTTTAAGGAGAGATTGAAGGAATATGACAAGTACATGACAATTAAGAAACAAATAAAAGAAAAAAGAAATGCGACTCAAGTATTATTGGAACCTAATTCAGGGGAAGACGAACGCTTTAAATCCAGCTAAGCTTAATTGGGAGAATATATATGCAGTAATTCAAAGCTGGGTACGTTCAATCTACACTAAGAAGCATATCAAAGAGCAAATAGCTTGGAGAAGGAAGCAGGTTGAGTTACTCTCTCCAGAGTGTATGAAACAGGGTCATTGTATTCAGTGTGGATGTGAGATTATGGGGAAGACTAAAGCTGATATGGGATGTGAAAATCCTCCTTATTGCTTTCCTGAGATGATGAACAAGAAAGATTGGAAAGATTTTAAGTTAACCCATCCATTATTATAAAACCAACAATATGTTAGGAAGGAAAATAAAAACAGAATTAGAAGGTAAACGAGACCTTCTGTACAAAAAGCTCAAAGATTTGGATACTTCTCGTAATAGATTAGAATCAGACATTGAAGAGACTGTAGATAAGATAGCCAGAGAGGAAAGGAAGACTCTACAACCTAAGATGTATTACGATTTACTAGATGAGTATGTAACAGTAGAAGAGTTTATAGAGTATGAGGCATTTTTTAATCAAAGAATTCCAGATTTATCAACAGATTTAACTTCGATATGTTAACAGCTAGTCCTACATCAATAAACCTTGGTAGTATTCCATTCGGAAAACCACACAAGTTTCAGTTTACAGTTAAAAATGAAGGATGTGAACCTATACAAATAACAAAATTATGGGTTGGGTGCTCATCCTGCACTAAAGCTGAAGTTAAGAAAGCAATGCTCGCAGATGGAGAATGTACTACAGTAGATGTGACATTTACTCCCGGAAGTATTGGGATACAAAATAAGAATGTTCAAGTTCAATGGAATGAAGATAAAGTAATAAAGCTGTCATTTACAGCAGAATCATATGCATAAGGTAAAATTCATAGAGGAGAGCCATCAATACATTTCGGATGATAATAGGGAATTAATCTCTGTGTCAGCCTTTACGGAACGCTTTAAGAATAAAGTGGACTGGAAAGCCGTTGCTACGAAGGTGGCAGCCAAGAAAACAAGACAAGGAGAACCAACAACCACTGAGGAGGTCCTAGCTAAGTGGGAGAGAAAGAGGGATTTAGCTGCAGCTATTGGTACGAACTACCACAGCTTCAGAGAAATGGATGCTCACGACACTCCCAACTTCTATGACATCAAATGTGATGTTGAATTTTGCCCTATTATTGAAAACAACAAATGGTCTATTCCCATTAATCAGTTGAAGAATAATACTGAGTATAGGGAATTGATGATATATGACATGGATTATATGATTTGTGGTCAGGCTGACAAGGTTATTGTGGTGAACAAAAAGATTAATATCTGGGATTACAAGACAGATGCCAAGATTGATTTCAAAGCTTTCTCTTCTAAATGGGTGGAACCAGCTATGATGTTACATCCACTATCTCATCTAGAGGAATGTAATGCTAACATATACTCAATTAAGATGTCGATGTATATGTATCTTCTTTGGAAATCCAATAGGGGAATGCTCAAACCCGGAGATATTATCTTGGAGCACATTCATCTCCAGAGAGACCCTGATAATGATAATTTGCCCGTGCTGGACCAGAACAACAGACCTATCGTATTAAAAATTGAAAAGATAAAGCTTCCATACAGAAAGAAAGAAGTGATGGATATGCTTGAAACATTAAAAACCAAGTAATGGAACATTACGAACGAAACCCTGATGACATGATATTTGAAGCAAACTCACCACTAATATTCGTAGGACAGAAGAAAGCTGAGTATCAGCCGGAACAGAAAATCTTTAAGATGCTAGATATTCCCAGATGTCTTGAAGAACCTATCAGAATGGACCTTGTAAACAAAGGGCTGAATCTGGATGACTATAAAATAACAGTTGAGGTAAAGATAACAGCAACAAAGCTATGATACCAAGAATATTAGAATATGAAGAAGGCAGGATTAAAGTAACAGCAGAGGCTTATGCCATACCAGAGATAAACAAAATTATCCAGAAGTATGATTATGAGAATTGTGAAGCGTATTTGACCTATGTTGCTTATTTATCATATCCTGATTCTCCTTATATTAATCTTCCGGAGAATGAAAGAACAGAGTCTGCTTTATTTGATGTGAAGGAGACCTTTGGAGAATTCGATGAAAATGATGCTTTAATACCTCCGGCAGTTGAAAAGCTACAGGGTTTATATAAATCTGCAGCTGTACTTGCAGCAGATGAAATGGAACAGGAATTACACAGATGGAGAATATACCTCAGAGACACTCCAATGGGAGGAGAAATGAAAGACCGTATCTCTATAGTAGATAAATTCGAAAAAGTAGCAGCTTCCGCAGCCAATCTAAGAAAAATAGCCGATGATGAGATTGGAGGAGCTATGAAAGGTAATAATGAACTCGGTGCATATTAATTATGTTTTGGAAATTTCCACTTAAAATACAGACGTATACCTCGGAGAACCAACAATGGGGAACTAGAATCTTTGAAACACCTGATGAATTTACTAATTATGTAGAGAGTCAGTTTAAGGAATCTCCAGAGCATTATAATTTGCATGATGTACAGAGCTTTCAGATAGAAGGTTTAAAGTACACTGTAGAAGATGAGAAATCTGGTAGACCAAACTTTGAGGGTGGAGTTTATACAAAAGCTCTTAAAGGTACACATCACAGAAAAAGATACTTTCAGAATGAGAAAGACAAGGTATTAAACGGAGTTATTGTAGATGAATTCTACATTCCTCCATTCTATTACTGGTATCTTAACTTCTGTCCTATCTATGATGCTGTTAAAAAGGTAACAAGACTCCCGGACGTGTGGGATGGTGACTTGTGGTACATGCATTATTGTATGCTTGCCATATTAAAAGGAAGGCATATAGGTGGTGTAAAAGGAAGGCAGAAGGGTTATTCCTACAAGCACATGGCAATTCTTTATTGGTCATACTGTTGGTTCGAAAGGTCCGTAAATACTATTGGTGCCTTTGATGAAAACTTAGTTAAGAAGAGTTGGAGATTCCTTGAAGGGTATCGTAAGCACATAAATACAAAGACAGATTGGAAAAGAGGACCTGTTATCCCTAAAACTCTTGAGTGGCATGAGGTTACTATGGGTCAGGATAACAATACTTATGGAAATCATGCAAAATTAAAAGGTGTAACCTTTAAACAAACACCATTTAATGATGTGGGTGGTGCTCAGACTTTCTTCAATTATGAAGAGCCGGGGGTATCTCCAACATTACTTGATACAATCGAAGCTACTCGACCTGCACTCGAAAGGGGTTCTCTGACAACAGGTATTATTATTGCCTGTGGTTCAGTGGGTGAACTGGATGATGCTGCTGGTATTAAAGCAATTTTCTATACTCCGGAGGATTATAACTTCCTGAGTGTCAAGAATATATGGGATAAGAATCCTGAAAGAGAAAGATGTTGCATATTTATCTCTGAAGCATACAATATGGATGGTGTGGATGATTTAACAGGTCAACCTTTCATGGATAAGAATGGTAACTCCAATGTCAAATTGTCGTTAGAGTGGATAGCCAGAGTCGAAGAGAAGATTAAAAATTCTTCCAAAAGAGCTGACCTTAAGCAATTACAGTTATCTCAGAAGTGTATTTCTCCTGAACAAGCATTTGCTCAGAGAAAAATGTCAGAGTTCCCCGTGGAACTATTGAAAAAGCAACAGGAACGTATCAAGCTCAAAGAAGAAACCAATGCTTGGGAGTTCAAACCAAAGAAAGGTCTCTTTGCTGAAGGGGTGGATGGAAAGATTATACTTTCTGATTTCAGACTTCCGGAAGAGCACAGATATCCAATCAATCCTGAGTGGGAAGACAAAAGAGGAGTTTGGACTATATATGAACCACCTGATGAGGATGCTGAATTCTTTACATATTTTGCCTGTGTCGATGCCATTGAGGTGGACCAGACAGACACATCTGCATCTATTGCTTCAGTGGATATATTCAAAACTTCAGTAGAGGTTACTTATAGAGATACAAATGGAAAGATATCAAAGCGTATAGAAGGCGATAAACTCGTTGCAACCTATAGGGGAAGGTTTGACACAGCCAGAAAGACAAACGAGCAGATATGGCTTGGTTTAAAGTTATACAATGCTTTTACCTATGCTGAGCGTAATAAGCCAAACTTTATCAATTACATGAGAGAAATAGGTAAGGCTGAAAAGTATTTGGCTAAGGAACAAGACGTTCCATTATTCAAGGATTTGAATGTGAAGAGTGGAAATGGAGCAAATAACTCTAAGTTCGGTTTTCACAAGGGTGACAACACAGAGATATGGAAATATTTCAAGGCTTATACCAAAGAGTATTTCCACACAGAATATAACAGAACCTCTTTTGAGGGTAAGGATGGTAACGAAAAGATAATAAAGTTATTCACAGGTATTGATAGGATTGATGATTATTGGCTACTTGAGGAATTTATAAGGTATGTGGAGGTGAAAGGAAAGATTGTAGGTAACTATGATAGACTGGTATCCTTTATGGGAGCTTTGTTTATCTGTAAGATATATCAACAGAATCGTTACATAAAAAGAAAATCAGAGATAGTTGAAGAAAAAAGGCCAGAATATAGGCCACCAAGGAGAACCGACATGCTGGGGGGAACATTATACAAAACAATGGGTAAACCCCGTAAACCCCACTCAATGATATAACTATGGCAAAGACATTAATATGGGGCTCAGACCTCTACAAAGGATTCAAACTTGATAGAAACAAACTGTTAGGTGGTGCAATCGACGATATTCTCCCGTTCCAGATGCTCACTCTGGAGGAAAAAACAATTGACTGGATTCAGGCAGTAGCTGACTACTATGAAGTAGCTGGCTGGAGAAATGTAGAGTTAAAAGCTCCGAAGATACAAAGGAACTATTGGATGAGATATGGTAAATTAAACCCATCTGATTACATTGACAATCCTACTGAGAATGATTATTATCAGGCTGTAGGCTGGATTGTTCCACCAGAATCACGTTCTCCATTACAACAGTTTTATCCACTTGCTCCAAACTTCATAGACGTACTCCGTGGTGAATTCATCAAGAGAGACAACAAATGGAGTATTGATGCAATTGACCCTACTTCAGTGGCCGAGTCATTTGAAGACAAACGCTCCAACTTTGAAGAGATTGTATTACAGCAAGCAGCTATTGAAAAGCAACAAGCACTTGCTGAAATGGGATTGACCGAAGAAGTTGACCCTGAACAGTACCAGCAACAAATGGAACAGTTCATGCAGCAGATGAAGAATGTGGAAATGATTTCCCGTAACTTCCGTACAACTGGTGTTAAGTGGGCTCAAAAGGTCCTTGAGATACAGGATAAGAGATATAATCTGGCTGAGATAGAACCTGATGGTTTCGAGAGTGGATTAATTTGTGACAGAGAATTCTGGCACATTGACCTGATGGATGATGATTTCAAACTTGAACTATTGAATCCTAAGTGGTGTGATTACCACAAGGGTCCTAATATTAAGTACGTTTCCGATGGTGATTACTTCCTGTGGTTCGACTTCATGTCTGCTGGGGATATTGTAAATAAGTATGGAAGGAAGATGAAAGAAGAGGATATTCTTAAGTTAAAAGATATCTACGTAAAAACTTCTAATATTATAGTTCCGGATTATCTAAAATCTCATCAAGGTTCATATTATGATTTATCTAAGCCTTGGCTGGAAGCAACTTCTCTTGACCCTAAGATGAATGATGCTATGCTTGGTAAGGAATTGGCTTATAGTTATATGCGTTCTCCAAACTTTGACCATAATCAAGAGGTTGATATCCTTAACCCCGTTTGGGGAAGAAGGGTAACTGGTCATCCACAGATGTTCCGTGTAATGAGACTTTATTGGCGTTCTCTCAAAAGGATTGGATGGTTAACTAAGATTAACAGGGATGGTTCCGTTGAACAGCCAGACTGGGTTGATGAGAACTACAAAGTTACAATTGAGCCTCAGTATGACAAGTCTGTGGTTAAGGAAGAAACCAAAGACAATCTTCTTTATGGAGAGCATATTGATTGGACATGGGTTCCGGAATGGAGACATGTTATGAAGATATCTCCAAACCAAAAACATACATTCTGGTTAAATAATGCCAATACATTAGAATCTATATACATAGATGGTGGTCCTGTTAAGTTCCAATTCAAGGGTAGAACTAATCCATTTGATAGTTTACCTCCTGTTGAAGGATGTGAATATTCGTGGGTTAATACAGATACTCATGCATTTATGGACAGAATTAAACCTCTACAGATATTATATAATATTTGTATGAATCAGGTTCCAAAGAAATTCCTGAAGGATTATGGTAATAAGATTGCAGTTGATAGAAGAATCATAAACAATGGTAATCTTTCTACAAGTGGTCAGATTGACCAAGATGAAGCTTTTGAAGAATCACTTCGTGAATCTGACCTATTTAAGTATTCCGTATCGAGAGATGCAATGGAGGGAGCCGGACAGCCACACATGCCAGAGGTTATGAATTTATCTACTATTAACGAAGCCTCGTTATATTTCAATCTCGGCATGCAGATTAAGTGGGAAGCTGGTGAATTGATAGGTATTACTCGTAATCGTCTTGGACAGAATAAAGCATCTGAGACGGCAACTGGTATAAATCAAGCTATTGCTTACTCAGAAGCTCAGACTGAGAAATACTTTGAACAGCACTCAAACCTGATGCAGAGGGTTAGACAACGTATGTTGGATGCTGCCCAGTTCTACACCACATTTCAAGATGCCTCTAGAGCGACATACATGAACAGTAAAGATGAAACAGCTTTCGTTACAATCGAAGGTATGGATAATCTATTGCCTCACTATAACATCTTCTTAACAAGTAGAGCTAATGTGAGAGCAGCACTTCAAACTATTGCAGACTTCCTTAAGAATAATAACACATTGGAAATCAAGCCTTCAGCTCAAGTTCAGGCTTTAGTTGAACAGTCAGTTCCTAAGCTAATGGATTTAATCCGTCAGGGTGAAGTTGAAGCTGCAGAGAGAGAAGAAACTACAAGAGAACATGAGATGGCATTGGCTAAACAGCAGCAGGATGCTGAACAGGCTAAGATTGATGCTGAACATGCATTCAAATCTAAAGAAAATGCTCTTGATAGAGAGTCTGAAGAAGCACAGGCAGCATTAAGAGCCTTAGGAGGAAAAGAAAATACAGTTGCAGAAGACTTTCCAGAAGTTCAAGGTCAGCTGGATAACTACTTCCGTCAGCAGGAATTACATAATGCCACTCAGCATAATCATGATGCACTTCAACAGAAGCGTCAAGCTGACATGGATAAGAACTTAGTACAGAGAGAGAAGAATCAAATTGACCTCAAAAAGGCAAAGATTCAGGCAGATGCTTCAATCACTGTAGCAAGAGAAAATAAGACAGCAGCTGAATTAAAGAAGAAGGCGGCTAAGAAGAAATAAAAATTAGTAATATTGTCAAATTCTAATTAGCTATATTCACATTTATTTGGAAAATTAACTTAAAAGATTTATTATCAATTTATAGAACACTAAAAACCAACAAGATGGACACAGAAGTACAGAACGTCAACCATGATGCGTTGATTGACCTTTTCCCCGGAATCGGTAACAATAATCCCTTAGGAGGGAAAGTAAATTTCGGAGGTTCACAGGACCAACCTGTAGATATCTTCGCAAGTAGCACGACGGATGATACAACATTAGCTCCTTCTACGACAGATGATACCACATTGGCACCATCAACAACAGAAGAAACTACAGAATCAGCAACAGGAGAAACAACAATTCCACCAGATGCTGACATTCTAGGAGCAGGAAAAGGACCACCTGAAGTTAAAACAAAGACAACTGCCCTGTCAGATTTACCTGCATATTACGAAGAACGTATCAAAAATGGTAAGTTCGTAGCAATACAAGAGGTGGATGACAAGGGAAATAAAGTAAATTTCATCCCTAAGACGGCTGAAGAATACGATGAGGTTCTGGAATTACAGATTGATTATCGTGTTAATGAAGCCAAGAAGGACCTTGAGAAGAAATGGTTCGATTCAAAATCTCCAGCATGGAAGGCGATTAGTCAATATGCAGAGATGGTAGATGACCCAACTCAACTGATTCCTTTCCTTTCAGGAGTAAAGATGCTACAATCTGTAGCTGATTTGAATGAAGGAGAAATAGAAGGAGCTGAGGCCATTGTCCGCACAAGGATGGAACAGAGAGGTGACCCTGAAGAAGTAATTGCTTCTCAGATTGAAGCTCTTAAAACAACAGATAAATTACTTGCAACTGCTAAGCAGTATAAGCCAATCATTATTCAGCAGGAGCAGCAAGCTCTACAGCAGCAGATGAGACAGCAGCAGCAGTTACAGGAACAATACGTAAAAACTGTTAGTGAAGTTAGGAATAACGCAATAGCAGCTATAGAGAAGCCAATTTTTGGAAAGCAGGTTTTGAAGAAAGACGAGAAGTTTGCAATCTATGAGTTGATTGCTGAACCCTCAGAAGAGGACAAAGGCTACGGAATCTACTCAGCAATAGATAGTCTGTTTGACAAGAAAGACTTTGAGACGTTGAAAGAGTTAGCATTCCTGATTGCAAAGAAGGAAGCTTTCTATAATTACCTTGGGACAACAGTACGAAATGATACTGTTGCTCAATTAACAAAGAAACTGATACTGGCTGGAGAGACCCATAAGGGTTCAGGAAATGACTTTGATGAAGATACGGACCGTCCAACAGTAACACGTAATCAATTTAATAAAAAGCCCTCATTTGGTAGAGGTTAATTTACCAGAGTAAAAACAAATATATATGCCAGAATTCATTCCCGGAACAGACACAAGAACGGGCTTAGGTACAATAGGTCACCCCGGTATTTTTATCGGTCAAGCACGTTCACTTGGTTTAAAAAACCATGTAGACATTCCTTATGTAACAGCTCTTGCACCACAACAGCCACTCGATTTTGGCGTATTAGATTTGTGGGCTTTAAGACAAAGGACTGACTCCCCATTATTAACATTAGCTATAGACAACGCTCAAGTTATCTATACTGATGCAGACTATTACACATTTGAGCTTCCGTCTGCTGCTGATTCTACTACTCGTTTAGTTTCGGGTGGTCTTGACAAGGACAAGCAGGGTATGGATGGTGAAGAAATTCCATTTGTAGTTAGCAGACGTGACCTTGGTCCGGGCTCTATCTTCAAGTTTGACTTGACTTCACGTATCTCTTTCACTGTAGTTGACCGTCCTATCGAGCAGATGGGTGAGCACTATAAGGTGTGGGCAGTACTGAATACAAACGCACATGTTAAGTTTGTAACTAAAGCTGAGTTCCAGCCACAACGTCAGATTATCAAATTAGCTGATATGAGAGGTCTTGATTTCTCGTCTCACAAATCTGTATGGTCTATCAGTGGTGTGCCTTCTCTTGCTAAGTACAAGAACTACTTATCAAACATGATGCTACAGCAGTCTTATCGTGTAACATCAGGTGCTTGTGAGTATCTTAATACCAGCACAAGATTTGATGCTAAGCAGATTTCCATGATGGAGCAGACTGTATTACAGTTCTATCAAGTTCGTGGTATTGCTGACAACAAGGTAATTGACCTACGTAATCCAGAACATTACAAGTTATACTTCCAGAGATTACAGGAAGAAAAAATTAAGGGTAATGGTGAAGCTGCAATGGTAAACTTATTAGATAGTGTTGCTATCAATATGATGCAGAAGCAGAATAACGATATCATGATTTGGTCTGACCAGATTGATATCTTAAGAGATGGATATGATACTCAGAGACTTGTTCCCGGTGTATGGTTCCAGCTTGATATGGCAGGTTTCAAGCATACTTATTCGCTTGACACCTTCTCTCTTGACACATTAACCGATGCTATCAAGGACTTTGAATTTGGTAAAGTACCTTTAAGAGAGTCTATCTCTGACAATGTGTACATCATCAAGACAGGTCGTGGTGGTCAGGAATTAATCTACAAGGCATTTATGAAGAGTGGATTCCAGATTCCTGCACAGTTAAACAACGAACAGTTCAACTTCATTAGTGGTCCAAATGCTGCAAACCTGCAGTACAATGCATCACGTTTCACATCCTTCCAGATACCAAACATTGGTTACATCAAGGTGGATTGGGAACCCGGCTTTGACCCAGTGAAGGCTGATGAGTTTGTTAACCCAATTCTTGCAGGTGGTTACCGTCTATCTTCATACACAATGTTGATTGAAGATTACAACACATCAAGAGACAACATAGCTATCATCCGTAAGAATGGTACTAAGATGAGAATGATTGTTGAGGCTGGTGATAACACTCACCCATTATTAAGGTCTTCTACAAACATCAATGGTCAGAACATTACCGTGTCTCAGGCTTCAGATGAGTTGACAGGTTATCAGGTTAAGTTTATTAGTAAGGCTGACACAGCGATTGTGAAAGACCCAACTAAGCTACTGAAACTGGTTCCGAAGAACCCAAGAACAGGAATAGCAGCCCTATAAGGCTTAAAAATATAGGAGAGCCCGTAAGCTCTCTTGGCACTAAGAAGACGCCTCCCCGTGGCAGTGCTGGATATCCAACTAAGTCTCAAATCTAAAAAACCAACTATATGTCATTAAAATTCGCAATTAGAAACACGGCTGACAAAGCCAAGAAAGAGGGTGACCTCGTATTAAGGTACTCTGGAACTGGTGAACCTTTTGATAGAGCTGACGAAAGAGCTAACATAGCTGTAGAAACTGACTCTAGAGGAACTCCAATCAAATGGAGATTTGCTACTGGTCTTGATGAAGCCAAAGTTGAATTCTATGATTGGCTTTCAGAAGATGAAAAACCGGTTGTAAGAGAGACAATCAAGTCTTTAAAACCTCTGATAACAAGATATTACGGAGGAGAGAAGAATCTGAATGCTGAAAATTATGCCTTCTGGAAAGCCAGAAAGGATATAAACAATTTGAAAGTTACTCATGACACAATTGATGTGTTCTATGATACAGATAAGCCAGAACATGCATTATTGTATTTATCTATTTTAGGTGGTGCTTTTGCAGGTGTGGTTGCTCCAAATAAAGATTGGGCAGAAAGATATCAGATTCCTCATTACTTAGCTCTTGAGATTGAGACTGGAGATTTTGGAGAAGAAGAAGACATCACACGTTCAGATGCTCATGGAGAGTTAGCTCTTCTGAGAAAAGAGTTTGGTAAAGATGCTTTATATATCCTTGCTTGGTGTATTCAATATGACACAAATGCATTTGGAGCTTACAGTTACTCTACTGCAGAAAAGGATTTAATCAACTATCACATCAAATTTATTGATGGTAAGTTGCAGACAAAGAAAAAGAAGAACTGTCCTAAGACGTTCATTGAATATGCTGAGAAGTGGAGAACTCCACAAACAAGGCAATTACTTTACACAGAAGCTTATGTTAAGGCTGGAGAATACTTCAACTACATAAACCAGAGAGAGAAGAAATTTGTTACCTCAGAAGGTACAATTCTTGGAAACACTGTAAAAGAAGCTGTGGAAAGTTTACAGAAGCCAAAGTTCAGAGTGGACTTTGATAATTTGAAGAATGCCGTTGAGGCGAAATGGAAAGAATAATGACTTTAACCCAAGCATCCACGAAGATTAACCTGAGAATGAATAAGAGTGATTCCTCTGATTATGACAATCTTTGGAATTATGTGAAGTCAGAAGCCCTTAATAAGGCAGTTACTGAGTGGGTGAGGAGACAATATAGAGGCAATAATCAAAGCCGAGAGGGAGATGAGGAATCTACAACGAGAGTCGATGATTTACAGATTCTTCTCAAGAGAGACGGAATGACAATAAGAGATAAAGGGGTATATGTTGAGACTAATAAGTTACCATCAGATTACCTTTATTTCAAAAGACTCACTCCTTATGTAAGTAATGGCAATTGCAAAAGTATTGCAATCAAGTCTCACTTAAGAGAAGAAGCTAATGTAGATGATTTATTACCTTTACTGCCTTCTTTCCAGTTTGAAGAAACATTTCACACACTAATAGGAAATAAAGCTCATGTTTACCACAATAAGAAATTTGATATTGAAAAGGTAGAGCTTACTTACTACAGGAAACCAATCACTTATGATTTTAAAAAGTTATCAACAGTGATGGAATTCAAAGATGATGAGTGTGATATTATTATAGATGAGGCTTGTAAGATTATAGCTTCAGATATTGAATCATTAAATGCAAAAGCTCTGGCACAAGAGAGAGCAGAGAATAATAATTAATAACAATTAACAACACAGTTTTATGGAAAACAACAGTTATCACGTACCTTTTTATGTAGTTACAGGAGGTATTGCAACAAGTGGTCATTCAGCAGACCTTACCGCAGGTAAAGTCGGTTTATTTGACCGTGCAACCTTTTCAGTTGCTACAGGCATTGGAAACGGAAAAGAATTTTTCTTTGCTCAGGGAGCCACTGGTGGCTTGGACTGGTACGGACAACCCGTAAGAAACAGTCACAAATCTGCCTTCTTCTTTGGCAATGATGTGGAAGATATGTATCTTTCTCGTCCTCAAACTCTTGAGAATGAAGAGTGGGTAATCGGATTCAATGGTGGCCCAAGCTCTAAGAGCTTATCTTACGAAACAGGAGTTCCTCTTCGTATTAAGTTTTACTTCCATGGACAGCCTATATATCGTTTCTTTAACGGTCCAAAGGAATATGTAGTTTCTTACACTCCAAAAGCGGATTGTGAAGAACCATGTTCTGGCTCAGATTGTCCAGAAGGAATCACAGACTGTCTGACTCATACTCAGGCACTCATTGACCTAATTAATGGTCATACAGAATTGCGTAAATTTGGTGTAACAGCTAAATTAGTAACTGCTGATTACTCAGCAACAGCAACAAATATGACAAAGTATTGTTTAACACTTTGTGACAATGGAGATGCACAAGCACTTAACAGTGTTATTGCACAGGCTCCAGTTGGAAGTAAGGTAGTTAGAACAGTGAGAAATGGTTCAATGTCAACTTACCAGATTTGCATCAGTGATGATGACGATGCTCCAGAAGATTTTACTCAGGCAGGTGCTATTGACTTAGCAATTTGTGGAGAATGTCCAGCTGGTTCAACATTAACAGCAGCACATGATACTTATATTGTTAATCGTCCTTTAGCAGGTACAGAAGATTTGAATGACCCAACTGCTCGTCAGACTTATGCTGACCTTGTTGGTACTTCTTATGAAACTGCAGGTACAATTACATTTAATGGTGCAACAGCCGTTGAAGTAGTAGCTGCCTCAGATGCAATCACACTGACTGCTCATGGATTATCAACAGGTACTAAGGTGAACTACACCGATGGTGGTGGTACACAGATTGTAGGTTTAACAGATACCAACGATTACTATGTAATCAAGGTAGATGATAATATTATCAAATTAGCTACAACAGCTGCTAATGCTTATGCAGGTACAGCTATTGCCATCTCTGATGGTGTTGGTGCTGCTCACACTTTAGCTCCAGTAATCACAGCTGTATTCGTTGGAAACAACGGTGCTACTGCCTCAGTTAAGCTGAGTGTTGGAGAGGGTGTAGTGTTAAGCCCAGTATTAGCAGATAGTGTAATCTTTGCTAACTCAGTAGGTGCTACTTGTATATTCGCAGATGCTACACCAGTTGAGTGGGATGAATGTGGTGCAGGTATTTCTTCTTCAAGAAACCTACGTATCTCAAACATTAACCGTCTGGATTGTACAGGTGGAAACAGGTTAGCAGACCTTACTGCAGCATTAGCTGGAGTTGTAGGTATTGACTTAACAACACTTGCAGTGGTTGCAGGAACAGATTGTATGGATGACTATACAGTTACTCAGAATTCACAGGATTGCCTTGATGAAGGATGTTTAACAAGTAATGTAACATTTACATATGACACATTACCAGCATTTGAAAACCAGTCATGGGTAGTAGTACCTCCAACTGTAGTAGCAGATGAAACAAGAAAATGTGGTATCCGTGTAACAGCAGGATATATTGACCCTAAATTTGGTGATTGTTCGTTCAATCCAATGGATTACTACGAAACTGAGCCAATTAAGATGGAAATCTCAATGCTACAGGAAGATGGAGATGTATGTGACGTGGCAAACTGGCCTACAGTAGCACAGAGCAGAATTGGTAGAATCTCTCGTCAGAGTGGTGAATATGTAGTAAGGGAGTTAATCATGAAAACTGATGCTTACCTGAAACATGTAGACCAGTTCTCTCTAGAGCCAAGAATGAGAGAAGCATTTGATATGCAGTTGCTGTCAAGTGTAGATAAGAACGCTTATTACAACCTGTACTATGTAAGGTTCAGAGCTTCTTACGGAGTTAATGGCTTCAGAAAGAAATCAGTTCAGGAAACATTCACAGCAGTATTTGCCTTCAAGGAAGGTGATGCTTCAGCTGCAGCATTTGAAACTCAGGTTCTGAATGTTATCACAGCCAAATCAGGAGTTGTACTTCATATCAATGAAGCCAACGTAGGTGGAAGCAGTGGTATGCAGGGAATAGGGTAATAAAACCCAAAAATAGTAGAAAAGGGTGGTAGGGCAGTGACTCTGCCACCCTTTTTCTTTTTTAACGCTCAGAATTATTTTAATTTCTCACATTTTTTAACTATATTATACTGTGGCAAGTAACGAATTATATATGGAAGTTTCAGATGCTCCGAACCTAAAAGTTCTGAGAGTTTTTGATACGTCCCATTATTGTGATGATGATATCACTAATTACCTAATAGAGGTCCTGCCAGTAAATAAGGACAAATGGTTGACCTTTCATGTTAAGAAGGGATTCTCTTTATCCCTAAATTCATCTAGCTTAGGATACAAAAAGGTAGCTGATATAAGTAAACTTCGTGATTTACCAGATGGTATATATGAGTTTATGCAATCATACAAACCTAATACTGCTACTTTACAGCATTATCTTCATTTAAGGACTACAGAACTGAGACATAAAATGTCTATTCAATGGGATAACTTGATGGGTGATAGTTGCAAGATTTCAAGAGAAGAGTTTCGTAATCAGAGGGAGAAATTAAGAGAGATAGAAGAGTACATCATGGCTGCCAAATATAAGGTAGAGGAGTGTAATGAGAAAAGAGAGGGAAAGGAATTATATGAATGGGCTGTTAAATTACTAGAAAAATATAGCAATGAGTGTCAATGTTAAGTATAAGTTTGCGTCTCTGAAGTATGAACAATTACTTTCAGATAAATACTTCATAGAAACTTGTTTTTCTAAGAAGTATGAGTCATACACCTCAAGAGAGAAGTTGAAGGATATGTATATGAGTATTAAGATGCATTTTCCAAAGGTTCTTGCTTGTGCAATATCAACAACAACGACTACCACTGTATGTCCTACATCAACAACTACAACAACCACAGTAAATTAAGTAAATGAAAAAAGTAAAATGTGAGGTTGATAATTGTATACCTACGCCCTCATCATGTGTTGAGTGGAATGGTGGGGAACTTACCTATTTAGGAATATGTAATGGGGACTCTCTAAATAATCTGGTAATTGAAATAATTACCAAATTACAGGAGATTGCAGGAGAAGACCTATCAGAATTTGATATCGACTCTTTACTTGATATTTGCCAGCAAAGAGCTCCACAGGAAATTACAGTACTTTCCATACTGAATATTATAAAAAATAATCAAGTATGTTTAAAGGATTTTATTGATACTATTAAGGAAGGCTTAGATGCCTTATTCAAGGATACTGAGGTTAATGTAGATTTAAAATGTTATGCTCAGTTTGATAATCTTGGTAATCCATTCTCTCTTACAAGAGAACAGTTTGACCAATTAGTAATTGATACTTTATGCTCTCACGAGGGAAGACTGACAACTATAGAAGGTCGTTTAATCCTAATGCAAGCTGAAATTGATGCTCTAAATGTAGTTTCTACTGTTGATGAGCTTGAAATTGGTACCTGTATTAATGGAGTTTCTCTTCCTTCATCAGTTCAAATACAAAACACATCTACTGAAATCTGTAATCTGGAAGCAGCAACCGGATTTCCAGCAGATATTTCTACTGCTCTTGCAGTAACACCGGGAGACCTAAATGCTGAATTTGGTTTGATTTTAGGATGGGTATTGGTACCTGCAAACTGGGCACAGAACTACGGTAATTTGGTATTGGAAATAGAAAACATGCGTCAACGCATAAAAACAATAGAAACAACTTGTTGTTCTCTTGGTTGTGATGATATAGAATTAGGCTTCACAGCAGCTTACAATGATGACAGAACAGAAATCATAATAAGATTTACATCAAGTGCAGGAACAAGCATACCAGTAGGATTTATAGATAGTGGTTCTACAATTACCATCAAAGATATTGATGGAAATGAGGAAACATACATTACAGTAAATCCTGATTTAATAACAAATAATGCAACATTTAATGTGCCTATTCCATCTCTTAACATAACACAAGATTTATCTGTTAATGTAGAGGCTAATTTCACTTCTGGTGGATTAACATGTAGCAAGTGTCTTAGTAAGTTGGTTTACAGTCCAACTGGTGCAACATGTGATACATGTAAGATATGTGCTACAGGAACAGGAGATTCTTCAGTTGTCATTATATATGAATCAACACTTTAATTATGGCATTAACAGAACCAGTAACGACAAAGAGTTTAGTATTACTTCCGGGAGAATGTGTAGTTTTTCCTGCTGATGTAGTGATACAGGCAATCATACCAACTGGTAGTATTACTGTATCATCAACCTGTGATGACATTTTACCTGCTCCAAGTGGGTATAAATGCTGGCAGTTCAGATGGGAGTATGGAAGTGAAGGTAATTTTAGTGATGCCTTCATGGAATCTATTACAATCGGAGGAGTTGTTTATCCTCTATTAGATAGTGGTGTAGCAAATACATGGGATAATGATGGTAACTTTCTTGAAAGTTCTATCCCTATATCAGTACCTACAGGACTATGTAATATTGTATGTAATGCAGGTGGAACAGCTGTAAACCCAAAGAAGGTTGCAGTGGAAGTTCCTGAATATTTGGGTATGCCTTTAGTTCGTTACAGTAATCCCGGATTTGACATGGGATACTTAATACCATACGAAGATGAGTGTGGTTGTTAAACTAATTAAATGAAAAGAGTAGAGAAATGTATAAATGAAGATTGCATACCTACACCTTCCGGATGTGTTAAATGGAATGGTGGAGATATACCCTTTTTAGGCATATGTGAAGGGGATTGCTTAAATGCCCTTATGATTGAGCTTGTTGAAGAGTTAAAGAAGATTGCAGGGAAAGATTTGTCTACATTTGACATTAACTCCCTTCTTGCCATCTGTAAGAAGAAGGCACCTGAGGAAATTACAATAACTTCCATTCTTACACTCTTGAGAGATAATCAATTATGTCTTAAGGAATTTGCAGATGAACTTGAAGCTCAGCTTCAAAAGTTGTTTGAAAATAAGAATGTTCAGGTTAACTTACAGTGTTACAAGGGATTCAATGGAATAGGTCTTAGTATAACAAGAAGTCAATTGGACCAACTTATTGTGGATGTTTTATGTAATCACAAAGCTGATTTAGATAGCATCGACTCAACTTTCCTTAGGTTACAGGAAGCAATTAATGAAGCAAGGAGAAGTCTTAGAATAGAAGAAGTACAGGTAGCAACATGTATTAATCTGGAATCTTTACCTTTATCAGTGCAGATTCAGAATACCTCTAAAGAGCTATGTGACTACCTGTTATCTATCGGAACTCCTGCAGATATAGTTGCTGCACTGGCAAATACTCCAACAGATTTAAACGCTGAATTTGGAGCAATTTCAGGATGGAACAGTTCTCCAACATATTGGTCAGAGTTTTATAGTAATACGTTATTAGAAGTTCAGAATTTACGTGAACGTCTTGGACAAATAGAAGATGTTTGTTGTGCTGTTACTTGTGATGATGTATTCATAGGCTTTACAGCTCTTATGAATGAGGATGGAACAGGAGTTATCCTAAGATTTACCAAAGGTGCAGGAATGGTAATGCCAAGTGGATTCGAAGATTGTGGGTCAACTGGTACTATCACTGATTCCTCAGGAAATACGCAAGATTTCGATGTTGCTATTTCAGTAGGTGGAACAGCTGAAATTCCTCTTGAGGGATTACAACCAACTGGAGAATTAAACGTGAATATATCTGCCAAAATCTGTAATACAGATAAAGGTATTGAATGTCACAAATGTGTAAGCCAGACAGTAACTCAAACAGAATGTGACTTCTGTGTACTGACAGCAAGCGGAAATGTAACTATAACCTACAGGATGTGTAGTGGAATATCAATATTAAACTAATGCCAGAAAATTGCATATATAAAACGATAGATTTAGTGGCAGGAGAGAAGTTCGTCTTACCTCCGGGAGCTGAAGTATTATACGTATCAGATAGTGGGGCTGTTGAGTCCAGCTGTAATACTGAATTTGAAGAGAAGCCTTTACTTTGTTACTACATGCAATGGGCAATAAATGTAGATGTTGAAGGAATTAAGACTGTATGGAATCCATTTCTTCCACCTCCGGGCAATCTACCAATAGTTATCACTCTTCCTGAGATAAATAATGCTTGGGACCCGGATGATGATGAAACTGATGGAGCTATTATTGTAACAAATATTGGTGCTGCAGGACAGGTAATACCAGCAGGTATGTCATGTCAGGATTTCCCTAGTATAGAATCAGCACTGGCATCCAGCTCAATTAATGGATTGGTAACCAATAGAAGATTTAATAGTGAAACTCGTTATGATGATATAGAATCATCTGCAGATATAAGTTTCATGGGAAATTATGGTGATGCTGGTTATATTCTTTATGGTTTTTGGTTTAAAGCCATAGAGGAAATTGGAAATACTGTATATGTAGAGATACAGGGAAATTCAGGTAATACTGGAACTCCTACTAGATATTACGCTCAGTTGATGGATTGTGCAGATTATCCAGTAACATCAGAGATACCAACAAGTGGAAGTGGAGGAACAAGTAGAGGTCCCGATGTATCAACTACAACTACCACAACATTTGACTTAAGTCCTTTTGCAACCACGACAACAACAACTATACCTTAATAATTAAAATTTAACAAATATGTCTTGTCCAGATAACAACCCATGTAATCCTTGCACCGAACATCAGGATTGTGGATGCACAAATCCAAACACGTTCGGATGTACAACTTATTCAGGTACTCATCTAGAGTGCCTTGATGTAGATAATGCAGAGGATGGAGATTCTATCTTAGCCAAGATAGATGCCAAAGTATGCGATATTGGTAAAGTTCTTATTAGTGGTGATGACACATGTCCAGAATATCTCATAGATAAACTGGAAGCTGGTACAAATATTACTCTGACAGAGGTAGGTACTGGATGTGACAGAACACTAAGAATTGATGCTGTAGAAGGTGGAGTTCCTATTGACATAAATGTAAGAGTTTCCGGAGCTGATACTACATCAGGATATCTTAACAATAAGTTAACAACAGGTGCTTATATAAGTAAAACTATTAATAACGCTGCTGGTAATGAAAATCTTGAGTTAGATGTAGTTCCAGTGAACTTACTATCAACTGACCCTGATAATCCTTTATATATTGGTACAGATGGTGGTCTTATGTCAACTTGTATAGCTCCAGATGGTTCCGAAACTAAGGTTATACAGGGAACAGGAGTAACAGTAACAGGTCAGGGTACTATAATTGACCCTTACATAGTTTCCACTAATCCTTCCATCCAAGTAGCTCGTCCTTGTTTCGATGCTGTATGGAGAACAATCAATTTAGTCCCAACAGGAAATGCAAATGTGATATTCTTAGCTGGTGCTCCAGAGTACCGTTACCGTTTTGATGGCACTCTCGAGTTCAGAGGTTCTATCTCTTTCACTGTAAATTTTGCAGCTAATACTTCAGCCAACAGGAAGTTTACAATTACCATGGGAAATATCCCAACAACTTGTTTGTCTCTTGTAGAACAAGCAGGTACAGCAGATTTAAAGTCAATAACTTATATTGAGAGTGTAGGTCAGATGTATAATTACATCATCCGGAAATCAACCCAAAACCTACTTTTAGAGTTCCAGTCATCTTTCACTTCTGCAACCTCAAAGGTTATCGTAGTGAACCTCGATGGAGCAATCTCTCATCCAAATATTTAAAACCTCGGTTGTTGGTTCTCCGAGTTATTTCTGGTCCTCGTTCTCGAGGACCTTTTTATTTGGCAGTTTCAAAACTTTTTCGTATATTATACTATGGAAATATGGAAAGATATAATAGATTTTGAAGGTCGTTATCAAGTGAGTAATCTAGGAAGACTAAAAAGTCTGCAGGGAAATTTTCCCTCTAAACGAAAAGAGAAAATATTAAAATTATCTTTAAAGAATGGATATCCTAAAACTTTGCTATGGAAAGATAGTAAAGCTACAACAGCTCGTGTACATAGAGTAGTTGCATTTGCATTCCTAGATAATCCTTATAATAAACCCAATATAAATCACAAAGATGGAAATAGAGCAAATAATGTCGTTGAAAATCTTGAATGGTGTACTCAAAAAGAAAATATTCATCATTCAAGAAATATAACAAAAAATGGGTCAGTAATATCATTACAAAAATTAACAGTATTGTATGAAGAGAATATTGACTTAGAACTTTCAGATTTTATCAGAAAAATAATTCCTCATTTTAACTAAAATATATGAAACAATCAAAAACAGACATATTGAATAAACTCATAAAAGAGTTAATCAAAGAAAACAAAAGACTAACCGAATATATTTTACTCCAAAAGAAAAAATAAATTTGGTAAATACAAATAATTGTTGTATATTTGCTTTATGATACTTGATACAAACATATATGGAGGATGTGGCTGTGGGAAACCAAAGCCTAAGAAAGGTTTACGCCAGTGGCATACGCCAACCTGTACACAATGTCCGTTTGGATGTAGTGGGGGTCTCTGTATACGTACTAGTTAAAATTCGTACAGTTCTATACAAAAGACCCTCTAGGAAACTAGGGGGTTTTTAATTTCGAGATGTTGGCTAATTGGTAAGCCACTTGCTTTGGGAGCAAGAAGATGCAGGTTCGACCCTTGTCATCTCGACATAATGCTTCTTATGCAGATATGGTGCTGCACCTCACTTGTAATGAGGATTAGAGAGTTTTCGAGTAACTCAAGAAGCTCTAAACATAAAAGCCGAAGGGTAAATATATGAATACAGATAAAAAATCTGGGCAGCTAGGTATGCCACATGGTACAGCAAATGCAAGATTGCGTAAAGCTATTATTTTCAAACTTCTAAAAGATGCAAAGTTAAACTTTTGTTTTCAATGCTCTGCAGAAATTGATAAGATTGAGACTTTATCTATTGAGCACAAAATTCCTTACTTAGACTCGCATGACCCTAAAAAATTGTTCTTTGATTTGGATAATATTGCATTTTCTCATTTAAAGTGTAATATAGATGCAAGAAGGATACCTGAGAAAATAGTGGATAAGGATGATTTTAGAGTTAAACATGGTAGGTCTACTTATGAAAGAAGAGGATGCAGATGTGATATTTGTAAGGAAGACAAGAGAATACATAATAGTAAAAGATTTAATAATGGTCGTATGGCTGAGTGAACAAAGGCACACGTCTGCAAAACGTTACAATCGTCAGTTTGAATCTGACTACGACCTCAAGGTTTCCGGAATGAAGAATGCCACTTGTTGAGAAGTGATGGTCAGTCCATCAGTGAAAAATCCGGGTTTATGGTGATGTAGCTCATCGGTAGAGCGAAGCCCTGAAGAGGCTTGCGTGGGGAGTTCGATTCTCCCTTTCACCACATAACAGCTCTTGGTCCGTGGGTGTTGAAAAACGTGATAACGGACCTCCAAAGTAGTAGTACAGCACTCAAAGACGTACATTCACTGGATAGCCTCAGCCATAAATCGAGGCAACACACGGGTGTAGCTCAGCTGGTAGAGCTTTGGTCTCCAAAACCAAGAGTCAGGGGTTCGAGTCCTCTCATCCGTGCATATTGCTCCATGGTGTAATGGTAACATCAGACTCTTTGACAGTCAAGTTATAGGTTCGAGTCCTATTGGAGTAACATATATTGCGATATTGTGTAACGGTAGCACACGGGTCTCTGAAGCCCTTAGTTGGAGTTCGAATCTCTGTATCGCAACTGTGGTATTAGCTTAGCTGGTTAAAGTATCTGATTGTGATTCAGAGGACACGGATTCGAATTCCGTATATCACCCCATGCAGAATTAGTTTAATGGAAAAACACTTCGCTACGAACGAAGAGATATGTAGAGTTCGAATCTCACATTCTGCTCAAAAATAAATTTGGTAGATAGGAATTAATTTCGTATATTTGTATTCTAAAGCATAGAACATGATAACAGGATTAATAATCGGTGGAATTGTGGGATTCGTAATTGGAGCACTTGTTTTCCGTAACAATGCTAAACAGGGAGAAAAAATTATAGATAAACTTAAAAAGACAGAAAGCAAATAATGTACAACTTAAATATGATAGTGGATAGAATGATTGGGGCGAACGAGAAATCGGCTCCGGGATTCCTATTGGCTGTCATGTAATAAAAGATATTACCACCAAAAAGAGTCCCGGAGCCCACAAAGCTTCGGGATTTTTTATTAAATACCGTCGGAGCTTATGTGGACAAGCTGCACTCTTTTAAAGTGAGGACAAAGGGTTCGAATCCCTTGGGCGGTACAAGCTTCTATAGCTCAATAGGTAGAGTAATGAGCTCTTAACTCATGGGTTTTCGGTTCGAGTCCGAATGGAAGCACAAAAGTTCTTAAAAATTTGGTAGATTAAGAGTTTTTTCGTATATTTGTTCTATGAAGAATCCAACAAAAGAACAAACAAAGGAGTGGAATAGAACATACTATCTTAAAAACAAAGAGAAAAGGAGAGCACAGTATAACAGAACCAGAAAAGAAATAGCTGAATGGTTCAGAGAATACAAGAAAACTCTCAGTTGTAAAATCTGTGGTTTTGCTCATCCTACAGCCTTATCGTTCCATCATAGGAAAGGTGAGAAAAAATTAGGAGAGGTCTCTGTGATGGCATGGGATGGAGCAAGAAAGAAATTAGAGAATGAGATTGCAAAATGTGATGTATTATGTCATAATTGTCATGCCATACATCATTATGATGAGAGAAATAAAGATGCCTCTTTAGCTTAGTTGGTTTAAAGCGTCTGCCTTACAAGCAGAAGACCATCCGTTCGAATCGGATAAGAGGTACAGATGGAGCCATCGTTTAATGGATTAGGACCTTTGTTTCCTAAACAAAGATGTGTCAGTTCGAGTCTGACTGGCTCTACAAATATGCACCCGTCGTTCAATGGATTAGGACAACTGCCTTCTAAGCAGTTTATAGCAGTTCGAATCTGCTCAGGTGTACAAGGTCAGTTAATGTTTCTGCGTGGAGTTAAAAAACATATTCGTCTGAGAAGCTTAAGTGGTATAAGCTACTGCCTGTTAAGCAGAAGATAGGAGGTTCGAGCCCTCTCTTGGACGCAATTATACGCAGGGTAGGGAAGTGGTCATATCCTTCAAGGCTCATAACCTTCGAGAACGCTGGTTCGAATCCAGCCCCTGCATCTAAATTGGGTATTAGAATAGTGGTCTAATTCACTACTCTCATAAGGTAGCATTCACCAGTTCGAATCTGGTATACCCAACAATTGTTCTAAAATATATTTGGAATTGTGAGAAATATTTGGTATATTTGTATTAAATATTCGAACAATGAAATTAGATAGGGATGAAGTATATAAACTTTTAGATGAAGGGAAGAAACCAGTAGAAGTTGCAAGAATCTTAGGTTGTGTAAGATCTGTTATATCTTACTATAAATCTCAAAGAAATTCACCTAAAAGAAAAGGAAACAATATACCTTTAACTATAAAACAAAAGGGAAAAATTAATGAACTTTATATTGAAGGAAAAGCTTTTAATGAGATAAGAGAAATAACAGGCTTTTCACTTCAAACAATTAGAAAATATCTTATAGTTCCAAAAAGATTAAAACAAAAGAAAAGAAGAACAATTTATTTTCTTAAATGGAGACTTCGTAAGAAAGCAATTCTTGTTGATTATAAAGGTGGAAAGTGTGAAGATTGTGGATATGATGAATGTATAGAAGCTCTACATTTTCATCATCTTAATCCTAAAGAAAAAGAGTTTAATGTTTGTGGAAAGTCAGTATCTATTGAAAAACTAAAAAAGGAAGCAGATAAATGTGTACTTTTGTGTGCTAATTGTCACATTAAGAGACATAATTGTAAAACCTGTACAGAAGCCTTAGAAGAAGGTAAAAAATTTAGAGATAGAGAATGACAAAATATTTCAGAAAAAAGGATGGTGAGTTAGTCAACATAGTTGAACACACTTTAGAGCAGATTCAGCAGAATCCGAATGTCAAGATATACATTGGAACGGACAGTCAAGACGAAGGTCCATGCAGTGAATATGCAACTTGTATAGTATACAGATATGGCAGAAACGGAGCACACTTCATCTACTCAAGAGAGTCAGTTCCAAGGATTTGGGATATGTTCACTCGTCTGTACACAGAAGGTACACGTACCATTGAAGTTGCAGAATTGATAAGAGCAGAAATTCTTTCTATAAATTTTGAAGCACTTGAGTTCGATTACGCTGATGTTAAGAAGACTCTTTCCACTCGTGTAGTGTCAGCTTTGAGAGGGTGGGTAAAAGGAATGGGTTTGAATGCTTCTTTCAAAGGTGGAGAGAAAATAGCAACAAAGTCTGCTGACCACGTATGTAGACACAAAGAAATGTATAAATAAACATGGCGAGTTGAAAGGGAATCCACAGTGGGGACACTGCCCCTCGCCTCCACGCAGTAGTAGCTCATCTGGTAGAGCACTATCCTTCCAAGTTAGGGGCGGCAGGTTCGAGTCCTGTCTACTGCACAATTGCAGGTGTAGCACAACGGTTAGTGCATCGGCTTGCCAAGTCGAGGATAAGAGTTCGATTCTCTTTATCTGCTCTTAACATGCGTTCGACAAGTGGTCTAAGTCGTCATCCTTTCAAGGTGATATTCACGGGTTCAAATCCCGTACGCATGACAATGTAGTAGCTAATGCTGATATAGTTATTCGAAGGTCAGAGGATTTTCCAGCATTTCCAATCTGACACTAGCCAGAGATGTGATGGGCACTTCGACAATGACTACTACATTACCACGAGGTATGGTTGAATGGTTACAATGCCGGATTGTCAATCCGTGCGGTACGGGTTCGAATCCCGTTATCTCGGCAAATGCATCTATAGCTCAACTGGTCGGAGCAGGACGCTTATATCGTCAAGGTTTTCAGTTCGAATCTGAATAGATGTACATGAAAAGCAAAGATTTTGCAAGAACAAGAACAAGAAATAGAAACTTTGTTAGGGACTATTTATCTAAGCATCCTTGCACTGATTGTGGGAACAATAACATTGTTGTATTGGACTTCGATCATGTGAAAGGAGAAAAGAAAGCAAATATCTCCAAGATGGTCTCTAATGGAACTTCTTTAGTTTCTCTCTTGAGGGAAATAGAGAAATGTGAAGTTAGATGTGCCAATTGTCACAGAATTGTTACACATCAGAGAAGATTGCAGGAAAGACCTAAAGAAGGAATTGATTATTTTGAATATTAATGCAGGTATAGCTCAGTTGGTAGAGCAACGTCCTGATACGACGTAGGTCCAAGGCTCGAATCCTTGTATCTGCACAAGAAATAACCTCTGGTATAGAAGCACACCATTGCGTGATTGGTTAAGTTATTTCGTCCATGGGGGTGAAGCACAAGTGGACGTGCAACAGCTTTGCAAGCTGAAGGTTGAGGGTTCGAAGCCCTTCATCTCCACAATTGTAGAAAAAATACCACATTATTGTAGAAGAAATACAACATTAAAAATTTGGTTTTTTCTAAAATATTTTTTATATTGTACTTATAAAACATTTAATTATGTCAATACTTACAATTTTAGTCGTACTGGTAGTAGCAGGAGTTGCTTTATACTTAATCAACAGGTTCATACCTATGGATGGTAAAGTGAAGACAATTCTTAATTGGGTTGTTATAGGTGCTTTAGTCCTTTGGTTACTTAAAGGGTTAGGTATCTTATCATTTCTAAGTAATGTACATGTGTAAAATATAGTACAATGGCATTCATAAACAAGACAATTGTAAACATCTATGTATCTCCTGATATGAAGGTACTGGATATTATTAACTCTAAACTTGATAAAATCATGGCAGAACAGACAGAATTAGCAGCTCAGCTGGAAGCATTAAGCACTCAGCTTGACAAGGTTGCAGGTGAAATCATGGCTAAAGTAGATGCTCTTGAAGCAGCCTTTGATGCAGCCGATGACGTAACACCAGAAGTTCAAGCAGCCTTTGATGCTCTTAAAGCAAAAGTTCAGGTACTGGATGACCTAAATCCAGACACCCCTGAGACAACTGAAGCTCCTGAAGCTTAAATTTTAACCCCAGTTTTCACTGGGGTTTTTTCATTTTAAAAATTAATTTGGTTTTCAGCAAAAAAGTCCGTACCTTTGAGTTGTTATTTTGTATTTGCATCCGGATTATGTCCGAGACCAGTATAATGCTGGGAAGATGTTGGTACTTAAAAGAAGTAACGCAAATATATGTTCACATCAACAGTAGCTCCCACCACGGGAGAGGCATTTATTGCCGTAAAGAAAAACAGGGTAAGGTCATATCCAACAAACCTAGCCAACATTAACAACAGTGTTTATCTCTCTGACAAACAAGAGTTTGAGATTGAGCTTAACAACCCTTCCACATCCACAAAACTTGCCAAAATCTCCATTAATGGTAAGCAAATTTCATCATCAGGTATAGTTTTAAAGCCGGGACAGAGGGCTTATATCGAGAGATATATTGATACTCCTCGAAAGTTCCAGTTTGAAACCTATGTAGTAGACAACAATCCATCAGTCACAGCTGCAATTCAGCAAAATGGTCTGATAAAGGTATCTTTCTATGATGAACATGTTCCACCAGCACCCGTTTATTTTGACTGGAATTCTATGGTAGGTTCTTCTGCTCAGAATGTAAATTATCTGAATCAGAGGGACTCAAACATACGTTCCATGGATTTTATGCATGATGGTGCTGCAACCATGTCTATGTTCTCCTCAAGAGTAGGAGATAATGCAGCATTTGACCGTGTAAAGAAGTCAATCCCTACACAAAAGGAAACAGGTAGAATTGAACAAGGAGATGTCTCTAACCAGACATTCACTAACTATTCAGGAAGCTTCAATAGCTGGAGTACAAATACAGTGAAAATTAAGTTACTTCCTTTCTCTGAAAAACCTCTAGAGGTAAATGAGATATCTCAGTATTGTACAGAATGTGGGACTAAGAACAAAAGTGGTAAATACAAGTTCTGTCCAACCTGTGGAAACAAGTTCTAAAATAAATTTGGTTATTTCAAAATACTTTCGTATATTTGTATTCCAATCAGGGTTTGACCAAGTAGGCAACCTAAAAACTGATGGATAAACATATGAAAAGTCAAATTAAAGTAGATTTCACCGATAGAGGTGAAGGAAAAGGTTTAGAGCCAGTTATTGCTATTAAGTTAATAGACAGTGATGATGTAAGAGATGGTCTTTTAAAGACATTTTTTCAATCTTTGGGAGGAGAGAGTTCTTGGTTATCAGTTTCCTTTGACCACCACATAATAAATGGTGAAAGTGACAAGACAACCTATATTAGAGTTTTTCCGATTCAATCACACGAATTAGCTGAAACTGCAGAAAGAATAGATAGCAGGATATCAGGCAGAATAGGTTCTACAGGTCCTAATAACTGTAATCCAATAACAAATTCAACAGGTTACAAATTATAATGAAAACAATAACATCATATTATTCCAGTTTATCACTCTTGATTAAAAGTCGAGCTGGAAGAACTATGTAAAGAAGAAATTTCTTTTTTCACCCTCCAGCAGCAATGTTCGGAGGGTTTTTTTATTTGGCCCTTTGGTGGAATGGTAGACACGAGGGACTTAAAATCCCTTGCTCAGAAATGGGCGTGTGGGTTCGAATCCCACCTTGGTCACAATTATAAGGAAGGTCCCAAAGGAGAGGTACACTGTCTTGAAAACAGCTAGGTCGGTGATGAGCCACGTAAGAGTTCGAGTCTCTTACCTTCCGCACAAGGAGAGTTGCCAGAGTGGCTATTGGAGCAGTTTGCTAAACTGTGGTCGTTTATTCGGCCCATGAGTTCGAATCTCATACTCTCCGCTACCTGAGTCAGAGGTCAGGGCAACCAGCAATGACTGTAAATCATAGGCACGAGAGTTCGATTCTCTCCTAACCCACTTTTTCTCTGTGATACTTCTGTCTGTAGTATCTTCTACCATTACCTTTAGAGGTACTATGTCCTTTCGTCAATGAATGACAGTTTGGACAAAGAAGAGTTAAATTATTTTCAGAATGATTCATTGAATTTCCGTCTATATGTTCTACCTCTAGAGGAATACTATTGGTAGTAGGATTTAGTTTAGACCATTCACATAGAGTACATTTACTCTCATACTTTTCAAATAGGTATTTTCTTACATGGTCAGAAACCTTTCCATGACCTTGTAAATCTCCTTTCCCACCTGTTACTTCTCCATCTTTCCACTTTTGGATATATTCCTCATATCCATATCTTTTTAGTTTTTTCATACTACTAATATACGAAGAATAATTAACAAATCCAAATAACGTTCACTGGACGTTAGATGTTTTGTTTGTTAACACTATCTTAACAATAAATAATAGGTTTTGCTTGCAATTAGCGGTAGATTTGTGTATCTTAATTAAAAACGATAACATGATAACTAGAGCACAAGTCAAAACATTCCTATTAACTAAACGGGGATACATTAAGAAATCTCCAGCCAATGTAGCTGGAGCTATCTGGTTAACACAACCTCACACAGGAGCAAAGAAGACGACATCTGAGATAACGAAAGAGTTAACCTTAATAAGAGATGTCCAGACTACATTACGTTCAGCATCATCCTATATTGCCTCTAAGGAGGAAACAGACATGATAGACATGTATGATAGGATTATGGAACAGAAGAATCGTCCTAAAACCAAGCTTTTCTTTGATATTGAAGTATCTCCGGATATAGTATTATCATGGGGTATTGGAAGGAAAGTATCATTAAGTCATGATTCAATTATTCAGGAAAGAGCAATTATTTGTATATGCTGGAAGTGGGCCGGAGATGATAAAGTTTACTCTCTAAAGTGGAACAATGGGTGCGATAAAGAGATATTACAGAAATTCGCTAAGATAGTAGATTCAGCAGATGAGCTTATAGCTCAAAATGGAGACAATTTTGACATTAAATGGGTTAGGACTAGGTGTATCTATCACAATATCCCTATAAGCCCTAAATTCAACTCTATTGATACCCTCAAGATGGCAAGGCAAGGGTTCCGTTTCAATGCTAATAGGCTTGATTACATGGGAAAATTCCTTGGATTTGGAGGTAAAATAGAAACTAATTATGATATGTGGAAGGATATTCTCCTTAGAAATGACAATAAAGCAATGAAATTAATGGTGGATTACTGTAAGGAAGACGTTGTTCTCCTTGAAAAAGTCTATAACAAACTACAGCAATATTGCCCAATAAAGAAGTTTCGATATAAACTCTAGTTTTCATTAACCCTCCGTCTCTACGGGGGGTTTTTTAATGCCTAAGGTTAATTTTGAAAAATGATTAAAAAAGGTTATCTTTAGCTTATATTAAATAATTTATTGCGTTAATGGGTCGAATTTATAGTAATAATAGGACTGCTCCGAGAATGAGGAAAGCTGAATTCTCAAAGATTGTCGTGACGAAGGAGCTGTTCAAAAAGTTCCTTGAGGAGTTCCCTGAGCATAAGGATATGACTTGGGATATATTCTATAAAAGCTGGCTTGAGATTGCTGAGAAGATAAGATATGAAGCTGTCAATAATCCCTTGGGAGTGAAATTAGGAAGTTACACAGGAGAACTTAAGGTTCAATATATACCTTACAAGATGGATATCATTGACCATGCAGCCTCAGAAGAACATGGTGAAGAAGTACATCACTTCAACTTCGACTCTAAAGGGAAACCAGCCCGTGTTAAGTGGGAAAGAAGATGGGCAGCAAGATTCAATAAAGTTCTCCAATTCTATGCATTTGATGAAACCCGTGAGTTAACAGAAGCTGCCGGAGAATACATTGTCAAAAATCCTAATTCAATTAGAGTAGCCAGAGTAACAGTGGGAGGAAAACCCAATATCTGGACCAAAAAAAGATAAAATGAGTACAAAGAGAAAAAGTATAGAATCCTTACGTAAGAAACTAAATGAGCTGAATGCTGATAGCACTTACAGCAATCAGTTTCTTTATCAGACTCTTTTGGAACAGGGTAAATGGTTAATCAGGAGAGAAGCTTCTGCTGGAAGAGTTTGGGCAAGTAGTTCATTATTTCAACCTCTTACAATCCGAGTTATCGAGGTTCCACTGATTGACTCCTGCTTACCCATAAAAACTGGTTGTAGGATATTCAGAAGTGCAGAGCGATTACCAGATTTGTGGGAGGATGCTAATGGTCCTTTACTCAAAAGTGTATCTTCCGTAGATGGTTCAACAGACTTCTTCTATACTACATCAACAGTTTGGATGCAAATAAGAAAAGACCCTTATAGAAGTAAAGGAACAACAAAATATGTATTCTTTGAAGATGGATATCTTTGGTTCCCTGAACACAATCCGAACTTTGCTACTGTATTCGGATTCTATACAGATGATATCTCAATGCATGAGCAGGATTGTTTGGATTGTGAGAAGAAGGATTGTATCCGTTTCCTTGACACTCCATTCTGGATACCCGGATGGGTTGAAGCAGAAATGATGGCTAAAGCAGTAGAACTTCTTGCAGGAGTTACAAAAAGATTACCAGATGATGAACAAATAAATAAAAATCCAAATACTAAAGCTTAATGGAACACCACGATAAACATAAAATACACATTCCTGTTCCTAAGAAGCTATTGGAACTTCGTCCTATGGATGAATTAATGGCAATTGTAAAGCGTGACCTAAGGAAACTGGATGCAGAGGGCTTGATTGATGATGGAGTCTGTATTAAGACTGTAATGGCTTGTAATGAAAGATTGGGAATCTCAATCCGTGACATCAAGCAAATATGTATTCCAGTTCATGAGTACCAAGCAAAGCTTCCTCTGAATTTTGAGAAGCTATTTTTCGTTACAGCACTATCCGCAACTAATGGGATAACAGTTACAATGCGTAATCCTTTCTCAAACAACTTTGATAGGGATGCAATATACGAAGCTCATGTCGACAGAGACTCATTAGGTTGTCCGGATTGCTATGGAGTTACCATCAAAAGAACGGAGAATATCACTGTTCATGCTTCCACTACTTTCATAGAGTTGGGTGTTTCTCCAGCCAGTCAGTCACATTGTCACACATCCTGCCCTAATACAAGAAGAAAAGGTAAATATATGGTAACTATAGAAGATGACCATATTAGTACTCCTTTTCGTTCTGGTGAGATTTATATTATGTATCTCGCCACAATGCAGGATGAAGATGGTCACTTACTCTTCCCCTTCCATCCTCTAATCACTCCTTATTATGAGTGGTCAGTTAAAGAGAAGATTTGGCAGGACACTATCTTCAATTCAGATGGGAACTATGGTGAGCAATTTAAGCTCGCTCAGCAGGAAAGAGTAAAAGCTTGGTTGGATGCTTACAATGTAGCTTCTACAAAAGAATATGGGGAATATGTTGATATGCAAAGAAGAAAAGAAATGGGTTGGTATAATCAATACTTTAAATATTTTCAATAATGCTTGAATATAAACTTGACCACAAGCTCAAAATCAAATCTGAGGATTTACTCTTCCATTTGCATGAATTTGATATTGATTTGATTAGTAATCATATATATCTAATGGGAGTTGACAGAGGGTATGAAGTTACTTCGGATGCAAGTGAACCCGGAATTGATTATGTGATTGCAAAAAGGTTCATCAAAAATATTAACATGTGTATGAGGGTTAATCCAGATAAACCAATTCTGGTACACATGAAGACCTGTGGAGGAGATTGGAATGAAGGAATGGCAATTTATGATGCTATAAAATCATGCCCATCTCCTGTTATTATTCTGAATTATACACACGCCAGAAGTATGTCTTCAATCATCTTTCAGGCAGCAGATAAGAGAGTGATGATGCCAAATTCATATTTTATGATACATGATGGCACATATGGAATTGAAGGAACATACAAAGGAGTTATGTCAAATATGGAGTTCGATAAGCGTACAGAGAAGGTAATGTTTGATATCTACGCTGAAAAAATGGCAGAGAAAGGGAAATTCAAAGGACAAGATACCCTCAAAATAAAAAAGTGGCTACGTAGTCAAATGGATAAAAAAGAAGATGTGTTCTTCACTGCAGAAGAATCTATTGAATATGGATTCTCTGACCAGATATTTAACTACGATTGGAGCTCTCTAACTAAAATATAATGGCTGATAAATTACAGAATACATCTTCGACATCAACTAATGTTACAGGTAAAGCTGGATTAGTAACGGACTTGACTGATTCTCTCGTGAGTAACGAACAGTATACTCATGCCAGAAATGCTGTCCGTAACTCTAAGGATGGAGATTTAGGCTCTATTGGTAATGAACCTTCAAATACTCTTTGCTTTGAAGCTCCATATAAGATTATTGGAACTATAAATTTGGCAGATAATGATATTGTAATTTTCTCTACAAACAATATAAAGTCTGAAATTGGTATAGGAAACAGTGTAACTTGTACATATACCAAAGTTTTCAATGGTGATTGTCTTAATTTTAATGATGCATTTCCTGTAACAGGTGAAAGCAAAAAGGACTTTCAGAAGGGTACAATTATCTACTTCACAGATAACAATAATCCTCCAAGAAGGATTGAACTTAAGAATATTGATAAAGTAAATGATTGTGATGATATTCGTACATTCAGAAAGGTAAAATACCCTTGTATCAAGGTTAAAAAGGGTCAAAGTGGAAACATTCCAAATGGTATGTATTCTGTAGCTCTGGCTTACACAGTTAATGGACAAGTTTTTACTGATTGGTATGGAATATCAAATAGGGTTCCTTTATTTTCCCTGACAAACAGTAACTCTCTTGAGGTGAAACTGGAGAATCTTGATAGTGAGTTTGACCATTTTAGCTTAATTGTTGTTGGTAATTACATAGACCCTACAACAAAAGGTGTCACAAAGCTTGCAAAAGTAGTAGGAACCTATTCTACGAAAGTGAAAAGTGTTTCTATAACTGACTTCATAAATTCATCTTATCAAGAGGTCCTCCTTTCAAATTTGGTTATTCAGAAACCTACTTGGGTAAAGGCTGGTATTATTTCCTCAAATGCGAACTATCTATTCCTTGCTGATTTAGTATCTCGTCCAGAGGAAAACTATCAACTAAAGGCAATGAATATCGAGGCTGAGTACGTTGTAGAACAAGTCTTAGCTGATTACTATGAAACTGATGGTTCAGATGTTGGTTATTACAGAGATGAAAATTATGATTTTTATATTCAAGGTATTTATAATACTGGTGAATTAACTGATAAGTTTCACATGCCGGGGAGAATTGCAACAGGAATTGATAAAGCTCCTGTGTCTTCTGCTGATGTATTTGAGCTGGATACACAATTTTCAGACTGTGAAACCAAAGATGCTATTCCTCGTTGGAGAGTAGAAAATACTGCTGGAAAGCTTATCCCTGAGAACAACGAATTCAGTTGTGGAAGGAGAGTTCTTGGAACAGGAAGCTTTGGTTATGTCGAAAGTACAGAATTATATCCAGATAATCCAATATTTGGAAGGGATGCTAACAAGCCAATACGTTTCCACAAAATGCCAGATGAGTGTAAAGTACCTCGTTACAGCATCATTGAAGGTAAAACATATGTTAATATCCTTGGTGTTCGTTTTAAGAACATTGCTAAGTTCGATAATCCAGATATTGTAGGATACAAAATTACACGTTCTGATAGAAAAGGTGGAAATGGGACAGTAGTTGCCAGAGGTCTTATGACAAATGTCCGTTCATATTACGACAAGTCATTTGATGAAACAGTTTACTATTCAAACTATCCAGTAAATGACCTGTCACCAGACCAGTTTTTATCATCAACTCAAACTGTATTCAAGAACCATAAGGAAACCAATTTTACTCCACTAACAGAGTATCACAAGGATAAATTCACGTTTCATTCTCCACATACATTATTCGAGCCAAAGTATTCACTTGGTCCTGAAATCAAGATTGAATCTGAAGAAGTAGCTGATGTAAGTGGTAAATTTGATATTGTATATAATCACCCACAGGCAAAGTTATTAAACCAATTTGCTTTTTGGGTTGCGTTAGCCATTGGTATAGTTGAAACTTACTTTGAAGCTGCAGGTTTAAAGAACCAAATAACAACGAATACACAGGGTTCTACTAAAGGAAGTGCTGGTTTTAGCTTTACTGGTTCACTGGCAGGTGTTGCAGGTGGAGCTATTACAACTACTCCGGGACCACAATCTGCTATTACATTCGGGTCTAATTTAGCTGACCCACTGGGTGTAAGAAATACTTCCTCATCCACTTCAACAGGTGGAGGTTCTGCATTGTCTGTAACTGGACAAGGTATTGTTGACAGTATTCAGTCCATCATTTCAGCTATTGGAAGTGGTAATTCACAGGGATTAGCTGCATATTTGAAAGTAATTAAGAGTGTTATAGCCCTGATAGTTAATATTGGTGTAACAGCTGCTTTAACTGCAGTTTCAGTAATTAGATATGCAGATGAAGTATTGAACACAATTTACAACTTCATGGGATTTACTGACTACGTATATCAGTATAACGCTGCTGCAGTATTCAACAAATCTATTTGCACTCCAGAGGGAAACAAGAGAAGAAGACTATTAAGAGCTCCTCTCCAAATTCCTCCTACTATAGTAAGTATTGAAGGTGATGTTTACAATAACCTATTAAGGGAACCTTCTGTATATTTCCAGTTGAATAAGGAAATATCTGACCCTACAACAAAGGATACTTCAAGAAACACAGCCACAGGATTTAAGGTGTGTAATGACATTACAAAGAAGACAAAATCAGTTGGTTCTGCTTTCTATGTAACGAACAAGGAAATAAATCCTAATCAATATGGACAATTAGGTTCAGCTTCATCTGTATCTATGCATGGTTGTGCTCTGGAATTCGATGAAGATATTACTGAAACTCCTATTTTATATGGTGGAGATTGTGTTATCACACGTTTCCAGTTCCAGAAGAGGATGCAGTTCTTTACTCAGAATCTGGCTAATACAAATTTTCAAGCAGGAACTGAATATGATTACAGAAAATATCGTAATTTGGCATATCCTCGCTTTTGGATGGATACAACTAAGTTTGACTTTGGTGAATTGTTATCATCAAAAACAATTAATTATGCTAAATTTAACAGAACTACTTCATCAAAATACAACTTGGATTGTATAGGTAATGACAAGAAGAATATAGCCCGTGTTGATGATGCATATATGTATTTATCTAGTAATGCAGGACTCGATTTCTTTGTAGAGGCTGATTACAATGTAGACTACAGAGAGAAGCAAACTAATGAATTTCCATATTTCTCTAAGAATAACAGGAATGTTCAGGACATATTTCGTTCTGACAGACTTGACACTCCTGAAGAATTCGTGATTTCTCGTGCATTTTCAGATTTATATACGACAGAGATTTATGCTCCTGTTCAGAGAAGTGATTTTGACCCTGCAGACCCAATTCCTACTGACCAAAGCAATAGTGTAATTTATAGTATGCCAGCATTTAACCTGCAAACTACAGATAACTGGCAGCACTTTCTACCAGCTAATTATTTTGCTTTTAGGGAAAGTGATTTTGGAAACCTTACAGGTATCCATAAAATGGACCAAGATAGAGTTATATTCCTGTTCTCAAAGGCATCTCCATTTGTTTCTATGGGAAGAGATTTCCTTGAATTAGAGCAGTCAGGTAGGAAAGTAACTATTGGAGATGGTGGATTATTTGCTCAGGACCCTCGTGAGAGTATGCCAACAGATAATAATTATGGTGCATGTAACAGCAAATATGCCTTCAGTAACACTCATCTTGGAAAATATTATCCATCTGAGAGACAAGGTAGAATATTTGACTTTACTAATGTGCCGGAAGATATCAGCAGACAAGGAGTTTCTTACTGGTGTAAGAACTACATGCCAATAGCTCTATATAAGTATTTTCCAGAATATCCTCAGGTTGAAAATCCTGTTGCTGGTGTAGGATACTTAACTGTATTTGATAGCTTTAATGAGACTGTCTATATTACTAAGAGAGATTTCTCTCCTAAGTTCGAGGACATTATCTGGGACAAAATGTCCTCGACGTTCAAATACAGAGGAAATGTAGTCACACTCAGAGACAATAGATATTTTAATGATATATCATGGACGTTATCTTACAGCCCTCTTGAGAAAGGATTTATAAGCTGGCATGACTGGCATCCTGATTGGGTTATTCAGAGAGATGACCACTTTATGACTGTAAAGGACAACGGAGTTTGGAAACACAATGAAAGTTTTGATAGCTTCTGTAAATTCTATGGAAATGATTTTCCTTTTGAGATAGAATTTATAAGTAACTCCGGACAGCAGATTGACATCCCACGTTCATTGGAATACATGCTTGAAGTTTATCATTACAAGAACTTTGGAAGAGACCGTTTCCATGTACACCACGAAAACTTCTCTCATCTTGTAGTTCACAATACTGAACAGATATCACCATTGTTAGCTTTGAGTTATCGTTCTAACAATCCAGAGGTAGACTTAGCTTATCCAAAGAGGAATCTGGATAATCCAGTGACTTATGATATTCTTTTCTCAAAAGAGGAGAATAAATACAGGGTTAATCAATTCTGGGACTCTGTTAAAGACAGAGGTGAGTTCAGTCTTGCTGAAAACCATTTATTCCCTACGGATGAAAGTGGTTACAAGCAAGTAGTAAATCCACAGGCAATTGATATAAACAAGCCTGAGGAACAAAGAAAGAAATTCCGTCACTATTGGAACAAGTTCCGTCTGATTAAGAATATTTCAGGAAAGAACAAGTTTATAACAAAACTTTACAATATTAAGAAACTTTTAAGTGTAAGATAATGCCATTCAAATCTAAAAAGCAGAGTAAAGCGTGTTTCGCAACCCATGGTTTTGGGAACAAAGTCAATTGTAAGGAGTGGGCAAATGCCACAAACTATAAAAATTTAAAGATGAATTACAGAGGTAAAAAACAAACTGGTGGCCAATTTCTACTTGATGGAAGCTGGAGTCCGGGGTATTTAGATAAGAAAACAGGTGTTTGGGTTTCAACTGGGGATATAGTACCTCCAAAGAAAGCTGGAGATATGGGACAGATTCCTGTAACGAATCCAAATCCTGCTTGGGAAAATACTCCCTCAATTACACCCTCAGTTACACCATCACAGCCCTACAATCCTTTTGGAACATCTCCTTGGTTAGCTAGAGGTCAAGCAAATCCACTTGTCCCAACGAACCCAACAGGAACTCAAATTCCTATGAGTCCTGATTATAAGCCACCAATGTGGCATAATACTCCAGAAGATGTGATTGATGGACAGACTTTTGACCAGCGTTTACCTGATGACCATCCATATAAAGACACAACTGGACAATCAGTTGGGACATATGATGAAAGAGCACATTCAACAGATGAAACTACTACTTCAAATCAACCAGCTCACAATTGGAATACTGATATATTCTTAGGATTAAGAGGAGCTCAGATGGCAGCGAGCTATCTTGTACAGAAGAAGAGAAACAACAGATTGAATGATTATGCTTACAAGCAAGATACTGCTCTTGGTCAAATGAATCCAATACCAGTTTCTCAATTTCAGTATAGCAACATTGATTACACAACGCCAAATAGGTTATACGCTCAAGAGGGAGGAATGATAAATCCTTATTCCCAGCATGCAAAATATGGAGGGAACCTTAAGCGTATTATCAAAGATTATGAAAAATGGACAAATGATGCTCCTCCAATGGATATGGGAGAAGGAGCTATTGATGATAAAGGTAAGATGAAGAAAGGTGGATTTGCTCTTGATGAAATGATAGTTAACGACTTCATTCGTAAACTAATGCAGTTTGGTTCAGGTCCTCACCCTTACAAAGGTTTAAAAAGAGCTCAGAAAGGTGGTCGTCAGCCAATTACTGTAACCAATCCTAATGACCCTCGTTTAAAAGCTTATAATGATAGTTTGAATTTATTTAAAGCTTATGAATTTCAAAAGAAAAATGCAAATTATAAACCATTATTAGAGGAATATTCTAAATCTTTAGCCACTACAAGAGCACCAATGACTCCGGAGCAACTTGGAAAAATACGTGAGAAAAATATGGGTAAAGTAGGAGCTACTCAAAAATTGGTAAGAGCTTACGATTATAACTCTTTTAAGAAAAATCCATCTCAAAATTTTGATCCAATGAAAACAAAGTTGGGGGATAATAAGATTTATGATTATTATAGATCTTTGTCATTTAATGAACCAGTAGCTATTGGTAAATATTCATCTCCAGATATCGTCCACAAAAATATAAGACCAGTTGGAGAATATTTTGATGGTATAGCTACAAGTCCTGTATACAAAAAACCTGTACAACCAATTGTATATAATAAGGATGGCACACCAGTAGTATATCAGAAACCACAACCAAATAAATCTACTATACAGAAAGCTGAGATTAAAAAATATTTTGATAAAGATTTAGAAACTTTAAATTTAAAAGAAGAAGTGATTGACAAACCTGCTGTTACTGCAAGTATGTATGTAGATGCTTATGGCTCAAAAGTTTCACACTATGCACCATTGCCAAGAAATTTTTCACAATCAAAATATAAAAATGATAATGGTCTTGTACCTATTGGTTTACACAAAACAGGAAGCGGAGAACAAATATTTGTTTATCCAAGTAATAAATCAGTAGAAGTTCCTGAAAAAATATTTCCAGCTCCAGTAGCAGGACAAAGTAGACCAGCTAAAATCACTGTTCCAACTCAATCACAGATGCCAGAACAACAAGGTGACCCTGTGTATGGACCAGCTAATTCTGTTATTGGATACTATAACAACGGACAATTTACTCCATATCAAGGTGAAGTTGGAGTAGGAAAAGATGGTAGTCAGAGAGGATATGTGAATAGTCCAGATACTGAATTAATGAAAAATCCAGAAGAATTGAAAAAATTCTTAAGAGGAAAGGGTTTACAGTTTAAAAAGGGTGGATTCATGGGTATAAATCCTGCACATAAGGGATGGTGTACACCTCTTAGTAATCCACATTGTACTGGGGCACGTAAACGTCTTGCATTAACTCTAAAGGAGCATCATGGATTCCATAAAAAGAAATAATATGAATGCAATAAATATGAAATGTGTTGTTTGTGATAAGGATATGAATAAATACAGAAGAGATATTGAAAGAAACAAGAATAGCTACTGTAGTAGAGAATGTTATAATAACAGAAGAAAAGAGAACTTAAAGAGATTAAAAAGGCAGACTAAGTTTTATGATGAGTTATTAGAAAGTTCAACTTGTGAATGTGGAATTACTGAGAAATATTTATTACAAATTCACCATAAAGATGGAAATCATAATAATAACATTCCAGAGAATCTAGAAATTGTTTGTGCCAACTGTCACATAAGAAGACATTTAAAAATTAACTCAAAGGGAGACCTTGTTCATCATCCAAGGTCCTTAACTAAAAACATGAAATTAGTTTATGAATGATTTGAAATCAATACTAGGTTATTCTAAAGGTTCTCCTTATGCAGGGAATCCTTATCTGGATATTATTACTCCAGAGGGACTTATTGACATGAGCAATACTGAAATGGATCTAATAGGTATTGACAATCTTGGTAACAGGAAGAAAATGAAAGCCGGAACCACGAATCCTTACAAGTTCGAAGGAACTGTGGTAAGAGAAATACCAATGCAACGAGGTGGAATATCAAGGGAAAAACTTTTAAATTTTCTTTATGACCCTGAAGAAGATAGGGAAGAACCTACCACAGCACCTGTACAAGAAGAAATGGCTGAGGCACCTCAGGAGGAAAAAGTAGTTGAGTCACCTGATGATGACTATGAATTAGCTCTTTCCATTGCTAATCAGCAAGGAAATCCCTACGAAGTTCCTGCTCACATGCAAACATCTGGAAATCCCTACAAGTCCGAATATGTTAATGATTTATCAACATACGGAACAGCTTATAAGGACATAGACAAGAACGTGGCTTCAGCTACAGAGGAATTATTAGCTAAATTCCCTAACTTACGTTTAACTTCAGGTAGAAGAAGTTGGGGAGATAAGGATGCTCATCCACAGGGAAGAGCTGTCGATTTATCTTATGACCCTGAAGCTTATAATTATTACCAGAATGTTCTGGTACCAAAATACGGATTTAACAAAGCCCTAGACCCTAATCACGGAACAGGCAAACATATACATTTAGGATATTATTAATATACAACTATGGGAGTAGCAGATAACAGAAGTTACAAAAACGAGTATTTATTTAATGACAAGAACAACAGTATCTTTAGAGACCCTGAAAGTACAGCTAAAGACAACCCTTCTATTAACGTGGACCCAAAGGTCAATTCAACTATTAAGGAGAATCCTTATCGTTCGAATGTTGAGATTGAAGGAAAAGAGGTTGTTCTGCAGCCAGATTTAAGTGCCTTATTCAACGCAGTTGGTAAGAGACACTCTAAGGGAGGTATGGACGTACTTCTTAAACCTGACTCTTTCATTTTCTCAGACTATGATAAGTTAAAACTTACCAAGAAAGATTTTGAATTATTTGAACTGAAGGAAGGAGGCAAAAAGTCAACAGATACACCTGCAGATGTTCTCAAAAGGAACATAGACCTTAAACATTATAATGGTCTGGTTACAATACTCGGAGACCCTGATAAAGATGACCTAGCTAAAAAGTCAGCTGCTCGTATGCTTGATAAATATATTAAAACTCTTGGCAATATAGCTTATATTCAAGAAGAAAAGAAAGAATTTCCACAGGGAATTCCTGATTTTGCTATGGATACAGCACCAGTATACGATACTGAACTAAAAGATAAACTCATGGAAAACAAACAATATGCCAAAGCTGGTGGAACTATAAATAATCCATATGCTCAATTGGGGGGTTTTGCCCGTGCTATCCAGTACATGAAACAAAAGGAAGAAGCAGCAAAAGATGCTCCTGCAACTGCACCAGCAGTCCCAAGTGTAGGTAATAACTGGGGAGCATGGCAAGGAGACAAATTACCTATTTTTCCTAACAGATATGGTGTATCAAATGCTGCTGACAAAATAACAGACGTAGCTGCTGTAGCTGCACAATTAGGTTACGCTGGTCCAAAGGATAATAAATCCTTCCAGCAATGGTTATATAATAGCTCTCCAGAGAATAAAGCTGTTATAGACAAATGGCATAATAAATATAATGTAGGGCCGAATGATGGTATGTTCGATGGTAAAATTGGTATTAGATGGGCTAATGCTCTAAAAGAGATTACAACAAAGCAGCCTCCAGCCACTACACCAGCACCAGTTACCCCACCACAAAGGGATACAGCTAGAATTACTGCTCCTCCTCAAGAACAGTGGCCTTCACCTCCTGAACCTCCATTAATTCCCGGAGAAGTTACAGGTGAACCACAAGGTGTAAAACAAGCCAATTGGAAGTTTACTCCATGGCAAAGGGCTTCTCATGCCTATGATTGGTTAAATGCTCTGAATGTTACTAAATATACTCCAGACCGTGCTCACTACAATGCAACATACACAAATCCTGCACTGGTTAATCCGGAACAAGCTGTTGGTGATGCTAAAGGCGTGTTTAATCAGCAACTTAGTGCTGCAAATGTACTAAACCCTATCCTTCGTAACGCTCAGGGAGCACAAGCTTATGGACAGGCTTTGAATACTATTCCCAGCATCCGTAGTCAGTATGACAATCAAAATGTGGGTATTGTAAACCAGTTCAGACAATATAACAACCAGATTAAAAATAATGAGAGTCTGGTAAATATGCAGAATGATAAGGATTACAGTAGAGATTCAACTACCGCTGAGGTGAATTATGACAATATGAAGACTTTTTTAAGAAACACAGCTATGAGTAATACAATGGCTGACGCTTCTACAAATCAGAAATTAGCATATTCTTTATTGCAGCAGAACAATCCTGCCTATGGATTTGACTGGGATAGTGGAAACTTTACCCGTACAAACAAGAGCGTTATGGACGTGCAGAGTGGTCAAACAAAGGATGTATATGATGATATCTTCAAAGGTATACAGAAATTACCTGATAGTGACCCTAAGAAATGGGAAATATACGAAAAATTACTAAGACAAAAGAATATTCTTCCATATCTTCAGCAACCATCAACCCCTTATAAGAAAGGTGGGAAGATAAAAAGTAAGAATCCATACAATTGAAAAATAACTTAAAATATTATTTGGTTTCCTGAGAATGATATCGTATCTTTGTGATTATGAAGAGGATGTCTAAATTAGAAATAGAAAAAATGATTGAAATGTACGAAACAGGAAAGTATAACTTCAAGGATTTGGATACATATTTTAATAAAGGGTTAGGAACTTGTAGAGGGTTACTTGAAAGAAGAGGATACAAAGCAAAGTCTATTTCAGAAATCAATAGAAAGTATTCTTTAAAAGAAGATTTTTTTGATAAAATAGATAGTGAAGAAAAAGCTTATATGTTAGGATTTATTTATGCTGATGGTTGTAATTTTCCAGAAGGAACAAGAGTAGTAATAGGATTACAAGAAAAAGATAAAACTCTTTTAGAAACTTTTAAAACTTTGTTAAATTATGATAGACCATTATATTACAGAAAAGCTTCTACATCTTCGTATAGAAATAGCTCAGCTCAATATATTTTAACCATATCAAGCAAAAGAATAAGTGATAAACTAACAAAATTAGGAGCTGTAAAAGCTAAATCTTTAATTTTAACATTTCCTTCTGAAGACCAAGTTCCTGAAAGTCTTCACAACCACTTTATCAGAGGATATTTTGATGGTGATGGTTGTATAACAGGAGTAAAACCACATTTTTCCAGAAACAGTAAACTTTTGGAATTTGATTGGTCAGTAGTGGGAACTTTTGATTTTGTAAGTTCAATTCAAAAAATAATGGTAAAAGAATTAAATTTAACTATGACCAAAATTAAAAAACATAGAAATGTCTTTTATCTTGAATATAGTGGAAATAAACAATGTAAGAAAATAGCTGAATGGATGTATAAAGATTCATCTATATTTCTTGAAAGAAAATATGAAAAATTCAAAAGTATAAAATAATGAGTGCTACTTCTCCATATCAAAATAATGATTACCAAGCTGTTGGTAACTTTCGCCCGTTTTCTCTCCCAATCAATGATATATATAAAGGTATATCCGCACAAAATGCTTTTTGGGACCAAGGAGCAGCGAGGGTAAAAAATATTTATGAGAATGCTCTTAATTTAGACTTAACTCTTGATGCAAACCAAGAATTAAGAAAAGATTACATGAGTAAAGCTGAGAAACAGATGATGAAGCTTTCCAGTATGGACCTATCTGACCCATCAGTCCAAAGGCAAGGATTTGGAATATTCCGACCTTTATTACAAGACAAAGGTATAATGTATGATGATTATTTAACTAAGAAATATAAAGATGTATTATCTGAGGCCGACCAGTGGAAAAATGATGAAAAAACTAAAGGTGAGGGTTTCCACATGGACAATTTAGCATATGCTTTGCGTTCTTTCAAAGGATTTTCAAAATCCACATCGAGAGAACAACTAGAGAGTATCTTTAAAACTGCAAAAGATGCTCAGTATACACCATATCATGATGTCTCTAAAGAAAGGTCTGCTATATTAGACAAATGTAAACCAAATGTTATTAGTAAAACAACTACTCAGGGAATGTATTTAGAGACCGAAAAGGCAAATTCTCTTTCAGCCCAAAAGTTGTGGGGCTGTCTCGAGGCAGGGTTATCTGATAAAGCGAGGCAGCAGATGAGAATCTCAGGTGTAGTTAGATACGGAGATGATTATAATGCTCTTAGAATGGATTATATTCCAGCGACAGAGGAAAAAGTGAAAAGTTATAATGAGGAAATTAAAAATCTTTCAGCTCAAAAGGTAGCACTCGCCGGACAAATAGGCTCTGAAGAGACAGTTAAAGAAATAGGGTCTCGAATAGACCAATATAACAATCAAATTACTAATCTTCAAGGAACCATAGTTAAACTACATGATGATGATTATATTAAGAATAATTACGAAGATTTAGCTTCAATGGCATATATGAAAAGAGCAAATGGTATTTTTGCTGAAGCATTCGCTAGGAAAGACGTAGAGGAAAGCAAAAAAGCAGACCCTGTAGGTATAATGTATTATACTCAACAAAAATTAGATAACAGACAAGTAGCTGGTTTCGCTCATGATTACAAAATAGAAGATTACAAGTTAAAGCAAAAACTCCTATTGGGAGATAGTAATGCTGATATACCAACTCGTGTTCGTATGCTCAGAGGAATGGGTGTTTCTGATGCTGAAATTCAGAGAGTTTTAGGGCAAGCAGAAAAAGAAGAAGGTACTAGTTATAATGAATTACAAACAGCTATCAATTCAGCTGATAATTCTGTTAAATCAAAAATGACAGAAATTGTACAGGCTTTACAAAGCAATCCTGATATAGCTAAAATTCTTGAAGGAGTAGAAGATGAAGAGTCTTTCACAAAAGAATTGGGGAAAATTGAAGATGTAATCAAAAAGAGATTGACTGCTAATTCTAATGATGTACAAATGATAGAGTGGAAGGATGCACTAAATGCTTATACAAGTTTAGTAAATAAAAGAACTTCAATGAAGAGTATTTTAGATGATGCTGAGAAAACAGTTACTGATAAGAATCCAGATATCGCCAGAACTTATAAACAAGGAGTTGAAAAAGTAATACAATCAATACCTCAAGCTTATACAACTAGGGGAGGAATAATACTATCTAAAGCAGATATGACTGCTATTATTAATGATACTCATCCTTCTTTTTACATTGACCAGCTAAGTAGTGGAGGCGAAAGTGGAGGCGAAATAGGATATGTTTTACGCTCTAAAGCTACCAATGAAATATTGACAGAATTTGGTTCTCCAATAGACAGAATGTATGAAAAGATAAAAGGGTTACAATCACAGAAAGAAGGAAGTTATAAAACAAAAGTAAATAACTTTTTAGAAAGTACAACTGCTGTACAAAAGATTAGACTTGCTTCAGGGAATCTTTTAGGTAAAGGTAAAATATCACAGGAAATGACTGCTACAATGAGCTTTATATCAGATATTTTTGGTTCTTCATTAGGTGAAGATGCAACATTCAACACAATCGGTGGTTTTGACCCTGTTGATGGTTGGGTCGACATACAAGCAGTCGACTCTAAAGGGAAATCAATTTCATCAGGTGATTTGAGAAAAGCAGCAGCATCATCAACAGCAGGTGCTTCAATAATTGAAGAAGGTAAACATCCAAATTCAATACGTATTAAAGTTGATTATTTATCAGGAGTTGTACCTAAGCCAGAATTCAATGAAGAAATAAAAAATCTTATGACATATGCTGCCAAAAGAGTAACTACGGAAAATATACCTACAGGTCTTATAATTAAAGCAGGTATTACTCCAAGAGGCAATGTTATCCAATTAAAAACAAAAAGAAGTTTAGCAACAGGAGAACCTAGATACACTATTTTAGTAAATGGTACCGAGATACCTGCCAAGATAGGAGATAATGAAACAGCTGCTTTAAATTACATCAATAATCTACTCACCGGACAAGAAGATGTGAAAATAAAATAATATTATGCCAGACCCAACATTACAAGGAGATATAAGAACAGGATTTGATAGTAATAGCATGTTTGAATTGAAGTTAGATACCTTCAAGACAATGAGTGATGTACTTAATAAACCTGACAATCCTTACTTACCACCAACTCCACAAGGTTCTGGAGCATTAGCTCCTACACTGGACTTACCACAAGGTATGACATATGAAGACGCATTACAATCTAATGACCCTAAAATCAGGGACTTAGGTGTTAAGCATCTGGAACAGGAAACAGCTTCTGACCCCTATTACAAGTTAGGCTTAGGTGAAGAAATAAGAACTCCTTATGATAAGGCTCAGAAATATATTGATAAGAAGTTCGGCTTCGATGCCACAGTTCCTGATATTGAGGATTACTACTACAGAAATGACTACATGCAGGATGGAGTTATAAAAAGAACTGGCCTGAACGTCCTACGTTTCTTAGGTAGAACTGTAGTCCCTGCAGTTATGAAATTAGGTGAAGGATTTGGATATGTTGGTGCAATGGTAACTTCTATTGGAAGTACAAACTATTGGGCTGATGTAGCTGATAATGCTATGTCAAAATGGCTAGAAACACAGGAGCAGTCATTCAAGGATAAGATTGTCCCTATATATCATGCTGCAGGTTTTGATGAAAAAGGGTTCTTCTCTCAGATGACAAATTATGCCTTCTGGAATGAAGATGTGGCTGATGGTGTTGCGTTTATGGCTTCTGCAGCTATACCTGCAATGGCTTTAGGTAAGCTTGGTATGCTAAGTAAAGTTGCCCGTGCAACTGCAGGTATAGCTGAAGGAGAACAAGCTTTCAATGCTTTTGGTAAAGCCTTCTCTACAACAAGTAGAATAGGTAAAGTAGCATCCAGTGTAGGATTAGGTTCACCTGCTGAATTAGCAGCATGGACATTTAATACTGCCATGGAATCAGCTATGGAAGGAAGTCAGGTCTTCAAAGATGGTCTGGCAAAAATGAAAGAACTTCGTGATAGAGGTGTTGGTGAATATGCCAATATGTCAGATGAAGATATGAGAACAGTTGCTGGTAAATTAGCGGCTAATACTGTTGGGTCTAACTTTATGATACTTGGTTTATCAAATGCTTGGGAGAATACTTTATTCTTTAAGCCATTTAAAGCCAGTTCTCCTACTCTTAAACTTGGAACTGATTGGGTTGCTGGAGGTTCAAAAACTGGTTTATCAAGAGGTGTTTTCTATGGTAAAAAGGCTGCAGAAGGTTTCCTTGCTGAAGGTTTATGGGAAGAAAATGCCCAGTTAGCTGTTCAGAGAATGAATTCCTTGGATGACCAAGGTAATCCTCTTGTAGAAGGTTCCGGAATGGGTGCATTCTTTAAGCAATTAAAGAAGCAAACAGTTGGAGCATTTACTGGAGATGATAAGGAAGCTGCAAAAAATATTGGACTTGGTGGTTTAATTGGTATTGTAGCTGGTGGAGGTTTCTCTAAACTCTCTGGAGAGAGAAAGGAGCTACTTGCTCAGTATGACCGAATAGTTGATGAAAGTAAGATACTTAAAAATAACCTATTTTCTGTAAATGATGTATATGAAAGAGATGCTGATAACAATATAAAAATTGTAGACGGAACTCCTGTGATTTCACCTGCCAAGTTGCAATCTAAAAAAGATGGACTTGAAAAAATATTTGGAAAGGTACAACTTTCCACTCTAGAGGAATTTCAAAATAGTGCAGCTGTAGATGCTGTTACTAAAGCAGCATTGAGTCAATATATATCTTCAATGCACAAGCTGGGAATTGAAGATGTAAGTGCAAGATTCTCTCAACTGACTTCAGAACAAGCAGCTATATTTGGTATAAATCAAGCTGTTCCTACAGATAAAGCTGGGGAATATGGAATTTTTGCTAAGAAAGCTGAGGATACAGTAGTTAGAACAGAAAAAGAAGAATTACCAAATTCCGGACTTTCCGCTAAGGATTATGATACTAAATCTAAAGCTGCTAAGTCAGATTTATACACAGCTCGTATTCAGAATATTATATTCTCTGACTATATTGATAAGGAGAATAGTAAAATGTTATCTACATTAAATAACATTAGAACCTTATCTAATGCTTCTTTATCTGCATTCCCTGCCGAACAAATTAACTTCCTTAAGTACCAGCTATATTACACACAAAAAGCAATTAGCGACCCTTCTTTTACTAAGGGTCTATCTGAACTGGAGCAAAAATATCATCTTGATAAGGAAAAAGAACTTATTAAGAAAATAGAAGATTACAAAACAGAAAATGCCTCAATGCTTGAAGAAACAAGAGTTGATGCATCTGGATATTATATTGCTCAGCACAAAGATGCAAATGGTAATCTGGTAGATTCTCTATCTGATGCTGCAGTACAGAACTCAAATCAAAGACGTGCAAATTATACAAATATAATTGAACAAGGTCAGTGGAGAGAGTCTAATCTATTATCTAAAGATTGGTTAAAATTTTATGAAGGGTTAAAAGAAATTCCTATAATTAAGGAAATCAAGGCTCAGATAAAGGCTGAGGAATCTAACTTTAAGAGTTCTATATTCTCAAAGCACACAGAAACAACTCCCGGAGATTTCAGAAGGGTTGTAAGACTTGTTGGTTCTATAATTTCAGGTAAGACAGAATTCTCTCCAGAGGAAACCCAGTTACGTCAGAATTATGGTCCATTGGTAGAAGAATTAATCCCTTTATACGAAAAGTCTCTTACTCAGGAGACCAAAAATATATTCACATCTAAGTTAAATGCAGTAACTAAAACAAGAGACGCACTACTCTCTGCAATATTTGAAAAGAAATATAAAATTGGAGATTTATCAGTATCTACTCAGACACTGACTGACACTCTATTGAATAGACTGAAAGATAACAAAGTAGGAGTTCAGGAAATTCAAACTCTCATATATTCAACTCAAAAGGCAATTGATGACTTAGATGAGTCCCTAAAAGCAGATGAAAAAGAACTTGCCAATCTGGATAGAAAGATTGCTGCTCTTGAAGAAGAAGCTCAAGCTGGTGATTTTCAAGGTATTAGAAATGTGACAACTGAATTAAAGAAGGAAAAAGATTGGATTACCAATGAAATAGCTGACAAAAAATCTCTATTAGACAGATTAATTAAAATAATTAAGGAAGTTACAAACCTTGCTTATAAACAATTTGCTGATTTCAAGGGTAATTTCTTTGTTTCCAGAAAGAATTTCAATGAGCATTTAGAAAAAGGTAGCTTTGGAGCAGTAGAAGGATTCAGGGAAATAGCTGTTAAAGAGTCTGAAAAGAGAGCACTTGAAAAAGAACTTGAAGATTTACAAAAAATATTTAAGTATACAGAAGGTAAAATCACGTATTATCAGGATATTATTAATGCAACTGAACAAGCTGTATTAAATGGTTTTGATGAACAGTTGAAATTCCTTACAAATAAGCCTCAGGTTATTCAGTCTTCAACAGAAGAACAACAAACAACAGATTCTTTCATTCCAGAATTTGGAGCACCTCCAGTTAGTAACATGTCTACAAACGTAGCAGATGATTGGGATGGTCCTGATTATTTACGTCCACTTGCCACTAAGTTCATTACTTCAACTTTCAGTGACAGAAGAGTTTATGATGCTGCAGGTACAATTATAGGTTCTGATTATGAAAGTCTTTCTCAGCCAGAGAAGGACCACTTTCATTTGATGGAATATCTGTCTTCCGGAAAGAACACAGCTGAAATCAACCAAAAGCTTGGAAGAGGAAAATTGAAAGTTCTTGCTGTAACAGAACACAACATAGATTCATTAGGTTTAAGGGACCTTTTATATACCAAAATTGAAAAGAATGACCAAGTCAAGTTTTGGGAAGAAACAGACCCTGCTATCAAGCGTATTGATTTCCTACATGTTATACAAGATAAGGGTAAATTATACTTTGTTGATAAGGAATTAAACAAGCTTGGGGAAATCTCTGAAATAAAGGATGCAGATAAGCCAAAGATAGCTCGTTCAATATTACGCTCTAGCAGATTCTCCTCTAAAGAGGAATCACAGTATGATGAACAACAAGCCAACAATAAAACTTGGGAACAGGATAAAGCAAAGGCTCTGGAGTATGGTACAAATCAAAGAAAGAAGTTCATAGATAATTCTAAAAACTTTACTCTTGCAACACCAACAGGTGTATTCTCATTTGATATCACAAGAGGTATTCCAGTAAGAACAGAATCTGTAACTGAAAATAAGGTTCATAACCCTGTAACGGATGTTCTATTATCAGAGGCACAAATTAATGCTCAGACTGTAGTTGTAACTACTACAGGTAAATATACCTTAAATGAGACTAATATAACACTACCAGTTGGTAGAGCTTATATTAAGACTGGTGGTCTATTTGAAAAGCTGCACTATGCTGATAATAACATACTTGATGAAAATACAGTTAACACTATATTAACAGTTTTTGATAAATTATCTGCTATTTATGTTCAGAAGGTTGAGGAAGTTATGAAGAAGCAGCTAGGTGATAAGAAATTATCAGACCTTTCATATAGTGATAGAATGAAGGTTATTCTTGCATTCAACAAGAGTACCAAAGGTTCTTTTAACAAGAGCTACATGAGATACCTTAACTCAGTTATCCACTTTGGTTTATTAAGTAAGAATGAAAAGGTACATCCAAACAAGATTTACCTGAAAGGTAGCTTTATACACTTTGGTGATACCAGAATTGATATCTCTACAGGAGGATTTTCTACTAATCCTGAGGCAAAACAATATTTATCCAAATTATATCACAATGTTCTGTATTATGCCAATGCTAAAAAAGCATCAGAGGAATATATAGAATATTATCTGGATAATGGAGAACTAAAAGATAGGAAATGGAAGACATATAACCATTACCTGTTATCAAAGAACTTCCCGAATGGTTCTGTGCGTACATATATTCCAATTACAACTCAAATTCATACTCCTGAGCAAGCAGCTCAAGAGGCAAATAATCCTCCGGGAACATATACGTCTCAGTCTATTATTCTTGGTGTCCCTTATGGTGAAACTATTAAGAAGAAGAATATCATTGAGCAGGAAGATGAACCTACTGAGCAAACTCTTAATGATAATGGTGAGTATGACTTTGGTGAATTAACAAGTGTTAGTGACTTGTTATCTGGTAAGAAGCCAAAAGTTTCTACTCCTAAGCCAACCTCTGACCTTATGAGCAAGCTAAGGGAGAGAAGTGGAGTTAGTAAAGCTGCCGCTACGAAAGCTGCTGCAGAAGAGAAAGCATCTGGTAAAGTAACATCTCCTATGCTGAGAAAACTATTGGAAGCAAGAGAAAAGAAGGAGGCTGAGGAAAAAGCGGGTGAAACAACTAACAGAACTGAACCTCTTGAGGATGAAGATTTAAAATGGAATGATGATACTTCTGCATTCCGTGTAGCAAAAGCAGGTTTCTTCAAAACTGAAGAGGACCTAGAGTCTGTCATTGCCTATGCTCAACGTGTACTACCTCAATTTCCTGTGGAAAGATTAAAGAAAATCATCCAGAAATCTGAAAATTTACAAGTTTGGGGTGAGTTTACTGGTCAAGCTATCAGACTTTGGGAGGGTGCTGAAGAAGGAACATTATATCATGAAATATTTGAGGGTGTTGTTAATAAAATACTAACAGATTATGAATGGAACTCCATTGCTAAAGAATTCAAATCAAGAAAAGGAACCTTTACAGACAGAGAAACAGGGGAGACAGTTGCCTACTCAAAAGCTACTCCACATCAAATTAAGGAAGAGATTGCTGAGGAATTTCGTACGTTCAAGATGACGGGTAAAGTCTTTGATGGACAAAAGAACACACGTACATTCTTCCAAGTTATTCTGGATTTCATTAAGAAATTCTTCGGTTTCCAGAATACAATCAAAGGTATATTTGATAGTATTGATGAAGGCAAGTTCATAAATCGTGGTGTTCGTGGAACTAATCGTTTTGATACAAATTACAGAACAAAGGAATATCCTATTCCATATAGAAAATATAATGAATTTTTACAAGGATTTACAGCTGTGATGTTCAGAGATATTTTTGAAACTACAGATTCTATAGTAAAACTTGATGAAGTTGGTGAAGTTGACTCTACTTTATACGATAGAATTCGTGATAAGATAGATGATATGTATATTACTATGCTGGAAGAATTTGATGCAGGAGCATTCCCAACCAATACTCCAAATCAGGAATTGAATGAAATCAACAGGAAGAAAGAGAAAGCTCTGGAAGATATTGTAAATAACTGGGATAAAATTAAGAATAAGTGGGCTGATTTTGTACAAAACCACAAATTTGAATTACGTAAGTTCCGTATTAAATTTGATGAAGAATATCAGTTAGCTTCTGATGATGAGAACATGTCAAACAGAAATGAGTATTCAGGTAACCCTTTTGAGGTATCAAATAAGAACTCTGCTTCATTATCTGTGAGATTTATGATTGGTACACTCCTAAAAGCTGTTGTTAAGAAAGGAAGAGATGGTAAATTCACAACTGGATTAGATAGAATATTCCCTAATCTTGTATTGGATAACTCATCTTCACGTCTTCCACAGCTGGAAAATTATGATAGAATGATGTCTATGGTAGCAAGTGAGTTTGCTAATCTGAATGATATGACCCTAATTGAACAGAAGTTAAAACAACTTTCTGGAATATCACGTCTGGAGAACGCTTCAGCAGTAGATGAACAACAAGAGATTGCTCAGTCAATTACTTCTGATGAAGCTGCTTTTACTATTCTATACACACGTCTATTCTCTCCAAACAGGGTAATCTCACAAGGGGCGATGTGGAATTTGCGTACGAAGTTCCTTTCCTACACTTCCAAGCAATTTCCTGTGCCTTACATCCTGATGATGAATGATAATAGTGGTGTTTCTCTCATACAGTCTACAAATAGAATTTCCAATGAGAAATTCTATAAGAGATTACGTGCTGCCATGACCAAGAATGTAGGTATATTCTTTACAAAGAAAGTAGAGAAAGGAATAAAGACTTATGTTCCTAAGAAGCAAACAGTAGAACTAGGTGCCAATTTCTTCATTGCACCAGAGAAGACAAAAGAGAAAATATACTTTGGTCAGTTCCTTCAATTCCTTGGGTTATATAACCAGAAAGATGGCAAGGGTGTTCTGACTCCACAATTTCTTATTGCTCTAAAGGAAAGTGATATAGACAAATATAGAGAGTTAGTAAGAGTTCTTCATAATATTGGTGGAAGACTACAAACTGTAGAAGCATTCGCTGGTACAATTACAGTTGCTAATCTGGACATATTCGGATACACAAATGAAATTTTAGCTATATTGGATGAAATTGCAGCTTCTCAGTCAGAGAAATTACTTACTCACTTAGATGGTAATAATAACGCTACACAGGACTATATTTCTCCTTCATTTACATCAAGAGTACTGGCAGAAATGTCAAATGTCAACAATCTTGGTGAGCTCTTAGAGGCATTTCCTCACTTACATCAGCATGTTAGATTACAGGATGGTATTTACATCACTGACTCTATCATGATAAATAAAATGTTCAATCCGGATGGTTCAAGAAAGAGCAAAATTCTATCTTCTCTAAGTTATATCGAAGGTATCAAATCTGCTGAGGAAGGTGGAAAAGAAACCTTTAAAAAGACAGCTCGGCTGGAATATCACCAGAGAATTGGTCTACAGTTCACATTAGGATTATCAGGTATGTATAATGCTCTTACAGCTGACTCTGAAACTGAGTGGGCTTTTAATATGGGTGAATTTGTACCTTTTGAGAACTATATAGAAAGTAATGAACAAGGTAAGAATAACTTGGGTGAGGTAGTAAGTGATTTCTATATTCCAAAGCTTGAAGCTGAAATAAGATTGGCTCTGGAATTCAATAGTACTCATCAGCAGATGAATACTATACATCCGGAAACTGGCTATAAGATTGGTAAATCCCTACGTTTCTTCAAAGATATTCTTCAGTACACGGATAAAGGACAGACCTCTAGAGAATTAGTGGATAAAATCCATGAAGATATTCAGAATGGTAAGCAACCTTCTGTAATCATTTCTGAAAACAGAACAGCAATAAGGAATGCAATAAAGAATTATATTCAGTTCAGTACACTGGATACTTTTAACAATTTAATTGAAAACAGGGTAATTAACGAAACTGAAACAAGTGAAGGTGGTATCGTTTACTCTATTAATGATTTAACAACTATATTAGAAAAGAAATTTGGCAATTCTCATTCCCTTACAGGAATTAGGGATGTTGTTATGTATGCAGTTGTTAATACACAACTTGCTAATTTTGAGCAGTTTAAGTTAATATATGGTGACGTTGCTCAATATAAGGATTGGGAAAAGAGAGCAAAATCCCTATTTGGTCCTATTGAACAAGCCTATTATGACAGAACTGGAGAATTTAATACGTGGTTAAATGAAAATAAGAATAATGCAGAGTTCGAAGATGAAGTTGTCGCTATTCCTAATACGGATATATTCAGCACTAGCTTCAGAAATTCCATCACTGGTAGCACTATTGATGATATAATGACAGTAAATCCTGAGTTATTAAACACACTTCGGGAAATGGGTGCAAAATTTGATGCTTATGAAGATGTAAATGAAGCTGATGGTCAGTCTATTTCCACTTTACAGGCATTCAGACAAGTAATGATTAAGGCTGGTTGGAGATGGACTCAAAAGTTTGAGGATTTTTTCCAATATGATACAGCGTTAGCAAGACAGGAATTAGCAGAGATTGGAGCATATACTTATTCCTCTGAAGAGCTGAGAGCTCTCGATGAAAAAATTGTAGATAAATATAAAGATAACCCTCCAACTGAAGGACCTTCTCCTTTGAAAACTTTAATTCCTTCTGTTCGTCCAGATGGAACTCAGGATTTGATGAAGCACTCAGTATATCCTAATAGCTGGCAGATAGCCAGAGAACATCATGAGTTGAAAAGATTGTATGTGACAATGCTCAACGAACGTACCGATATCAGGAACTTTAAAAGTGCTCACAAGGTTGGTGCCGATTTAGATAATGAAGGAAGAGTTAGTTCTCATTATAAGAGAATCGGTAGCTCTGTGTCCCCTTTTGAACTAACTGATTTACAAACAGTTGGAAATGTACAGTATGAACTGTCTTTCAGAACACTGGGTATTCAGGTTGAAACTCAAGGTGGAGGTAAAACACGTCTTGGTAGCCAGTTAACGAAAGATATCAACTTAAATCTGATGCCAAATGGTGTTCCTTCAGATTTCAGAAAGGATAACAATTCCTTAACAGAAGAACAATTAATCAACTCTTGGTTAGCTTTACCTCAAGAGGATAAAAATAAGTCCAAGGATTACAAATTAGTTCAGAATACCATTAAAACTCTTGAGAATCTGAAAGATAAGAGTGTAATGGATACTTTTGATACAATTGGTATTGGCTATACATATGAAAATGGTGAATTCAAGTACTCTTCCGTAGACTTAGTAAAGTTACAGCAGCATATTATGAATGAACTTACTCGTTTGGATATTGATGATAATATCATTGATGGACTGGAGTTAAATGAAGACCTTGATGCGTTCCTTCATCCTTCTGAATCACTTCCTTCTTACAATGTTGTATCAAATGTAATTTGGGCTTTGGCAGATAAATCTATTTCTGCTCTAAAGGTGAATGGTGTACCTTATATTCAGGTATCTTCTGCCTTCTTTAATGACTCCCAGAGAGGAGCTGCATACAGAGATGGTGACAGATGGATAAGAGTTGATAATCAGGAAGATTTCAATCGTCTGCAAGCAGAGGGTAAGAAATTGGTACTAACTGCATCTGACCTAGAATTCTACACCCTTGAAAAAGATGGTAAAGAAATTCAAGGTATGGAAATAAAGCTTCCTCACATATATAGAAAAAAAGTAAATGACAAAAGAAGAGTATTAGGTTTACCTATTGTTTCAGATGAGAAATTAATGGAGTGGTTAAACCAGCCCGAAAATTCTAAATTATTACAGGGTATTGGTTTTCGTATTCCAACTCAGGCTTCATCCTCAATTGAATTCTTTACAATCAAAGGGTTCTTACCAGAATCTTTTGGTAAGGCTGTGGTTGTACCTTCTGACATTACTGCAAAGGCTGGTTCTGACTTTGACGTGGATAAGTTACAGACTTATTTAAACAACTGGAAGTTGAACAGTGAAGGTATGCCTGTATTTGAACAGTTGGATGCTTCAGAAGATACTTCTGACAGATTTATCACATATGTAAATCAGCACGTAGAAAGGAATGATAGAGATATCTTCAAAGCTATGAGAGAGAGCAAGGAATTCATTGAAAAGAAGGGAAGAATTGATGATGTATATTCCAAGATTGCTGATGAATCTGAAGACATTGATGAGGCTAAGAAAGAGGTAAAAGATGAATATACTGCTGGATATTACATATTCAAGGAATTACCGTTATCTATCAAACAACAATATTGGGAAAAAGAAGACGAGCTTACAAATGAAAACTTTGTAACTAAACTTGCAAGTTATTATAACTACACTACTGAATTCATCAAAACATTTGAAGAAAACAAAGCTGTTACATTAAATGTTGAAAGAATAGACAAAAAGACAAAGAAAAAATATATTGAGCAGGAAGTGGTAACAGCTGAGGAAGTAGTACCAAGATTTAACCAGATGTTGGATAATTACAGAAGTGTGATTAAGCTTATTAAATTAAAAGATGAAGCTTTTGAAAAACTAACCGCAGCTATAGCAAGAGCTAGAAGTGTGAAAAATATGGAAAATAGAGCTTTCCAGCTTGAAATGTCAAATGTTATTGCTGAAGGACTAAGCCTTTTAAATCACGAGGGTTTCTCTAAACTACCTGTTCATCTACAGAACTCTAGAGGTGCTGTAGAAAATGAGTACTTTGATAGTATCAGACAAATCTTAAAGCAATCAGAGCGTTTCCTACAGTTACTATCTCCAAATGATATGAGTAATATCAAGGAGAATAGAGATACTGTACAAACAGCTATGGACCCTGAGTACAAATCTGATGAAAAGAAAGAGTTGAAATACTCTAACTTCTTGGATATTAACTACTTATCTGATAAGAGACACTCATTCATTAGAGGTAAGTATGACATTGCCATCTTTGCTGTCAGTATGACGAACTATGCTAACTCTCAGATTACTGGTTTAGGTATTACTCAAGGTCAGGTTCGTCCTGAGGATGAAGCAATTATGCAGGCTGTTGGATATGATATTTCTTTACCTTTTGAAGAGGCTCCTCTGTTGAATATCAATGGATGGGATTTCATCCCTTTGGGTTATGAAAAATCAGCAGATGGAAGATATATCATGGATAAAATTTCTGGATATATTAACGGTGCTGTGGACGTTGCTAAAGACCCTGTAATTATTGAAATGGGTATGCACTCCGATATGGCAAATGTTTACATGCTTCTCGAAAGAGCTGGAATCAAAGGTAAGAATATAGCCTTGTTCCTAATGCAGCCATCAATTAGAGATTATCTGAGAGAAAATATATATAGGAAAAATCCTGAATTTGGTTACTCTAAATTCCTGTGGAAGAAAGAAATCAATGAATATATACTTGGTAAATATAGCACAGGTCCAGATATGAAATATGAAAAAGTAGAATTCACTGAGAATGTATTAGCAGATATGGTAAGAAAAGGTGAAAAGATTAAGAGAGAACAGAAGGAATCTGATACAAGAGCCAGAAATGGTAAACCAAGAACAAAAGTTTCTGAATGGACAGATAGTGAAAAGAAATTACAATGGTTAGCTTTTGTTAACTTCCTTAAAATGGAAGCCATGGCTAATAATCTGAATGATGTTCGTACTTCAAGTAATCACGACACTTCTGGTATTCGTTCTTCTCACTCGCTAACAAGAAAGGATTTAATCAGAAACAGAACTTATGAAGGTAACTTGATTATGGCTCCAACTGCAGAAGGAGGATTTGAAAATGGAGCTGATGCCATTCGTAAAGGAACTTTCATCCAGAAAACTATTGACCTGTTAAATACATTCAGTGGAGTCTTCTCTACTACAAATCTGTTTGCACTACAGAAAAACAATCCTAAAGAAGTGTTAAATAAGGTTGCAAGAAGAATATATAAGAGAAATCCTTACCAACGTGAAGATGACTTCAATGCTGTAATGAAGGAATATGACGCAGCTATTGTCGACACGCTATTGAATAACTATGCAAAAATTGGTAATGTTCCTATCGCTGCATTGAAGAATCAGTTATTCTTACCTTCAGAGGTGACCTCTAGAGGAACACTACATGCCAATAATCTATATGAAACTTTTGACTCTATCAGAACTGATGATAGATATAAAAGAGTTATGCTTAATAACTTCTTCATGGCAAATCTTGCTATAGAATTTGATGATAAATTAGGTGTTTACACAATTGACCTAAGCAGAACTCTGGCAAGAGAAGATACACTATCAAGAAACCTAATCATTAATGGCTGGAGAGATATCATAGAAAGTTCTGATGAAAAGCTTTCCCAGTTTGGTAGAGCATTATTATATGGAACTATCATTCAATATGGTGTTAAGCCCCAAAGAAATAGCATGACTCCACTTATTCCTCTTGAGTATTACTCTCAGGTTTCAGCACCTGTAATTGATAACATTCAACTTGCGGATTTCAGTAATTTTGATGAAGAAGTTGTAAGAGAGAATGCTTATAAGAAGAATTTTGTTCAGCAGTCTGAACCAATGGCAATGGACTATCTTGATGCTGGTGGTAATATTGTTACAATCTGGGGAAATAGAAATGCAGAACAGAGGAAACTGAAAAAGAGACCAACTCTTACTCAAAGAGTATTTGTAAGAAATATGGGAACTGGAGAACTGAGAAAATACTTTGGTGAAGAAGCTATTGTTCAAAAGTATGCTCAAGTATATGGAAAATCCTCTGATACTATTAATCATGAAGAATTCCGTAATCTTTTCAAAGAAGAAATAGCTGATGCAAATGCCAAGATGGTAAGTCGTCCAGTGTTCATGTGGCAGAAATATATGGATGAAACTGATGATAATGAAACAATCTTAGGAAATGCTCCAGAATTTGTAGCTGTGAAGATGCCAAGACCAGAATATGTAGTCATGGTAGAATCAATTGGTGAAGATGGAACCCCAACTGTAAAGAGAGCTGTTAGCAGGAAAGTAAACGAAATGATTGATAAAAAAGATTTCTCTTGGGCATTTATTCAGGTGTATAAACTTGTTGGTCTGGATGGAACTAAGCCTTCAGTACTTCGTTTTAAAGAAGGAAAGGGTAAGAATAAAGGTCAAGTTTCCGTATCTTTGTTATACAAACCTATCAATTCTGCAGGTGATTTTGGTTTCAATGAGGTAGCAAATCTATCAGAAGATGATAACGGAAATGTGACAGGAACACCATCAATCCTGAGAAGTAACATTGCAATTCAAGAACAAACTGATGAACAAATCGTTGAAACAGTTAAATTAAAGCCCGGAATGGCAGTTAAATTTGTGAACAGGACTATGGAAGAAGTAAGAACAGAACAAGAAACACCAATTACTCCAGAAGAAAGAGTTAAGAAAAATCTTAATGTTACTTTTGGTAAAGCTACTCCGAAGAACTATGCATGGGCTAAAAGGTCTCCTAATTCATATGAGGTTTCCTCTAAAGGAGATAAAAGATTCTCTGCATTCTTTGCTATGATTAAGAAAGGAACTTTACTAGATTTACCAGACAAACCAGAATATGTTCTTGAGAGGGATTCATCTATAGAAGAAATCTACCAGATTGGAGTAAAAGGATATTCTTCTGTTAATGCTGGTAAAGGTAAAGCTCCATTAAGAGCTATGACTCAGGAAGAGTCTTGGATGAGATATAAAGGACTTTGGGAAGTATTTGCTGAGCAAAACCCAGCTCTGATAGATGAGTTAGCTGAAAAAACTAAAGGTAAAGTATTGACTGATATGTTTGCTAAAACAGATATTAATCAGGCTCATGCTCTATCTGACATACTAAATGAGAGAAATCCTTCTGATGAAGAACAAATTACTCCTACATGTTAATTTTAAATAACTGATTTTTAATACTATATTTGTATAATGAAGAGTGAATGTCCAATAAATTTTGATACTGTAAAGAAGGGTATAATAGTAAAAGCTCAAGAGCTTATTGTTAAAGGTGTGTCTCCAGATGAAATAAATCAGAGATTTGGTGAAGATTTTGTTAAAGCTCCAGATACTAAATTAAGCTCTATAGAGAACGAAGCTATTGCAGCAATCAAGGAGCGTGAGTATGAAGGAATTATGCTTGCATGGACCAATGTTATTAAAAGTGACGATTCATCAGATATAGAAAAGAGGGAAGCACTCAAAGAGTTAGCTGACCAATTGGCTGACAAAAATTCAGAAGAAGCTACAAGTGTTGCGCTTGGAGCAAAAGTAGCAGATACTATCTATGCCTTAGTTGATAATCCTCAAGAGGTCTCAAATGAAATCGAACCATCAGATGAACTTGTAAATAAGTACTTAAATAATCTTTTAGCTGAAAAACCATTAAGTACAGAGATTAGAGATATTCCTGATAATCAGGACTCAATCTTCACATCTCAACCCGGAAAAACTCAAGTTACAGAAGCTGGAACTCTTACAAGAGAAAAGATATTGACTTTCCTAAAGAACATTGGATTTACCAATATACAAACCGTAAAACAACTGGTTCACAATGGAGCACCTATTGAAGGTGACGCTTATATAGATTTTCTTAATAAAGTAATGCAGGTTGTAGAAGGTAAAGAGGACGTTACCCTTCCTGAAGAAGCAATGCACATACTTGTCGAGTTAATTGAGAACTCAGATAAGAATCTTTTCCGTAAAATGGAGAAGGAAGTAATTGATTATCAGTTATATTTAGATGTGCTGAGAGACCCAGCTTATTCAAAAAATCCATTATATCAGAATTCTGATGGTTCAGTGAACTATCCCAAGATTAAAAAAGAAACCATAGCCAAGTTATTGGCTGAATTCCTTGTGGGCAATACTGAACAAGATATTGAGAATCAGGCTAAAGTACAGAGAGTTAACTCTTGGTGGGTTGCTGTTAAGGACTGGATTAGGTCCAAGTTTGGTAAGTTCAAGAATCCTTTCCAAAAGGCACTCGCTCGCCTAGAGCAGGATAATTTAGCATTCGGTGAATATGACGATATATATTCAGACCAAGTTTTCCTAGCAGCTAATAAACCTCAACTCTCTCTAGAGGAAAGAGATGACAAGTACAATAATACAAAGGAAACTTATGAACGTATTAGAGATAAGCCAACAAATCTTGGAATTACCAAGATTGATGACCAATACTATAAGGATGGAGTAAAATGGGAGGGGGAAAGAGTATCTGACCTTGTGGACAAATACTACAAGCAGATATTCAAGAATAGACCTTTGGATGAATCTAAGCGTGAATACTATGATAAACAAGCTGCCTCTGGTACTTACATTCACTCTCTATTTGAGGATGCTATGAACGTCCTTATTGATGGAGAAACTGGGTTAATCAGAGATGTAATGGGAACCAGAAATTCTTCCCTTGTTACAAATAAAACAGAACAAGCAATATCAAACAAGATATTCAATTACATGCAAAACTTCCTTAAAGGGTTCCCGGAAGGTACTCGTTTTCTGTCTGAAACCATTGTCTTTGATAAAGAGAATAACAGATTAGGAACAATTGACTTTTTAGCTATTGAGCCTTCCGATGAAAATAAAGAAGGTGTTGTATCAATTTTTGACTGGAAGAGTATGTTAATGAGAACTTTGGAAGGAGCTGCTGATTACAAAAAGAAAGGTGTTGATATTCAATTAAATGCATACAAGGAAATTCTAAGAGATAATTATGGTGTAGAAAAGTTTGATAAAATACGTGCTGTTCCGGTTGGCAGGGTACAAAAGGATGATAAGGCTGGTGGATTCACACTGGTTGATATTGAATTGGGTTCTTTAAAGCTTGAAAAAATATCAGAGAGATATCTTCGTCCAATAATCTCAGATAGTGAATCAACAGGAAATGAAGAGAAGGACAATTTAATAATGTCCCTATCTGGAATTTACGATAAATTTGTTAACCTCTTGAGGCAGAATGACACAACTAATCGTGCAGTTCTAACTGAGATTAATGATGCTATATATGAGCTGAGAGTTTCTTCTTCTATTAAGAATCTAACAATCTATTTGCAGGATTTACAAGGTAGAATGGATGACATTCTAGCTCTTGCTAAGAAAGAAACAATATTTGATATACCTACTTTAACAAGTTATCTAAGTGATATTTCCCTATATGAAACAATATATGGAGCTCTTGAAGATGCCTCTTTACTTGTAGAGGATACTTCTATTTCAGAGAAGGAAAGAATTGCGTTATCAAATGTTTTAAGTAGAATTGACAGAAGAATGAGTAACCTTGAGAAAATAAGGGAAGAATTCCTTGAAAAACTCGCTGAACAGGAGGGAATTTATAATCTTCTTAAACCCGAAATGGTCATTGGAAACATATCTAAATTATTTAGAACATTAGGTAATCAGGACCTTGCAACCAGCAGGTTGATGTTCGAGTTAACAAAGAGAGCTTATAATCAGACTGAAATAGAGTATGAAAAAGACCTTACAGAACTGGAAAATATTAAGTTCAAATTTAGTGAATTCATAAAATCGAAAGGGTTATCCAAAGAGGAAGCTATTGGAAAGTTAGTTAACTACAAGAATGGTACTCTTCACTCTAAGATATCCAAAGAATTCTATGAGACCAGACAGAAGATATACGATTCCAGAGATAAGAAAGCTATCCTTCAGTTCGTAAGGGATAATTATGACATAGAGGCTTATGAGGAATGGTATAAGAAAACATTAGCTGAACAGGAAGCCTTCTGGAAAACTCAGACTTATTCTGCAGACAAGGCAGAAGATTCTCAAATCAAGAAAAGAAAGAAATATATATTTGCAGAAAATTATAATATCACAAAGCATCCTTTAACTGCTTTTGGTAAACATAACCCTTTTGTCTGGAGTAGAGGTATTAAAGAAACAGCTTGGTTAAGTGAATCCTACAAGGAACTTCAAAAGTCAGAGAATACTCCTTTAATGGAGATGTATGATTTCTTTGTATCAAAGAATAGAGAGCTTGTTAACGCCGGAGCTATTAGAGAGTGGGAACAATATACATTTATTCCTAATGTAAGAAAAGGTTTCGCAGATGTATTGACTTTTGATGATACAAATTGGTTAACAAAAATCAAAGATATAGGATTAAATTCCTATAACAATTGGAAGAAATCTCTAATGGTTCAGGATTATGAGTTGAATTATGAAGGTAAGAGGGATGAAATTACAGGTGAAAAGATTGGTAAGAGATATATTCCATATGTTGGTTATGTAAAACCTGAAGAAAAATCATACGATATTTTTACTATATACGGTCTAATGACCAAGCAGATTGCTAAGGAAAATCAGTTATCTAAGAATGATGAGATATTAAGAGGTCTTTTAGCAGTTGAAGCTAACAAGCAATCATTCCAAAGTAACAAATTTGGAGTTATATCTAAAAGAGGGGATAAATTGCAACTCTCTAAAGAGAAGGGTCAAAATCTTGACCTTCTTAAAAAATACTATAAAGCAATTGTTGAGGGTGAATTATTACAGGTTGATGCAGATAATACCATTTCTTTCGGTCTTAGAGAAAAATGGAATAATTCTGTAGCAGGAAAACTGTGGAAATTTGATATTGACCCTGAAACTTACTCACCTACAAAAATATCTGCATCTAAAACTCTAATGTGGTTGAACAATCTTAACCAGAAAAGGATACTTGGATTGAATATATCATCTGGTTTATCAAACTTATTTGGTTCCTCTTTTGCAGCTAGTAAAATATACAAGAAATATTTTAGTGAAAATGATTTACGTTTGGCTCACACAAAAATGGTATCTGGAGCATTCTATGCTACAGAAGACATGAAAAAAAGAGCTGCACTTGTGGACTACTTTCTTCCACTTCTAGATAACAGAGCTCATTTCAAATCTACCCAGTTATCAGTAAGTACAGCATCTACTATTCTTTCTCAAGAGTGGTTAATGGCACCACAAAGAAAAACTGATGAAATTGTTCAACTTAACATTTTCTTAGCATATCTGGAAAACACAGGAATTATCGACGGTAAATTAGTTAACCTTAGAGAAATGGCTGCAAATGAAACTGGATATAAAGGTCGTTTTGCAGATGGTGATAATGTTACTACTCTAGCTCAACAAAAAGAAATAACAAAAAAGTTCGAAGACCGTCTTAAAGAACTGAAAGATAATTATTTATTAACAAATAAAGTAATATTTAAAGAAGTAGAGAGGAATGGTAAGAAAGAAACAATCGTAGAGATTCCGGGTATTGATAGAAATTCTAAAGATGTTGAACAATTGCGTACCACAATTCACACCATTTCCAAGGATGCCACTGGTAACATGGACGACTTTGATATAGCTCCTTATCGCTATAACATCTATTGGAGGTTATTCATGACCTTTAAGAATTGGATTCCTCGTCAGGTAGACGTTCGTTTTGGTGAATTTCACAAATCCCAAGCTCACAACGCTTATGAATATGGACGTTTCAGAATGTTCTATAGAGCCATGGGAGCTAACTGGTTAGCTTCTGCAGCCAAGTTAATACCAGTTCCAATCCTTATAGGAGCTTCTACTAAGAATTTAGCCAGAACAGATTACATTAAGAAAGCAATAGAAGTTTATAAAGAGAAGAAAAAGCAGTTTCAGGACCTTGGTTTGTACAATGAGAAGGATTTTATCACTCAAGAGGAGTTCATAGACATGTATATGCAAGGTATAAATTCTGCCTTTGTAGAATTCAGAACCATGACATTCATGATGTTATTACTTACTTTTGGTATAATGAAAGGTGATGACGATGATGATGATGAACAAAAAAATATCAAAAAGCTTGTTAGAAGACAAATTGACAAGATGACAGATGAAATCTCATTCTTCTATTCTCCTAAATCATTGGCAGATGTTGCTGGTCAAGGCCCTCCAATTCTAGGATTGTTTAAAGATAGCTATAATATGTTCTCAAATATTAGTAAACAGTGGTTTGGGGTAGCCTTAGAAGCTGCAGGTGCAGAAGAAATAGGAGAAGAATGGCAGAAAAAAGCCAAACCAATGAAATATACTTTCAAAGTTTTACCCGTATTAAAAGAAATTTTAACATATATCCCAACATTTGACAGTGAAATGGCTAAAGATTGGGGAATTACATTAACCAATAAATCAGGACAATAATGCCAAATAGGTACCTACATAATGAATCATTCTTTGATACTATAGATAGTGCTGAGAAGGCTTATGTTCTAGGACTGTTTTATGCAGATGGTAATAATTTTGCAGGAACGAGATATAGAGTATCCATAACACTCAAAAAGGATGATTCATATTTGCTGGAAGAGGTAAATAGGTTACTAGGCTCACACACTTCATCAGAGGATATTTTGATGGTGATGGCTGCGTTCACCAGAAGAAAGGTCGTAATGACTTATATGTAAATCTTCTCGGCACATCAGATTTTCTCACTCCTCTTTCAAACTATCTTGAAACAAAAGGTATTTCTGTCAGAATAACCAAAGGACCATCAAAAATTTACCGTCTAGATATTTATCGTAAAACATCTGTAGAGAATTTTAGTAATCTTGTATATAAAGATTCTACAATATCTATGTGTAGAAAATATGAAAAGTTTCATAACTTATTAAAAATCAATTAATTATGCCTAATATTAGTTTACCAACAGGAAAGGTCATATATCTCTCCACCTATGAGTGGCTCTTCAAACTAGAAGAAAAGGATGTTGACGAATTTTATCAGAATTCTATAGCTGACGATTTAGGGGTTTTCATAGAAAATCCGTTTTCAGCAACTTGTCCGCAAGGTAAGATAGAAGTTGAAGATATACCTGATATCATTCTCTCCGAAGAGACAGCAGTAGCAACGGACTGGAACTAAAGTTTTTTTGGTAAAGACAAATAAATGTCTTATATTGTCTTTAAGATACTGATATCACTCTAATATATCAGAAATAAGATATATAAACTATGCAAGATTTAACTCCAATTGGCTTACAAAGACAGATTAATCGTCTATCTAAGCTAAAATACAAACAAATTCTTTATAGTGACGGACCCTTATCCGGTCCGTCAAGCTGTTGTCATGTCTTAGGAATAGATAATTCCTCAGGCGACATCTACTATAAAGATGAAAGTGGTAATTGGGCATTAATAGCTTCTGGTGGTGGTGATGCTTGGTTATTAGGGGGTAATGTAGGAATAGATCCAGATGTTAATTTTATTGGCACAACGGATGATGTACCTTTTACAATTAGAGTAAATAATGAAAAAGCTGGTTATATATCCTCTGATCAAGGAATTATTGCTCCAAATACCTCTTTTGGCTATAGAGCTTTAGAGGCAATTACTGATGGTGATGACAACGTTGCTTTTGGTAGATTAGCTTTATGTTCTCTAACTACAGGAAATGATAATGTAGCAATAGGTGAATTTGCTGGTGGTATAGCAAATTTAGGAATTACTGATGGTAGTTTTAATACTTTAATTGGAGATGAGTGTGGTAGTAATATAAATGGAGATAATAATACCTTTATAGGAGCATTATCTGGATTCGGAGATACTCATTTCTCAACAGCTCTTATTAATAATAATATAGGAATAGGTTCTTTTGCTGGAAGATATAATAACACAGAATCAGACAGAGTATTTATAAACTCTTTAGATAGAATTGATTATAATGGAGACCAAACTGAGTCACCAATATATATACAACAAAATTCAGCAATTACTAATCAACTAATAAGGATAAATGGTTCACTAGGTGTAAATATTTATCCTACTTCAATATTACAAACTAATGGCTCATTTGGCGCTAATGTAACGTATGTAGGTGAAGATACTACGCTGGATGCATCCCACTATGCTGTATTGGTAGATGCGTCTGCAGGAGATGTTGTTATATCTCTACCCACCGTAACTACCAGTTTTGGCCGTATTTACAATATAAAAAAGATTGATGATAGCGCCAATATAGTTACCATTGATGGATCGGGAACACAGAGGATAGATGGATCATTTACAAAAACACTATCAACTCGGTGGGCCAGCATACAGATACAAAATGACGGGACATTTGCGTGGTACAGCTCAGCCACGGTAGGTACTATACCCTCTCTTACAAGTACTTATGTAGGGTATGGAGATGGAAGTAATTTGTTGACAGGGAGTGACCAGTTTACATACGATGGAACTAATCTTGCATTAGGACAAGATGGAGTTAATTTAACGTTTTTTGCAAGAGGTGATAATCATAATGTATACATAGGCGATTTGGATGCTGAAACAAACGGGAATCAAATCAGACTTACCAACACCGCTAATTTAGCCTACTACGACAACACAGCACACACAGGTAAGTTTGGGATAAATACTAATGCGCCTGATGTCGCATTAACTGTTTTTGGGGATACTAAAATATATAATTCAACATACGGTGATGGTTTTTTATCTGTATATCCGAGTGCTGGTACAGCAACTATAGGAGATGGTGGTTCTTTTGTTAACGGAACTCAATTAACTATAGTTGATGGGGATAATAAAGGTTTTTTTACTAACGGGGCTACCACAGGTAAGTTTGGCATAAACACATCTACACCATCAGTAGCTTTAGATGTGGTGGGTAGCGGTAAATTTGATATCACTGGTGCAAATAGCTTTAAAGTTATTGAAACAGGCAATGGCAATAAATTTATTTTAGCTGATTTGACCGTAAATCAATACGGTATTGGGGATTTAGATGGGAATAATAATAATACCTCTTTATTTATAGACGATGCTACTGAAACATATGTATTCTCTAACAGTTCGGCAACAGTACAGGTAAATAATTTATCCGGCACAGGTTCCCGTGCAGTATTAGCAGATGCAAGTGGGGTATTGAGTGCTTCAGGAGCTTCATTCCATTCTTATAGAACTACTTCTATAAGTGGGAATATAACAAGTAATGACTATACTGTAAGTATTAATAATACAGCCGCTACAGTAACTTTAACATTGCCTGATGCCACAACTAATATAGGACAAATATTTGTAATTAAACGTAAATCTTCTACAGATATAGGAATTATAACAATTGATACTGCTGGTGGTAATATAGAAGACCCTACAAGTGGTGTTTATGCTTCTACATTTTTACTTCCTACTAAAGGAAATCCATATTCAACAATACAAGTTCAGAGTAACGGAACTGATTACGAAGTTATCAATTAAAAAATAATATAAATATATGAAAAAAATTCTTTTAGGTTTAAGTATTCTCTGTAGTTCTTTTATAATAAAGAAAGTAGCTCCAATATTTGTAGCTGCTACAGCAATTACAGAGGTAGTATCTGGACAAGCTTATAATATTATAGTAAATAATCCAACAGCTACAAGTGCCATACGTAAAACAACAGCACCAAATGATACTATTGCTGTATACAAAGCTAATACTTTAGAATGGTGGGCTGGTAATTTATGGATGAAGCAATTTGCACATCCTCATACAGATGGTTTGCCAACAACTAATGCAGCTATGAATTGGATAGATGCTAATGGCTATCAAAAGACTACTCCAATGATCACAATGCTTTATCCTAATGGACCAATAATGCAAAGTGATTCAGCAGTGGCAGCTATAGCTTCTATTAATGCTGCTATTGCCTTAAAATACAATGCAAGCAATCCTTCTAATTACATAGATAATAATACAAGTAGTTTAGCTAATTATTATACAAAAACATTAGGTGATACAAGATACTTGCAATCCTATACAGAGACAGACCCACAATTTGATACAAAATTTGCAGCTAAAACTACTAATGATTTAGCAGAGAATATTAATCTCTACTGGACTAATGCAAGAGGAGATGCTCGTTATCCACAATTAACAGGTAGCTATGGTAATCCAGCTTGGATAACAGCTTTAGCTTATAGTAAGCTCTCTGGAGCACCTACAGTAGTATCTTCATTTACAAATGATGCTGGGTATTTAGCATCTATAACTAGTGGAAATGTTACAACAGCTTTAGGATATACCCCTGTAACCAATGCAAGAACTATTAATATAAATGGTACTACTCAAGATTTATCAGCTAATCGTACTTGGACTTTAGCGAAAGGAGATATTGGATTAGGTAATGTAGATAATACCACAGATGCTAATAAACCCGTTTCTACAGCCACACAGACAGCTCTAGATCTTAAACAGAATGTCATTACAACTGGTACAACAGGACAATATATAAGAGGAGATTTATCGTTAGCTACATTTCCAACGCTTTATACACCAAATTATACAGCCTATGAAGCTATAGTTACTCAATCTGGTGGTTCTGCACCTTCAGCAGTTAGAAAAGATGCTAACTTTGGAGCTACAACATTTACTTGGGCAAGAAGTTTAGCTGGACAATATACAGTAACAGCTTCAACACCAACTTTTACAGCAGGTAAAACAGTGGTTATAACATCATTAGAAGCCAATGGTTTGCAAAAATATACTGCTGCTGTAACTTCTACTACAGTAGTAACATTTAATTCAACAGTACAGAGCGTTATTACCTTAATACTTTCTTTGACAGGTACAGATGGCTTATTTACTAATACTTTGGTAGAAATCAGAATATATAATTAAATGGAAAATCCCATCTGGTTTAATTTAACAAAAAAGACTTTCAGTTGGGTTACCAACATAGCAATATTGATATTATTAGCATGTGAGTTTAAAGATGATGCGTTAATATAAAAATAGCACAAAGTTCTATAATGGAGTTTTTAGATACAATTTTAGTAGATTTTTTAAAACAATTAAAATAAAAATTATGGAATATTCATTTTTTCGTGTAAGTGGTGATTCTTTAGAATATATCAAGACACTTTCACCAAAAACAACAACTTTTGTAAATGAAGAAGCTTATTATACAACAGGATTAACTGTACCTCAAGCTGAGGAAGAATGTCCAAATGGATTTTCAGTAGGACCAAGACCTCATCCACATAGCTAATGAAAACTGCAAAATACTTAATTGTTATTGGTGTAATAATACAAATACTCACTAGTATGTTTTGGTTTCATATACCAAATATACAAATAGCTGAAATAGTAGAAGCATTAGGACAAATTGTAGGAGAGATATTATATTTTATAGCTTTTACGAGATTATTTATAGAAGATAAAACCTTCAAGTATTTTCTTAGCTTTGTTAGAGATTTAATTATATTTGATATATTTGATATATTATTCTTAAATCCCTTTGAGATAAGTACTCCAAAATATAGTAATTTTTATTTTGCAATAATTTTACTATTATATAAATTAATCAGAAAATTCTTAAAAAAAGAAGAATAATGGCTTGTGAAATAGTAATAAAACCGAAGGATGTACCTGTAAAACCTATTTACGTAGGAGCAGTAATGGAAAATTGCAGCTGTGATTCAACAACTACAACAACTACGGCTGCCCCATAAATAATAATATATGAAAATAACTTGTAATAATTGTGAGGAATTAATGCAGAAATATCTATGTGATTTGCCTTCTGCGTGGTCAAAACAGATGGCTAAGGTTATCTGTAAGTTCATCAATCCTACTGTTCCTCTTGACTGTAATAGTGTTAAGAATTGTGAGACTTTAACCTCCTTATCCGCATTTACTGTGGATGGAAGTGAGGTATGTATTACATACACTGATGAGAATGGTACAGCAGTTACTCGTTGTTTTGATATGAATGACGTAGGATTAGATTTGGACCCAAAATGTATAATGGACCAAGAAGATTGGGATTTGTTATCATGGAGAGACCAGATACAGGCAATTATTGACTATGCATGTACTTGTCAGCAGCACACTACAACCACAACAACAACTATAGCTCCATAATGACTTATAATAATTGCGTAAAACAGGTAATAGAAGAATTAGATGCTCTCCCACAAGTGTGGGCAGAGAAGTTGGCATGTAATATATGCAGTTTGGTAGAAACTGAGGATGAATGTGCAACAACTTCGGACTGTCAGGATATCAGTGAGTGTGAGACAGTAACCTCATTAAGTACCTTTACAGTAATTGATGACAAGATATGTATATCTTTCAAGGATGAAAGAGGAGTTACAGTAAAGCGTTGTTTTATAGCCTCTCAATTTACAGATGAGATAAACGAAACGGATGGTTTATGTATAGATTCGGATTGGAATACTTTCTCCTCAAAAGAGAAGTGGCAAGCAGTAATAGATAAAATCTGCAACTGCTGTAATCCAACTACAACAACCACAACAACTTCTACCACAACAACTACCACAATACAAGAATGTCCTGATTGTTACACAATTAGATTCGTTAATCCGGATAATGAAGACCATGATATTGATTATGTAAACTGTGATACCCTTAGTCCATCAAATATTACTCTTGGTGCAGGAGAAAGTGTAACTATTTGTGGATGTAGTGATAGTTTTGAGTATGATAATGAAATTATAGCTGAGTTTATCAGTGACACTTGTAACGCTGAATCATGTGAGAGTTGCAATAAGTATACATTAATAAATAATTTAGATGAACCACAGCAGATTCATTATATAGATTGTGCTACACAATTACCTGCATTTGTTTGGGTTCTTCCTAATGAAGAAACGATTATTGATTGTGCTTGTACTGATAGTGTTGTTATTCCAGACAGGAGTCCTGTTGAAATAATAGCTGTTGCTGACTGTGATGAAATAACTACTTCTACAACAACTACTACTACATTACCACCTTGTAGATGCTATAATGTTCAAAATCCGGGTGCTGTTGATAGGGTTCTTAATTACACAGATTGTGATGGTGATATACAACAGGAGGTTGTTCCTGCCGGAACAGGAGTACTCAGATGTGCTCCAAATGGTTTCATTAGTGGATTTGGATTAACTATCACAGACCTTGCTGCCTGTGCTGATATAGATGCTTGTAATAACGACCTTCTTACAACGACAACTACTACTACATCTACAACAACTACAACAACGGCAGCACCCACCACAACGACCACAACTACATCTACGACTACAATAACTACTGTTCCTATAGAGGAAGATATAGTATATTTCACCAATAGTCCTACAGTTGGAGATAGAGGTGCAATCGTATGGTTCTCAGCAAATGATTACTATACACCAAATACTCCGGCTTCTTTAATACCAGCTAATTGCTTGAATATCAGTGATTTAGGACCTTCACCTGCTATTGAAATAGAGTTAAATTATTGGACAGATGATGATGAAGCTACAATTGATGATGGATTTGGAGACGTAAGAACACCTGATGGAACTAAGACAATTAATGTATCTACAGATTTATTAACATATAATGGAAGTAGTGGAGCTTGGCAGAGAGGAAATGGATTATTCACTTTACTTGAAGGAGCTAATATTGCAGCTTTTGAGATTACAAGTGTAACATCTGGTCTTACTTATAATGGAGTGAATCACCAGTTTAACTTACCACCAGCCAATCATTTTATAAGAGTTCATAATACATTCTCTGCAGGTGCAACAGGTGTAATATGGTTTGATTTAACATAATGATAGGGATATACAAAATAACAAGCCCTTCTGGTAAAGCCTATATTGGACAGTCTTGGAATATTCTTAAGAGGTTCATAGATTACAAATATTGTAATAAGGCACAGCGTTACATATATCATTCTTTGGCAAAACATGGGTATACAAATCATATATTTGAGATAGTTCATGAGCTTCCAGAGGACATAACACAGTCAATACTAGATAGTTATGAACAATTGTATATTGATACACACAGGGATTGTGGGATAATTTTGATGAATATCAGAGAAGCTGGGACTGGAGGAAAACATAATGTTAGAACTAAGGAGTTAATGAGACTTGCATCATTAGGAAAACCTAAGTCGAAACAACATTGTATAAATAATGGTCTCGCAAAGAAGGGACAATATCCTAAATCAGCCAAGATAGTTGTTGACCTAATTACTAAGGAAATTTATCCTTCTGCTAGGGTTGCAGCTGACTCAATTGGAGTAACACATAGTACTCTAAAGAGTTATTTAAATGGTACAAGAATAAATAAAACCAATTTACAATATGAACATAGCTATAACTTTGGTAGCAACTAATGCTTACTTTATTCTTGGGTTGAGGTTTATGAAGAAGTTCATGAATCACTATAAGGGTAATAATACTATAACTTTTTATATATTTAGTGATGAAGACCCAAAACCATACCTTTCAGATAATATAAGGTTCAAGTATTTCTATAGAACTCATAAATGTTGGCAAGATGGAACAAATTCTAAATTTGCTAATATAATATCAATAGAGAAAGATTTAAAGGACGAAGATTATATGTACCAATTCGATGCAGATACAAATATCACTAAAGATTTTACTGATGAATGGTTCCTTGGAGATTTGGTGGGTGGCGAACATTATGGAAACAGGAATTATCTTAAAGATGGAGTAGGTTTTGACCACAATCCGAAAAGCAAAGCCTATGTTCCTTACTTCAGCAAGTTACCTTGTACTTACTATTATGGAGCATTCTTTGGAGGTAAGAAAGACAGAATGATAGATTTCTGCCAAACATTATATAATAATCAACTGGAAGATAAGAAGATACCTTATGAGCCAGTTGTTAATGATGAGAGTTACATTAATCAATATTTTCATTATAATCCTCCCACTTTAACAGTTCCTTGTGATAAGTTTGAATTTTTAGTTAGTGACAAAGGAGGAATAGGAGAAACCCGTAATACAAAATTAAATACGGATGAGTTCAGAAAACGCTTGCGTGAAAATACTAATAAGTTATTTGACATACAGCATAACAAGCTTATCTTTGTATAAAACCAACAAACATGATATATTTAAGTTGTCAGCCAGTGGATAGTTATTTCCTTTGGCAAGTAGAAGTACAGATTACAAATTTTCGTAAATTCGGAGTATCAGGAAAGATGCATATATTAGTTTGGTACCCTGAAAGAAGGGCTGCAGAACTGGAAGCATGGAGAGCTTTACAGGATAAATACCCGGAAACAAGATTCTTTTTTTATAAAGATGAAGGTGTTAATCTTGGATTATATATCTCTCAGCTTCGACCACATACTATAAAGAAGCATTTTGCAGCTATTCCGTCTCTCAAGAGAGAGACTATATTTTACCACGATAGTGATATAATATTCAATTATCTCCCTGATTTTGAGTCACTTTTGGACGATAATATCAATTGGCAATCAGATTGTTCAAGCTATCTTGATTACAATTACCTCAAGAGGAAAGAAAAGGAAGGTAATATTCCTGATGACGAAGCTGTAAAAATATTGGCTAATATCGGAAATATTCCGATAGAAGTCATTCAAAGTTACACAAATAAGACAGGTGGAGCTCAATGTATCCTCAAAGAAGTCGATTCAGCCTTCTGGTCCGATGTAGAAAGACAATGTATAGAGATAAGGAAAGCTTTCTGGTTTAATTCTCCTAACTCTATCAATAAAAAGTACTTTGAGAGTGAAAATAAGGGCTTTCAGAGCTGGTGTGCTGATATGTGGGCTCTTAACATGGCTTTGTGGAGTAGAGGAAAAATAACGAACGTAACACCACTTCTGGACTTCTCGTGGGCAACTTCAAGCATCGAAGAGTTTAATAAGAAGCCAATTTATCATAATGCCGGGGCAACCAAGGATAAATCTGAACTGTTCTATAAAGGAGATTGGATTCATAAATCTCCAATTGGTCAAGTTATTATCACCAAACCTAACTCAGCATCCGAACAATATATCAAAGCTATACAAGAAGTAAAATAACGTACAGAATTATTTTAATATTTCAAATTTTTTAATTATATTATATTATGGCACTATTAGATACATTAAAGACGACAGGTGAAGTATTAGGTAGCGTTATAGCGGTGGGAACCATTATTTGGAAAACCTTTGCTAAGAAGTGGTGGAATAGATACAGAGCTTCGCTACATGCTCGCTGGGACAAGTTAACTGCGGAGTTAGCTTCTCAGAATAGGGAAATTGCATCTATTAAGCACATGCTTTATCCGAATGGTGGTAGTAGCATGTTTGATACCCAAAGAAAAATGTTATCTCAAGTAGAAAGTGTCATATTAAAATTAAATAGCTTACAAGTATCCAACAGAAATACTTGGGATATTTTGGATATTGCTTCATGGGAATCTGATAGTGAAGGTAGAATTACTTATGTATCAATAGCTTTTTGTGATTTGATTGGTGCATCACCTTTAGAGGTAATGGGAAATTCATGGGTAGGAAGAGTTGCTTCATGGGACAGGGATATGGTTGTAAAACTATGGAGAGAATCAGTAGCAAATGGCTCCGAATTCATATTAGTACATTCACTAAGAAGAAATGATGGTAAATATCAAATGGTACAGCCAATCGTTATACACAATAAAGATAAAGATGGTAAAGTTTTAAATAGTTTGGGTAGGCTTCTGAAAATTGGAGAACCTTATATACACGAATAATGAAGAGAATTTTTAAATATATAGAACCTTTATGGCAGGGTGCAGATGGTAAAATATCTGTAAGGTCTGCTTTGGCTATAGCCTTCTCTATTGATTTTATTCATAATTTATCTCATGCCATCTTTAAATGGGATGGTGGTAGAACTCTTGAGGGTTTATCACTAGTTCTTGGTATTGAAGCTGGTCTAATAGTAGCTTTATTAGGTTTAACTACTTATCAGAACATGGCAGCTCAGAAGATTGACAGTCTTGCAGCAAATCCTACAGCTCCTGCCATCACAATTGAGAAGGTTGAGAACGTAAATACAGCTACAAATACAACTACAGCTAAAACTGTAAATGCTGCTCAAGTAGATACTGTTAATACAACAAACACAAATATTACATCAAAAGTACAAATCGACAATCCAGATGGTCAATAAAGCAACAGTAGACTTAATTAAGTCATTTGAGGGTCTGGTTCTGAAAGCCTATGTAGACCCCGGAACAGGTGGTGAACCAATAACAATTGGCTATGGAACCACTATATATAAAGGTATTCAGAAAGTTAAACTGGGTGATAGTATCACTCCAGAGCAAGCTGAAATGTTCCTGACATACGATGTTAATACTTTCTCTGAAGGGGTAAAAAAGCTGATAACCAAGAACCTAACGGAAAATCAATTTGGTGCTTTAGTATCTTTTGCTTATAATGTAGGTCTAGCAAACCTCAAAAACAGTACTTTACTTAAGAAAGTAAATGTTAATCCAAATGACCCAGCTATTGCAACTGAGTTTGGAAAGTGGGTAAGAGCAGGTGGAAAGGTGATGAATGGATTAGTTAGGCGTAGAAATGCAGAATCAATGTTATACTTTAAAAAATAAAACCGTTCTCCTATTCCGGATACAGAAATAGGTGCTTAAATTATGAAAGACAAAGGTTTAGACATGGGTCTCATCAGAGAGTTGAACACTTCTGAGAGAAACAAAAGAGGTTGGTCAAAGAACTTTTACGGATTCCGTAAGATGTTCCATTCCTATCTGAACAAATTGGAAGTTCCATTTTATGACATTTGTTGTGCAGAAGCCAGTGAAAATCCGGGTCCTGTACGTTTCAATGTTACAACTGGCTCTCTTGAGTACTTCAATGGTACTGCTTGGGTAGAAACAGTTGGTGGATTTGGTGCTGCTGCAACAGGTATAACAGCCTTTGCAGGTGGTGGTCAAGGTTCAGCTACAGCTCTAACTGCTGGTTATAATGAAGTTACTACTGTAGCAACAGCTGGTGACTCCGTTAAACTACCAACAGCTGCAGCCTCAACTGTAGTAATTGTTAAAAATGAAGGTGCTGCAGCAATGAATGTATTTCCTTTCTTGGGAGATACAATCAATGATGGTTCTGCGAATGCAGCTTATGCTGTACCAGCAGGTGCAACAGTTACTTTCGTAGCTCTGAATGCTACAAATTGGGAAACAGATAGTGAACTCGTTATCGCTAGTGGAATTAAGAACTCCGCAGGAACAATGATTGCTGCTTTCTATCCTCAGGTAGCTCAGACTAACATTACTGCAGGTACAGGTGGTGCTATTCCAGTAACTAATTACCTAACTACAATTAATACCGATGCTGGTGGTGATGCTTTCACTCTGGCAGCTGGTACACAGGTAGGTCAGATGAAGAAAATCCTTCTTGTGGCTGATGGTGGTGGTGATGGTGTTGTTACTCCTGCAGCTTTAGCTGCTGGTACAACAATTACCTTTAATGATGCAACAGACTATGTAATTCTACAGTGGAATGGTGCAGCATGGGTAACATTAGAAAATTCTGGAACTACGATTGCGTAATCCTCCGTGAAGAAAAAGAAAAACCCTCCTAATTGGAGGGTTTTTTATTTCCTTTATCTCTGAACCATAGTGTCTTCGTGCCTCCGTCAAATGGGTTAAATGCTATAAATAGATATTTACTTGCATTATAAACCAATCTTACTACTACGCTATTCAGTTTTGTTCCATCCTCTGTTTTTGCAGAGTGGATGTTGTCTTTTGTAACCCTTATGAGGGTAGGAATACAATCAAGTCCTAACCCTCTCTCATCTAATCTCTCTATAAAATGCTTCGTAGGATGCAATTTTACCAACTCATCGGGATAGACAAAGTTCCCTTTTAGAATCTGTGTTCTCGTCAGTTCCATCTATCATAATTTTAAAATCGTTGAGAGATGGGTCAGACCGTACATCACATACGGCCTGACACAATTCCTCAAGAGAAGGATTATCCAAATGGACCTCCTTCTTTTCATTAATAATCATCATATAAGAGTTTCTTTTTCTTTACTATAAATACCTCCAATTTCTCCGAGTTTCCTCAGTTCCTCCAGAGGCAATTCATAAGTTTCTGCTACGTACTCAATTGGAGTCAATCCTCCGAGGACTTCGTACTTTGAATTTGGTTCTAAAGCAGCTTGTATATCAATACTGATGTTGTTCTTCCTATTAGCATAAGTGTAGTGATAAGTTGTAATGAGCTCCTTGGCTTCTCTGGACATTTTTGAATACTTCCCTTTCAGGAATAACTCAATATCAAGTGCCCACTCAGAAATGTCAAGAACCATAATACATGTGTTATCAACGTCATGTGTTTCAATGAGATATCCACTTTTGTCTAAGGCAGGAAATATAACCTTGTTGCAGTTTTCTACAAATTCATCATAGTTATCATAGGTAAATTTGACTATCAGGTGATAATCTTCAATGGAGTACTTCTCCCAGAATAGATAGGATTCAAGCTTATATATTTGAGTCTTCGCCAAGCCTGACAATGGTAGTAGAAATGCCTGACTTTTACTCCAATACTCTTGTTTAAGAAATTCTTCTTTAAGTTCCTTCATACCTTTCTTTTAGTTTTAAACGTCTCTTATTCACCTCTTCATAAAACGTAGGGTCTTGTTCAACCTTCTGGTGTTCATCAAAGGTAAGTAAGATAATGTTATCTTTATCAAAAATTCCTTCAGGACACTTTGACTTAGGTAATATGTGATGAAAAAATGTAGTCAGTGCTTCTTGACCTAACCACCTTCCAGAAACTTCTGATTTGTGTGGTCTCTCCATCCAGATATCCATAAAGACACTCAACATCATTTGAGTAATCTTCTTTTTATCCTTGATGTTCTGCAGTCTCTTTTGAGAAGGCTGATTAAGCTTATTTGAATACGTTCTTTTTAGCATATTTTATCTATTATCTCCGTCTCCTTTTTGAACTCCTCTCTCTTTACGAGAGCTTAATTTTGCTACATTGGCATCAACTACATCTTGTAGTGTGTATCCAAGGTCATCAGCTAATGATGTGAGGTACCAAAGAACATCTCCAGCTTCTTTTAAAAGCTCTACCTTGTCCAATTCCTTGTCACCACGTAGCCATTTTTTAACCTTTTCAGCTATTTCTCCACCCTCCCCTGTAATTCCAAGGGTAGGATAGATGATAGCATGTTTCTCAGGATATACTTTCATCCCTTTTACAAACTCATTATATTCATTAAACTGCATCTGCTTCAATTTTTTCTTCTACAAGTACAATCTCCTGACCCATTTTGTCTTGGATATTGGCAGAGATTTTACTGTAAAATTCAGGATTATCAATAAGAAGTGATTTGAACTCAGATTCAGAATACTTCGTTCCCTCATAAGTGATGTAAGGAATTAACTTCTCTTTTCTCACCGTAAGCAAACCAAGGTCCTTTCCAAGGTCAACAACTTCCTGTAGTTTGTCAATACCAACTCCATAGAGTACATTAAATTCAGCTTTTTTAAATGGTGCTGAAAGTTTGTTCTTTATCACCTTAGCAATCGTCTGATTACCAATTTTGATTTCTCCATTGAACACAGAGTTATCTTTTGATATTGAACGTGTTGTCTCAATACGAACGTGAGCATAGAATTTCAGTGCATTACCACCTTGAGTCGTATCTGGTGAACCAAACATAACACCAATTTTCTGCCTAAGCTGACCAATAAACACAAATGTAGTTCCATGTTTCATGGATAGATAGTTGGCTTTCATTACAGCCTGACCAAGCATACGGGCATGTTTACCAATAGCTGAGTCACCAACTTCACCTTCCAGTACTGATTTTGGCTGCAGAGCATTGTAGCTATCATAGATAACCATATCAATCTCTCCAGTTTCAACCAGTTTATCAACCTTATTATAGGCTCCTTCTCCTGCAGTATCATCCATCTGAATAATATACAGGTCTTCCATATCAACTCCAAGAGCTTTGGCATAATCTCTATCCAGAGAGTTCTCAGCATCTACATAGATACATTTTAATCCTTTCTTTTGAGCATTACCTATGATTGTCTGACATAAGGTACTTTTACCTGTTGATTCCCAGCCAATAATTTCATAGATTTTTCCGGTAACAACTCCACCAATACCAAGAGCATAGTTCAATCCTATCGAACCTGTGTCGATAATTGGACCTGATACTTGTACTGTGGGATTTTTACCATGAATTACGGTTCCTTTTCCGTAAGTCTTTTCGAGCTCAGCGATTGCTTGAGCTAATGTTTGCTGACCTTTTTTCTCTGCCATTTAGAATGTTTTAATCCAGTTATTTAATTGGAGTGCTTTTGCCTCCTTCCTTGCCTGAACTTCTTCAGTTATTCCCATCTTTTTGCATAGGGCTTGTACTCTGAAAAGAACATCACCCAGTTCCTCTACTATCTTCTCCCTTGGAGGCTGTCTCTCTGGGCTTTTTGTCAGAACTTTAAGTAAAACTTCTGATGATTCTGCATATTCCTCTAGAGTTTTCAGAATGAATTTCTCTACAGAAAACTGCTCAATTAAAAGGTCTATTGTTTCTTCTATCATAATGTAAATTTACAACTCTTTTTCAAATCTTCCAAATTATGCACGTCTGTTTTCTGCAATTCTTTTACACATATCAATGAAGTAATTTTCGGAAAATTTATTCTTCATAATATTAACATGTTTATGAACCCATTGAACATTATCTATTGAATAATCTTTATCTGAATCAATTCTATCCAATGATGCATTATAATCTCCTTTCCACTTTTCAGGAAAGTGCAGAGGTAAACCAGTTAAAGCGCATTTTCTATCTTGTTTAAGAAATAGTGCCCACGCTTGGTCTATTGTTATTGTTACTTCTTTAATTCTTCGACCACCTTTTTCACCAGATGCATTCCTTTTGATTTCGTACCAAAATCCACCAGATATTTCCCCAGAGCCTGTCCACTGATGATGATTTTTACCTATTGTTTTAATACAGCCACAATTAGTTATAGACATTTTTCTGAGATGGTGACCTAATACATTATGACTTTTACCACAGTCACAGACACATTCATATTTTATATGTGTTTTTTGCCTATCTTCAATCTCTTTAACTACCGTTAAATGTCCAAACTTCTTTCCAATCAAATCAATTTTACTCTTACTCATAGTATATAACATTTTATAACACAAATATACGAAATAAAATGTTATATACCAAATAAGTTTTACATCCTTACAATTTCGCATTGGCCGCCGCTACAAGCGGTTGCTGCATAGTCACTCACATCCTTATATTCAGGCTTTGTTAAAATTTTCGATAAATCAATATCCTTATACTTTTTACAAATTGTTTCCCACTTATGTAAGATGTGAATATCCTTAAGACAGCTAACCATCTTTTCAACATCACCTTTGAAGTAGTTCTTAGCAAACTTCTTACCTCTGTCCAGCCAGTATTTCTTAAGCAGAACTTGTTCTCTTGTTCCTGTAATAGGAATTTCCTTCTTGATATCCAAGATTGTAGAACAAGCAAGCCAAAGATTTTCATCGAAATAATGCAAGGCATCAACGATTAATCCAGCTGCAAACATACTTCCCACTCCATAGAGCTTAATGATATCTTCCATAGGAACAACTTCTGTGTATGGTGCCTGAGCCCATCCTCTACTACCCATATTAGATAAAAATGATATAGCTGTGAAAGATTCTCTATTATCCCATATGTAATTAATTACATCTGTCTTATCATCTTCTACAATTACAGTACATGATACATTATGAGTGATACCTTCATAAGCACATCTCTCAGGTACAGTTCCCGGAATAACCCAGTTCTCTTGTACCAGTTTGATATACTCCAAATGCTTAACTCCTATAATGTCATTCTTCAGGATTGCTCCTTCAGGAACACTAATAGGAACATATATTACATAATCACTCTTTGTGTCACTATGAACACTTTCTTCAAGCATGAATGGCATGTTTTCCTGCATATATTTGGCTACCGTAGACTCTTTGTTAATTTGCATGACTCTAAGGTATCTTGCAGCCTCCTCAGCTTTCAATCCTCCAGTTGTCATAGCAATAGTACCACTATTTCCTCCGGGCTTCACACAGGTTGTACGGGCTGCTGGATTGATTCCAATTATTTTGGCTATCTTCTCATTGGTCTCGATTACCACCTGAGCTCCCTTTTGCAACCACTCTGGATTAAACAATTTAGGATTATTCATCCAACCTATTATAGAAACTCCTAATAAGCTCTCTCCTGCAAAGATTTGTTCACTGATTTTTCCCAGATAAGGGAAAGAAACGTATCCTGCCTGACAGGTTCCCAGTACAGCAGCATCCTGACAAGCTCTTAGGAACTGTTCTAGGGTCTTAATTCTTTCAGCTACAATCTCATTAAGGTTACAACCTTGGACTCCAAAAAGGTCTTTATTAACCCTTGTAAACTCTTCTACGTGCTCATAGAGTATCTTCTTGAGGTCTCCTCTGTATAGAATTGGAAGCTTGGAGATTTCATAACATGGATTGAACATATCAAACCAGCTATTGGCAAACACGAATCCTACATCATTCATTCCATTATTCAGGTTCACAATCCTTTCGAATTGTTCCTTTGTAACATCACCCCTGATTAATAGAACACTATTGTTTGTACGTTCTCTTTGCTTATTTTCCTGATACCAGTTACCTGTCTTGGACATTATCATTTCCTCATCATAAGGGTCAATGATAAAGTTTAGAGCTGCTCTTCTTACACCTCCAGAGAGAACTGCATTGGACATGTGACAAATAATATCACCGACAGCAATAGGTCTAAGTTTATTTCCCTCTTTGGCTATCCAGTTATCCATCAACTGTTCAATCTTCTCCAGACAATTCTTCAATGGTTCGTATCCCGGAGCCTTGAAACCACCACTGATGTATGAACCTTTTTCCCTGATTTGACTTCCATCAAACCTGATTTTGCAATTTGCGAATTGCGGAAAGGGCTGATTATCAACAAAGTAAGAGGACATTAGAACACCAACGGCATCTGCCCATCCTTCAATACTATCTTCGATGATATAGGTCACTGTTCCATTCTCTCTGGCTTGTACACGAGAGATATTATTAACGAATGGAATTAATAGTGATGTACCAACTCCACAGCCATTCAAAGCAAGATAGAAGACTTCCTGAAATACAGTGTTCCTCATGGCATGTGTTGAAACACAATTGTACATACGTAAATTACTTCTCTCAATTTGAGGATATCTATACTGAAGATTCCTCTGACTGGCTAAGACGCTCATATCTTTTACACTCTCGAGAGCTGAGAGTAAGTATGGTTCCAATTCCGGATTATTACCATACTTCAACCTGTGTCCATTAATAATGTCCTCTGAGGCATCTTCCCATGTTTCGTAAGAACCCTTTTTTTCGTCCCACTTGAAATAGTCAGTATGCAATTTCAAATCTGACAGAAATTTTTTTCCAGTTTTCATATTTTATTTTATTTTAAAGTTAGTTTTAATAAGCTCATTGAGTTTTTCAAGTTTCCTATTAAGGAATAGATTTGCATCCTTATAGAGTAAATCTTTAAGCAAAAGAATATCTTTCCTCTTCTGAATAGCAATTACATATTGTTGTAAATGACCCAACTGTCTTATTTTAGGTTTTGTTATTGTAGGATTTAGATTATTATCTATATAAAAATCATATATCTGTTTAGAGAATGCTTCAGATACAGTAACTATATTACACCTGATACCAGTACTTTGACTATTAGAAAAACAACCATCACCGTCTATAATCCCTCTCATAATATCTCTGTTCATAGGAATTTTGAGATTAAGGGTGCCAGACTTTCTTTCAGTGATACCATAGTCATTTAGAGTTTTTACACAATCCTGATTGCTGAACGCAACTTGATATAAGATTTTGTTAAATCTTTTATCATTTATTGTATGAATATTTAGTGGATAATTGCTCCACTTTACAAATTTTTCTAATATCTCCTTATCTTTTTCCTGTAAATTAAAGGTTAATTTACCTTTGTGGATGCAACCGTCTGTTGCAATAAGACCAATCCAGTAACAGGTATCTGAATCTAATGTTTCAAATAAATCATGTTTTACTATTCCATTCATATAATAAATTAAAAAAGGGTAGGGAAAATCCCCTACCCTCGGTGTATAAATATACGAAATTCTACTGGATTCTCAAAGAAAATACCCTTAATTCTGTATGTTATTTTTCCTTAAAAAGGAAGTATTTCGATGCGTTCTTTACTCTTCTCTTGCTGCTCTCTATAGCAACAATATGCCAATTTAAAGTAATTGATACCATCTAAGAAACTATCATCAATACTCTCATTATTTGGAGTTTTTCCTGCACTAATCAAGTTACCTAACCGTGCTAATTTCAAAACTACCATAAATAAAGCATAACCTGTGGGATTGCTAACATCTATTCCTAATTCTTTAGCAGCATTGCTAACTGACTTAAAGTTGGATAACACATCTGCTCCTGCATAATCATGAGCTTTTGACTTGGTAATTTGCATTATCTTGTCATGTAGTTCTTCGTAAATTTTTGCTTGTTCTTCTGACTTCATAAAATTGTATTTAACCAATGAGAAATTACATATCCTAATCCTGTACCTGCCATTGCACCTGCAGAATAAGAAATCCTATCCCACCAACTACCAATAGATATTCTTTTGACATTAATAGTCCATATCAAACTAATCATAAAACCTGTAAGTAACATTGGAATAATCATACCATGTGCAATAAAATTTACATTCATAGCCACAAATGTAACTTGAAGTAATCCTGTTAGGAATAAGTGTGTTTTGGGGTTCTTAAATAATCTTTTCAATTTTTCTTTTTAACTCTGTCATCAATCTTGTTTTCTCCCTTAATTGTTTTCCTGTACTGAACAAATCCTCTAAAGTTACCACTCCATCCTTCCTGAGAAGGATTCTTAGGTTGATATTCAGGATTTTCAGATGTTACTCTAGTATAATCCGTACCTTGTTCATGAGTACCATGTATCATTTCTGTTTTGGTCATAGCCCGAGCACAATGTTCAAACGGTGACATATGACCACTTTTGAGTAAGGTATCGTGAAGTTTGATATCAGCTTCGTAGTCATCTTTACCTTCAAAGTTTAAGTACGATACTCTTGCACAACGTGCAGTTGCAATCTTCACCATAGCATCTTGTATCCTCTTAGTCCAAGGATTTAGTAAATCTATAGTATTTAATGATGTCATACAAGCTAATCTAACTGTATCCATCTTATCACCAAAAGGAATATGCCACTCACCAGCTTTCAGTTGCTTTGGAGTACTTTGGTTATAAGCATCCAACATTTGATATGCTAATTCTTGTATATGTATTTCAGCTCCGTCTTCAGCTCTCAGTGCAAAGAAGTTTTCCCATTCTGTTCCGGTACAAATACATTTGTGATATAGATAAGGTTCTAATATTCTATTGCATATTTGTTTTGTGACTCCTGAAGCTTCACTTAATTGATAAGCTGCTGAACAAGCTGCATCCCTCGCAGCTAACCACTCTATCTCGGCTTGTTTTGAAAATATATCATCTAAATACTCATTACCCTGCATTCCCTTATGCTCTTTCATCCAACGTATTGGAATAAAAGGTTCATTTTTTACCTTTTCAAGCATTGTCTTGAATGGTATTGCTCTACTACTTGCTGAATTTCGTGATATCATTCTGTGAGTATTAAACTCAGATAATATGATTCTCGGAAAATCCAAAACAAAAGTAGTTATTCTCTGACCAAATTCATTAATTGAGTCAGCAATTATCTCAGCCTTTATTCTATTCATTTTTGTAAGTTTTTAAAATCCATTCAGCATATTCAATTAAGTCTTCTGGTCGTTGTCCTCTTGGTTGGTGAGTAATCCACAATTCAAGATTAGGTAAATTATTATCTTGTTTATTACCATTTTTATGATGTATACTCTCGTACTTGTGTAGTTTTCTACCTAAGTATTGTTCCATTACATATCTATGTTCTTTTACCCAATCTTTGTTACCCTTTCCAAAACCTATTTTTATTCTAACATATCCATATTCATCAATTCTTTTAGATAACAAAGGAGCCAAAGTATGCTTTTTGGCTCCTCTCCTATCCCTTTCGTGTTCTTCATAATGAATTTTTCTGTAACAAGCTCTACAAATACCTCTTGCATGTATAGGTTTATCACAACCATTTGAACAATTTCCTACTCTTATTACTTTTCTTCCCATAATTGTACCATTTGAATACAATATACGAAAGATTTACCAGAATTACATTACCTGTCTGAATAATACTTCCACATGCTACATAACTTGGGTCTTCCAAGAGATGTGGAGGAAAAGTTTCTGCACTACCACAAATAGTCCTGATTCCATATTGGAAAGGCATAATCATAGTATTCCATCTTTCGATATCTTGCTTTCTCCATGTATCATATTCACCAAGTAATAGAATTGCTGCTGGGAGCTTTTCATCTGGAAAGAAATGTTTCCATCCAATTTCACAGGCTGCAATTCCTAATTGGTAAACGTAGGTAATTTTATCCTTTCGCTCATCTACCAAGATGTCAAATTCGACCTTTTGAGATAAGTGATGGTCAATCCACGTTACATCATTCTCATCGGCTAATTTCATCATATCTTCCATGGGAAAACATATATCAATGATAATCAGCTTGGAACCTTTTGGTATTTCAGGAACAGGATTTCCATAATCCCAACCAATAAGTTCACAATCAGGGAATTTTCTTTTTACTATAGCTCCTGAACTATAGCCATCCAAATCTTTGTTGTGATGGACACATATTGTTTTAGTCATAATTTATATTTAATTTCATTTTACCCTTGTTATCAAAAGCTTCTTTACTACAGTCCCAAACTTCATTTTCTTCAGCCCAAGCTATATCCATAATCAATTCATGAACTCCTCTGTAGTGAGTTCCTCGTAGGTCAAAACCAAACATTCCATTAACCACATCCTGAGATGAAGTTTCATAGAGTAAAGGGCGTCTGTTGTTTGACGAGGTATCACCAACTATAAAATGCATAGGCATAACAAGAAAATCTCCCATACCATTTTCTTCTGCCCATACTTTAACTGCTTTATGGTAAAAGGCATTCTGAAGATAGTAACTATTTTTAATATACATAAAATCAAAAGACTCATTGTCATAGGTAGTTTTTAAATCCATAGGTTGGATAATCTTAGCATCGTGGTCTATGATAAGCATGTCCACTTCACTCTTACAGAGGATGCTTTTATCTTCACCAAGTTCATATCTCCATTCAATAGGAAAATGAGTAAAGTAATCATATTCAGTATGCTTAAATAAATGTCGTGTAAAGTCATCCCTTAGAAGGTTATTACCAACAATCTTGGCTTTATCCATGAGTGACACATCTACAACAGTTTTGCCAATATTATCCATTAACATTTGAAAATAAACTAATCCGTTCTTTTCAAAGTCATCAAGAATGTAGGCGTCATCTTTCTTCTTATACTTTCCATCTGCTCTTACTCTTGACAGAGCAGCATTAAATCTGGTTTCAAAGGAGCATGTTATTTCTCCTCTTTCGTTAGCACAGAGTTTTGTTTCTTCAAATAGAGCATCTGCAAGTTCAAAAACTTGTCCGGTGCCTTTTACTCCAGAGAAAAGAGCAAACTTCTCATCAAATCGAGAAGCAAATTCTACTTCATCTCCTTTACATCCAAGGACATAAAAATCTACAAGGTCTCCAATTATGAGAGCTGTACCTTTCTTTTCCTTTGCTGGTTTACCTAATTTGAATTCATTGTAGAATCTTATAGGGTCAGTATCGAAAGTTTTCAGCATGCTCTGATTGAGTGCATCTAACTTTCGATAATTCATTACAGGCTTGTCTACAAACGCCTTTGGTTGGATTTGTTTTCCTTTTATCATGGTGATTTAATTAAGTCCCTAATATCATGTAAGTTAATGATTTTTACGTTGTAACAATCAGCTTTTACAGTAAAATTGTTGGATGGGTCTATTTCTCCCTTTTTCATAAAGACTGCTTGTTCATAGTACTCTTTAGGGGTCATGTAACCAAGTATCCAAGCTTTTTCCCAAAACTCATGTACCCGAGCAAAAATGTAGTAATCACATTTCTGATTAGGATTAAAGTTGGCTACTGAACAATCATAGCTGCTCTTGGGCTGAACAGTCGTAAGTTTTGTCTTAACCTCAAATTTCTTACCATTGAAGATGAAGTCAAAATCATAATGATTTCCTCTTTCAATCTCTCCAGAGGTATTATCCGTAAGATACTTCTTAACCACTTCTTCTCCTATAAAGCCTACCTCATTCCCTTTTCCTACAAGGATAGAATTATTTAGCTTACCCATCTCGTCAGATTTGGTATAAGCAATATTCCGGGTCTCAATAGACACCGGAACTTCAATTATCTTACTTGTTTTTATCATATCTTAATAAACGTTTTATCATCAATAGCTTTCCTAATCCACCTCATGAAAAGCATCGCTTTATCACGAGTACGAATTGTAGATGTTCCTATATCTCCAATAGGAACTGGGAATTTGTAGAGGTTAAAACGATAATCTTCCTCTGAGTCATAGTGGTCATACCAATCTTCATGAATTTCTTTATCTCTCTGAATATCCCTTACGACAAAGTAAAATATACCTTGACGAAAACTATCAAAGTCAACAAAATTATCTTTAACAAGATTTTTAATTTCTATATTATACCCTTTCATGCTATTATAAATTGTGATTTAAAGGCTTTTATTCCTATCCATTTATTGTAGGATTTATCTCCCATTTCTAGGACTCCTCGTGAAAACTGCTCTTTGGCTTCCATGTAATTCATTTGAGCTTTGTTCTTACATAGATGAAGAATTTCTCTTTTAAAGGAACCTTCTCCAAGTAAGGCAACATCAGCTTTTAGGTCAATAGAGCTACCAAAATACTTAAGCCATTGACTATCAATTTGTTCTATCTTAACTCTCTTTCCTGTAGCCTTCTTAGCTTTCTTGGAAAGTCTTGTCTTTTTGTTATAAAGAAAAGCTTTTTTACCTACATAGATTCTTCCATTATTAAGGTTTGTTATGAGATAAACGAATCCATAGATATTATCTGGTTGTTTATTTACACATTTTCCACTTTGGTCAATCCAACAATTCATGTTTTAAAGGTTTAAAAGAGAGTAGGGTTTCCCCTACTCATCTATTACAAATTTTGTTCTTTCGTACTTAACTCCTCGTGGAACTTTATACTTTAATCCTACAATAATTCCCTTATCTCCAAGGAACCTTTCGTCAGTTTCGTCTCCGTTAATTACACTAAATCCATTCCACGTCGAAGGTACAACTTTTTTGAATACCACAGCAACGTTTGCAACTTTATTTGTTAAAACTTGCTCGCAATATTTCCAATTGTGACCTGAGAATGAAAGAGTCAAATCATAATTATGAAGATTGTTTAGCATAGCCTTCCTGTGGTCTTTGGTATAGTCATAGAATTGGATATTATTAAAGCCACGTAAATCACGACCTTGTTTCCTAAACTCTAAATCCCAATCTACATCACTCAAGAGGTTCAGTTCTATTGGGCTTAGCATTGAGTTTACATAATTCATTCCATAACTGCTCAAGAAATTCTGTCCTGTGATTTACAAAATATTCTGTCTTTCTTGACCTACTGGTTACCACATTATCAAATGATTGTCTACCTGCAAACTGGAGGCAGGCTGTTCTACATTCCTTAGTTGAAAACTTACATAAGTTCTCTCCTTTACTGTTAAGGTCTGTCGGCTGCAAAGATAAGTAATATGTTGGCATACTATTCTTTGCTGTCTTAGTGTTACTCTTGCCATCTGTCAAGAGGTTTCTTTTTCTAAAATATTCTATTAAGTCCATAAAAAGAAGAAGGAGAGCTGTATAGGCTCTCCAACTACTTGATTATCAATTACTTCACGTTATATTGGGTACTACCCACTACAATACTTGCTATTCTTCCTATTTTTGGACTAATGTAACCTAAAGGTGATTTCTTTTGACCTTTAATTGCATCCTTATCTAATGTTTTACCATTGATTAAAGTTACAGATTTAAATGTAGGATTTTGAGCAAATCTTAATACATCAGGCCAATCAACCTTCTTGGCTTGAGCCTTAATGCCAGTATTCTGAACTGTATTTGCAGTTCCACTTCCAGCAACAACATTTTTAGTTATTGTTTTCTTTGGTCTTGGAGTTACAGGCTTTACAACCGGCGAACCAACTAAGGAATAAGTACGATAAGTACCATTGTCAGTGTAAGTAAATACACCATCACCAGCTAACTGGTCCATAAATTTGCTTACAGTATCCTGTGTCCAGAAAAAATAAGGATAATCTCTCCGTAACTCAGTCTTAATTTCTAGAGTTGTTACGGTGTTGTTGGCTTTAGCCAAACTTGTTGCCACTGTTAGGCAAGCATCTTTCATTGCTTTCATATCTGTTGTTTTTAATTTTACTTGATTTGAGTTTACGGATATACAATTTCCTTCTGAATCACAAATATCCAGTCTACCATCCTTAAGGAGACGGAATACTTTAAAGGGTTCTACTAGAACCACTTCATCTCCGATTTTTATTTCAGCCATATGATATATTTTATGCGATTTTGTTGCTCATTATAAGCAATAATCTCGCTGTTAAGTAATCCATTACCAGCTTTAACAAAGGTACTATCGAATCCTCTTTTCTGTAATTCTGAATAATTCAGTGGAAATGAGTTTCCCCGGAACCAGCCATCATAAACAAAAGGGTTTCCTGTGTGTACTTCATACACGAGAATTATTTTATCAGGGTCACTACCCGTATAACCTAAAGATTTCTGCATGTGCTCAGAGAAATAGTTACCATCACCATAAGCTTTACCTGAGAACTGAAAGTTTCCACCTGTAGGTCGAATCTTTAATCCTATCTCAAGTATGGGAATAACTGAAGTACAACGTGTACCATGAATTAAATGTTTCGTTGATTTGTCCTTCTGTTTGCCAACCCAGCCGTCAAACGTACTATCTTCTGCAGGTTTGTTAACCTCGAAAATAGCATGAACTTTTCTACCATGGCTTTGCTTTAATAGGTAATCAATCTCCTTGTATACCTTGGCCTCAGCCATTGTGAGCCCGAGTTTGTCTAGCATGGTTTGAGATTTTTTAGTCTCGGCTTTTTTCTCTTTAGCTGTTTTAGGTTTGATTAAAGATACTTGAGCAGCCATAGCATCCAGATTATCCTGTTCACTTACCAAGGTCTTATTAAGTTTGATATTTGGCAAAAGATAATCATTTACTTGTCCCATTCTACGAGGAATAACCGTGTAAAGTTCTACCAGTTTATCATTTACTTTTTTAGCTCCTGTCATTGTAGAATCGTCCATCTTATTTAACTCATCAATAATCTTCTGAGCTGCGTCTACTTGTTTTTGACTTACTGCCTCAGCTTTAACAGAATATGTAGTAGAAACCAGTCTATCTGTGTAAGCTTTCATTAAAACCAAGAAGTCATTTACCAGCTTTTCCTTAACGTTCTCTAGAGGTGTATTATCCTTGGCTACCTTTGTCACTTCAACTGTTACAAAGTCTGTGACGTCTTTATATCCTTTTCTAATCTTCTCATTATATTTTGTACTCCACATGTGCATTGGGTAACTTGCAGTTTGTACAGTACTTTCTACTCTTCCGTATTTAACGTTAAAGTTTGAACCATTGGCTTGCATTTCATAAAACTTATTGTTATTATTAGTGCTAACCATTATCAGTTTAGCATATTTTTCGTTGCTCATTTTCTAGAGTTTTTAAGTAAACCAATTTAATTGCCTGTCGAGCTGAATCAGTAAGATTCCTAGAACCTATACCTGCATAATTTTGAGTTAAAATAGGAATAAGTTCAGGTTTAAATTCAGTTCCATTCCAATAAAACCAGAATCCTTTAATAATATCAAAAACATGTACAGGTTTTCCCATCTGAATAGCCATTTCACAAGCCCAAGCTGTACCTCCAGCTACTATTTGTTTCCCTGTAAGGTTTGAAAATCCTTTATCTTTATCAAAAGGTTGTACAATTCTGGAAATAGCAAATATAGCATCAGCTCCATTAGCTTGAAACCAATTCCTTCTTACTAAATCCTTTCCGGGAAATTCCTCTGTTGGTCGTTGTAAAGCTGAAGCAGCAGCAAATACATCAGTTTCAATGAGTTGTTTTACTTCAGCTGAAGCACGTTTTAAGTCAGAGGGACGATAGTGCTTATGATTATTAAACCCATGCTCTCTACCGATTCTGTCCCATTCCATATCTGCTCCTTCACAGCCTCCGCTGTGGTTAATATAGTTATTCATATTCTTCACGATTTAATTTGATGATGTATGGAAAACGTGGAATGTCATCAGGAGTTCTGTTAAAGTATTTAACAGTTGCCTTAGTTCCAATATATTTTGCTCTTTCATTCCAGATAGTAGCAAGATATTCAAAATCTCCTTTTACATTACTCTTAAAGGTTTTATCCTTCTTATCATGTTTCATAACGAAATATCCAATTGTTCCTGCACGTCCACCTTCACCTTCAATGGCATCAAGAATTACAAACTCTTCATCTATGAAATCTTTCTTCTTAAGTAACTGTTTACTTCTCTTTTTCTCATAGTTTCCCAAATCGAGACGGATAATTGAACCTTCGAAGCCCATTTCCAAAAATTGGTCATGGTAACGGTCAATATCTTTCTGATTTTTAACTTCGTAAGTTGGAACAAGTACAAGATTAGGATTAGGATTAGCTGCTAACCATCTCTTTAGAGCGATAAGTCTATCTGAGAATTTACCTTCATGGTCTGGAAAATCATAAACCCACATTTGAACCACGTCCTTACTTTCCTGAAGCTCTTCCTTAGTTGGAGTTTGTTTCTTACAAAGGCTTACAATCTTATTGAAATCATCGTGATATTTGTGATTATACAATTCTCCATCTAGAGTGACTTTATCCTGATACAAGTGAGGAGCAGCAAGATAAGCCTTACCATTTCTACTCATTAGAGTATTATTAGCATTAACAGCCCGTAGTCCATCAAGCTTAGGCTGTATGAAAGTTGGGACAGTAAAGAGTAATTTCTCGTACTTTCCCAACTCATGAGCCAACATAGGTTCAAAGAATTTCTTTTCATCTGTTAAAATTTCATTATAACCTCCATCAATCTTCTTCTGCCATTTGGCTTGTGCTTCCGCCAATGCCTGTTGTTCTGGAGTTGTTTCATTACTTCTACCAACGTTTTTTGCTTTACAAATAGTTGGTTTTGAGGTTGTTATTGTTCCTCCTTGAATACCTTCTTCAGTAAAGAAGTGGTCGTCCTCAGCTGTTATCTGCCAAGTCTGTATTTGTCCCTTCTGGGTGTACTTCAGGAGGAGTGGGAATGTTTTCTTCATTTGTTTTCTGTTTTATTTCTGAATATGCATAATATTTTCCATTGAACTGCATTGCCTTTTTAGGGGCGGGCATGAGATGTACAGGACCTTCTCCAGTTAGTGCTTCATTTAAGTCACTTTTAAGAAGGAAGGTTCTCACATTAATCTCCCACAATCTATATGAGATATTATCAATCATCATTACATTTTCCATATCATATTTCTATTATTAAAGGTTTGGTTATTAATTGAGTATAATCATTCGTCAGAACTGCTCCATTAGAGAACATTACTCTTCTGCTATTAGATACGCTTTTAAGATGAACTCCAAAATTGTCATGAATGTGACCAGAACAATGAAGTTTAAGACTTGTAAGCCTCTTTTTGATTACTTCAAATAAGTCTTCACATCCGACATGTCCATCTTTATGCCAAGCAGTTCTGTTTGCAGCGTCAACCATATCTAAGATTCCGAATGCTGGTCCATGAGTGTCTGATATGTGAACAATTTTTAAACTCATTTGTGTATTATATTTTTTGTTGAAAGGTTGTTATCTAAATAGTGAATAGCTTTTGTAAGTAGGTCCTTTCTATCATCAAAATAGCCTATTCCAAAATTGCATTTAGTGCATAGTAAACCTCTGATAATTTTGCTATTATGACAATGGTCTATGGATAAATTTCTTCCATTTTCTCCAATAGTTTTCCCACAAATAGCACATTTACCTTGTTGTTCATCAAGTAGAATCTGATAGGTGTTTTTTGAAATGCCTGTTTTGTGTTTCAGACTATTCCAATTCCTTGAAGTTCTATTAATTTTAGCACGTTTGACACATTGTTTTGTGTTACAAACTCTGCAGTCAGGTCTTAAGCCATCTTTCTTCTGCTTATCTTTATAAAATTCACTAAGTGGTTTTGGTACACCACATTTTGTACATGTTTTTAAATCTTCCATATATGTGTATGTTTTTATTAAAGATACACATTTTGGTCAAATTACCAAATTTAATTCGAGCCCCGAAGGGCGTTTAAGTTAAACAATATATTTAATACGTGTCTTTAGCATATCAGTTATTGACCTCAAATCAACTAAACTAACTGCTGGACTATTACTTTGAACACTCAGACCTTCAAAACTATTAGCTTCAGCTGCTTTTTCCAGTTCCTCTAAGGTTAAATCATGATACTCTTCATCAAAAGCTGATAAAGCAGATTCATCAAAATGACTCCCTTGAGGCTGGCTGTTAATACAAGCAATGAACATTTCTGTAGTCCTAAGCTTTCCAGTTTCTCCAAGTGGGACTGTAATAGCTTTGGAAGGATTTACAAGAACAACAACCATAGTATCTCCAAACCCTGAGTAATTATAATCAACAGCAGCTGCATGCAATCCACCAGCAGCACAAATGCTATTATCCAAGTTAATCTTGTCTTCTGGAATACGATATATTCCTCCAACTTTGATTTTCATACTTCTATCATGAGATGCAGTGAAGTTATTATTCTCATAGTCTGGTAATTCTATATACATTTGTTGTAGATTACCAATCAATTCTGGGATTATATAGTTTTCTTCCCTCAAATCTACAAAGTAGAATGTACCTTGTTTATTTTTACCAATTGCATAACTTCTTGTGTCTTCACCTTTCTTTTTTAAAGAGTAATAGGTTTGACTGATGAATCTTATATAATTGATATCTGCTCCAGTTTTACTAACAATTCTCCTGTAAAGAATAAGATTACCATTATTGGTAATACGTACATCATTTTTCTTACAGAATATTAGTAAATCCTCTCTACTTCTCGGTAGTGGATTAAGAGCTAGTTTGAGCCAGAACATTTTTAAAGCTTGATACTGACAGAACAATTCTTCTTCATCAATAACTAAGTGGTCAATGTTTTCACCTTTTTGGATTTGTGCAGATATTGCATCTGCTTTTTCTAGGATTTCAATAAATGATGCTAATACTGGAGCTGGCATTAATAGACTCACTCCTTTCATACTTACATCATTTCCATTAATAATGAAGTCTTTGTGACCTCTAAGAGCACCAAGATTGTCAGTAACAATCTGTCTTTCCTGTTGTGTTTCACTTACGTTTACAACTACAGGAACTGGAATTACTCTGTCTATCATCAAATCTTCTATCTCAGTCTGAGTCTTTGCATTCTTTATTTTCTCAAAGAATTCTCTATCTACACTCATTTTATCCAATGTATTTCCATTCGGAAAGACAACTGTAATGTTTCCATTAGAGAAGATAATATTTTTATAAGGAGTAGATAGAGGCTCAGGAACTTTTGTCACTACAGCAAGTACATCTTGCAGAGTTTTTTCTACACGTTCAACTGTTTCCGTGTTTTTCTTTAGGTTTTCCCTGTCTTTAGAGGTAAACCAGTTAAACTTGAACCATTTCATCTGTTTCTGTTTTAGTTTTAAATATTATTGTTGCTCCTTCAAGGTCATCATATTTTTTCTTTCTGAACAGTAAAACTTGATTAATCAGAGCGTTATACCTGTTCATAGTTTCGGTATCTGTATGCTTTGGTTGTTCCAAAAGGTTGACAAAGTCATACTTTTTGATGTTGTTCTGTACTCTTTTGTATACATCCCACAATTGCATATCGAATAGATTATTGTCCTGTGCAACTTGAAGAATCATACTTTCCACGGGTTCATCTCCACAATCAACAAAGTTCTCATTTGCAAAATCTTCAAGTTTCTTAACATCATCTACAAAGGATTTTAAGCATAGTTCAAATACTCCTCCTTTGTGTTTAGATAGGTCTTCAAACTCTCCAACTGTTCGGTTGAATAGAATAGAAGAAGCTAATCTCATGAATGGTTTACTATCCATACTTATATACTGTTTAAATGTGATAAATTGGTTACTTTCTGGAATTCTTTTTCTCTCCAGTTTTCCTATACGTGCAAATTTCACGTTTGGATTATTACTTCTCTCCATAATACTCTTTGCAAGCTCTACATCTCCATCCGAGACAATTATAGTTAGGTATTTGTTACTTTTTAGAGAAGAAATTGGATAAACATCCTTTTTAAAGTGGATTTTTCCATATCTTTCGTATGCATAAGCAATAGTAACATCTCCAGCTTGCTTGTTAAGACCTGTATATGAACCACTTATATATCCAGAAGCTCTGGACATTTTCTGAGATTCTCTCTTTTTTTCAAGCCAATCCAGATAATCCTTTGTAGTTGCAACATTTGTCTCATCCTTAAAGGTACTAACTGTAGTTGAAACTACCAACTGCCATTCTTTAATGTAATCTCTCCATGTTTGCTTAGGAAATCTGGATAATTCTACTATATTATAGTAACTATCTGGGGCAATTTCTCCATCATCAGCATATCGTTTATTCTCAACTTTTCCTCCCAAGCTTCTTGTAAATGAGTTCTTACGAACGTATAGTTTGTCAGCACCATATTTCCTCGAAAGGTACTCCCTAACATTACCTTTATAATCATCACCAACTACAATAACATCCTTTTTAAGGTCAAAGATTAAATTATCCTTGTTGATTTTATGTGACTTTGTAATTCGTTTACCATTAGGAAGAATATGTACACAAGGACTATATTCCTGAACTAAATGTTTCTTCTTGCTTTTGTACCAATCACCAGTCCTTTTAGTAACACCTTTAATCTGTATCTCAAGCTGTCTAAAACTAGCGTATTTCAGTAGAGGATTAATTGTAAAATCTCTGTCTTCAAGAGGAACTACATAATCACTTTTTCCTATATATGGATAAGCTTCCATAAAAGTGGGAAATTCTGTGACTTTTTCATTGTATTTCTTCACGAACCAGTCAGCTACTCCTTTAATCTTTTCTAATAGTAGCGTTCTAACCTTGTCATTTGTAATATATGATTCTCTGGAAGGAGTTGGTGTTAAACCATCACCTAAACCTAACCTTATTGCAATAGGTAAGTTGATTGGTTGTATCCCAAGTGCTTCATAATCAATGGTATAATACACATCTTTAAGAGCAATATGAATCTGAGAGTTACTATTGAGTGATGAATATTGAAATAATGGGTGTCTATGAATATCATTTTTAACTATAACACCATCAATTACAAGAACTGCAGTATCATAATATGCTAACTTAGACTTAGCTTTCTTAACAAATAACTCTCTCTCTCCCCAGTCTTTAATAACAAGCTCTGCAAGTACTCCATTTTCTTCTTTAGTATCTTTTTGATGAATAAGGTCAAAGTTTACGAACTCATCACCTTCATAAACGAGATATTTCCTTTCAATCCCTCCTTTACGACAAGTAAAGGTAGCTGACCTCTCGAGAGATAGAAATGACTTCATTCCGATACCAAAGTGTCCAATAGTATCATTATCATTCTCTTTAGTAGATTCTAAGTAATTCATGCAAATATCTTCAAAATCCCTGTCATCTAATCCACAACCCTTATCTTCTACAGATAAGCTTATAGCTCCTCTGTCATTCTTAGTTATATTAACCATTACAGGATTCTCAATAGAATTCTTACCTGCCTGAACGACACCATCAACTCCATTGTTTGTCCACTCAGCTATTACAGCTGTGATTGGGTCCTTATAAAGTCCCTTCGTAAGAAGATATTGGAGCTTCTTCATTTTATCCACACTTATCTTAGCCTTCTTACTATCATGTTCTCCAACTATCTCTAAATCTTTTACTCTTTCTGCTATAATCATAAGAATTTATTTAATGCGTTAATGACTGATTGTAAATCCTCCTTGGGTATTTGTAAGCGTAAATGACTTGTTATCATTCCATCCTTTGAATTAATGGAATTTAGGGTTACTACGTCTTTTGTTCTCCAGTCCTCATCATTATTTATACTTAAGCCAGCTTGTTTGGGAGCTTTACTCATTGCTTTAGCATCAACTACTCTGCTATATTTAACATTTTCTATCATAGTTCTAATTTTGATTGTTTGAATTTAGATATTGGTTGCAATTCTTGTAATTTTGATTTGTACAATTTCTTTTGTACTTCTACTTGTCTTCTGACATCTGTGAGAGGACCAATAGCCTCAGCCAAATCTTCTACGAATTGACTGAAGCCGGGAGTGTCCCACAAAGCAAGTTTATTTCTTAATCTTTGTTCCTGTGGACTCATCTGTCTGATTTTCCGTGGTGGTCAATAGGTTGCCAGTTCTTTGTTAACATATGCTTCTCTACTTGATTGTAGCTCAGCACATTATAATCATACCAACTTCCATTAATACCGACGTCCATACATCTTGCTGTAGGTCGTTCAGGTAATGAATGATGTGAGTGTCCATGAAGATGCCAAACTCCGTGATGAGACTTATCCCAAACATCCATTCTGTAGTGATTTAACACTATTTCCTGATATCCATTAGATTTGTCTTTATCTGGAATTCTTACTTTCTTCTGCTCACCAAGATAAATACCGTATTTCTTGTATAATTTAATGGTATCATCTTTATCATGATTTCCCTTTATAAAGAACAAGTTTGCTCCTGTGTAAGAGATTGCTTTCATGTGACCTTCCATAGTATTAGAACCTCTGGTCAAAGCAAAATCTCCTAAAAAATAGAGATTATCTCCCTTTTTAAGGGTTGAACAAACATTATGAATAATTGTTTCATTCATTTGTTCAACCGTTTTAAAAGGTCTTCCATCATATTTGATGATATTGGCATGGTCAAGATGCCAGTCTGCACTAAAATAATCCATATTAATAATTTAAGGTTCGTAAATTTCACAGCCTTGTAATTCAAGTGCTTCTTTTTCAGCGTCAGTTATAGCTATCTCAACTATTTCCAAGCCTTCTCCATCTTCTGGTGTAACATTTAACACCCAATTGGTTCCATTGTGTTGTAATTCTAATATTGCTGTCATTACTCAAGGTTTATTTCTGGTTCAATTTCATCAAAATCTGCCTGAGGAATAACATCCAAATTCAGATATATCTGTCTTCCGAGGTCAAACTCAGGTAAACAAGGATATAATCCTCTACTGCCTGATAGTTTGAATTTGTCACAGATATATGTGTGAAATTTAACATGTTGTTTATCAAATATTGCCGGATGATTTTCCTTAAAAGCTTCTGTACAATTGTTATAGAAGTCCCAAAGGCTATCTCCTGAGAAATAGATGGATTTCTTCATCTCTTTTTTCAGGATTGCTAATTGACTAAGTGTCAATAGTCCCTCATTCACAATCATATCTCCTATTAAAGAGGACCTTATGAGTGGATTGAGAGTTATAGCTTTCATTTCCTCCTTGTTCTTTACTAATCTTTCAAACTCTTCCTGCAATCCTCCAATAACCGTTTTTATATGGTCACGAAAGTCAGTCAGAGCATCTCCAGAGTGCTTTCTGGCATAATAACCATTAGCAATATTCCCCATCATTCCATTCTTACAGACTAAAACAACTGCTGTAGCTCTGATTTCTGCCTTTCTTGTCTTGTTGTAAGAATTCACGAATGATATAGCTGGAGATAATTCTCCTCCAATATCTGATTGAATTCTATACATTCCGGTAAGAACATTACAATTATGCAGTGAAAGATACCTTTCATCAGCTATTGTATATCCTTTATCCTTCAATTCTCCCGTAATCTCTTCTAAGAAGACTTTGTGGGGTATTACTGTATATGTCGCTGTTGCCTGAGGCAATGGACAATCAAGTAGTCTTTGTTTGGTTGATTCCCAATTTTTCATATATTATCTTTTTCTATTTCTTCCTGTAATTCATTTCTTGTTTGACTTCCACATATCAGGCAAACGTGGTCACCTTTGATAGTTGGTACTTCGGTGTCACAGAAGTTACATACTTCATATGAGCATATTTCATGTTTGTTAGCCTCATTACAGGCTGCAGCTACTCCGTCTTTTTCATATGCATCACGGATTGTAGCTTCAATTTTCCTAGTATTCATACTAATATTTTAAAGGTTTACCAATAATCTGCCCAATAATCTCGTTCTTCTTCATCTGTCATCCAGTGAATAACTCCCTTTCCATGACATTCTGGACACTTGACTGTTTCTTTTTTATCGTCGTGCATACTTACAAGAGCTTCTATAGTTCCTTTTCCCTTGCAAGTCCCACATGTTTCCGTGTTAGGCATAATTTATGATTTAAAAGGGTAATACTTGGCTCTCTTCCCATTTATCTTTATCCCAGTAGATATGAAAACGGTTAGCAGACCAGATAATCTTGTTAATTTCCTCAAAAACTCCTTTGGAGTCCCAATCTGTATGAGTGTGAGATGCAGCTGCCGGATGACTCAACTTGATAATCTTACAAAAAGGATTAATATATTTCTCCATAGCTAATGAAGCCTGTCCACATAACACATAAACTATATGTGTTTCACTTCTAAGAACTTCTTCGAGGAGATATTTCTGGAAAGGTTCCCATAATTTGCTATGAGAAGCTGTTTTACCCAATTTGCAGGTTAAATCTGTGTTTAGGAGCATTACCCCTTGTTCATGGAGATAGTCCAAGGATTTGTCGTATTTGACCCTGTAGCCCATCTCTTTGGTTATGGCATCATACCAGTTAACTAAGGATGGCTGTAATTTGCCATCTGGACTATTAGAACAGTCCATTGCGATGCCGGATGCTTGAAAGGCACCATTCGAGTACTTACGTGGGTAAGGCAGTATTGTTATCGTTGGTCTCTTTATACCAACTTCTACACTTTCTTTTGTTATTTGTGTAGCTCAGACTATATCATCACTTGTTTCACTACAAGTGTTGGGAGCTCGTGGATATATTATATTCTAAGATGTTATTGTCCTCTGAGCAATTAACTAGTGTATAGCCTGTCAATAACTACTATACATCATTTCTTAGTTTCAATATCTAGTCGTTGAACCCACTAGAGTTATTAAGCTCTAGGTCGGCTGCTGATTGTCTGCTTCCAGAGGTTCCAGCAATTCACCCAATTTTAGATGGACCATCTTATACTTAAAACATTCTAGTATGTAAGGTCGTACTATTTCGATTAATTTTTCACAACTTTTAGAGGACACTCTTATTGTATTATCACTTTTATTATAGGTAGATATAATCTCCCACTTTCTTTTGAGTAAATCAATAAGAAATAGGATATCTTCCTTGGTAAAAGACTGAGTATTAATGGTTATACAAGAAGACCTATTCTTCCTGTTCCATATATTCCCATCATCCATATACCAAATAGCTAAACCAAAATCATCTAGCTTTTCAACATCTTCTCTATTAACTCCCTTGCCATTTTCTCCGTAGTACTTTTGACGATATTCAGAAAACAAAGGGTGTGACCTAGATGTGAAGCTATGAGATATACATTCTCCACTTTTGTAACGTGGAGATTTATGTGTATATGTTCTCATTTTACACAAAATACCAAAGCTTTCAAGGAAATTCCTCTTCCACTTTAAGTAATCTAGTTGTTTTGTAGAGTGTGTAAAAGCCATATAACTCATGGTCTTTGATGTTTTTTGTGGGGATAGCCATCCATCTCCTAAAAGTGAACCTCTTATAAATTGTTCAAGTTGTTCTTTCTCAGTAATTTGTATGTATTTCATACAATAAATATACTGAAATTATCTGATAGTAGACTATCCAAAATGTTAAGCAATTGTTATTTAATCCATCAAATAGAAGACAACCTTCAGATTCTTAGGGTCAACTGTCTTAAAAGCACGGAAAGTGTCCGTGCTCTTAGGAACAATTGTCTCTTTAGCTGAATCTGCTTTTATCTTCTGATAGATTTCCCACATTTCCTTACCTTCGATGAAGGGCTTGAACTTTGGTGCCCAAGCCCCCATTTTGTCTTTAAATGTGTTGTAGTCTAATCTTTCCATGGCCATATTAAATTATCTGTTACTATGTTTCCACTACCATCAATGAAATATTCGGCTCCCTTAGGAATTATCATTTGTATCTTAGCAGAGCCCATTTTACGTTGTGCTTTTTCTAGTGTTTCACAACAGTGAAGTCCTGCAAGAATACGTATATACCACTTACTTCCAGTTTTTGATACCCTTACATCAAACTTTTTAGGGTCTTCTTGATAGTAATGCTCACCTTCTTTATATTCCATACCTTGATATGGAGCATAAAATTGAGTTCCATCTGTTTTTAATGATTTATAAACCTTCATCCTTCTCTCTGCTATGAGTGGTATTGCTGCAGCCAAGGCTTCCTTCTTAGTTTTAAAACTTGTTGCTAATGTTAAACACATATAATTAAATTTAAAGTGTGATTTTTGTATCTTTTGAATGGTCAATTATTACTGGAGTAAAGGTAACCTTTGGAGCTACATAAGTTCCGTCCAGAACATCATGAAAATCCTGAGGAAGCCAGATATTCTTTTGGTTTCTACAGTCTTTGAACATTGGAGCTATTTGCTCTGGAGTGAAACCAGCCAACCCACAACCTACCTTTGTTACCATAAAATTCCATTTCTTGTGGTAATGACCATTTGTAAAGGTAATAAAACGCTTTACATAAAATTCGATTACCTTTAGAGGTAAAGGAATTACTTCCCAATCTTTGGTAGGAATGGCAAATGATGTTCCTGCAAATCCAAATCCAAGCCCTAAATGAGCTCCAAATCGTTTAGAGGCATATAGAGCTGCTCCAGCTCCGTGAATACCTGCTTCATTAGCTCCAAAAACAAAAACCTGATTCTTCTCCAACTCTCCGATATCCTCAGGTGTGACCCTTAAATTATTTTTAGGTCCTTTAATTTCTGTTTGTTCCATATTTTTATATTTATTTGTAAATAATCTTTTTCAAATTGTTCAAACTTTTCTCTTGCATTATCCCTCCAATACCCTTTAACTTCTATATAACAATTCTGAATTGGTAGATAGAAGTCAGGTGTATAGGTATAATTTTTACCATTTACAATGATGGGAAACGCTCTGGGTTCATATTGCCAAGTAATTCCTTTTGAGTCAAAATATTTAGCAACTGCTATCTCCCAAGAACTTCTCATAAAGATTCCAGCATATATACCTCTCTTTCCATGACTTATTTTACCAAGTCTTGGATGTAAATTCTTACTATGCCATGTTTTCATGTTTTCTCCCCTTTGTTCAAGGGATGTATTAGCATTAACTTTATTTGAACATTTTAAGCATAACTTATTCCTTTTTGCCATTCTAAATTTTCTTTCTAGAATATTAGAGCAATGTTCACACATACATACAACCAGTTTTTCACTGCTTGGACGTAATTTACTTGGCTCATAGCCAAATTTGTCTTTAGTTTCTCTTTCAAGAATTATCATAATAATGTATTTGGTACAAAATACGAAAAATTTCTGAAATTACCAAATACAAAATTAAAGATTAATAAAGTGAGGAATGAACATACCTTGAGTACATCCGGGAACAGGAATCATTTGGTCTCCGTTCTGGTCTGCCATCTTACTAAGACCTACATAAAAAGTCTTCTTAAATTGTTCTTCGACCTTATTAGGGTCTATTAAGCAATGAAGTCCTCCTCTGGTTTTAAGTAAAGTAACAGCATCACCATTTACATGCTGTGATATTCTATACTTTATGAATTCAGTATAGTCAGTGTATTTCTTGTCTTCATAAGTTACCACTTCAGGTATCTCATTTGGATAATCAATATCAAAATCTATCCAGCAAGTTCTGCTCTTTGACTTCTGAATCTCAGATAAGGCTTCCTGATGAGCATTCATGTTCACATTTTGGTCTCGGATTGAGTTTGCCAGTTTACACATTGTATTAACAGTAGCCTTGAACATATTTCTGGGATTAACAGTTACATATAATGCTAAAGCACTTTCCGGAACTGGAAACTCTCTCTGCATATACCAACCAACCTCAATCTCTAACTGTTTGATTTTCTGGAACATACGTTCCTTATCTGTAACAAATCGTTTTAGCTGAGCTTTATCACTTTTGATGTGACTGAGTTCTTTACAATATTTGTTACGGGCAAAGAGACAGAAGTAATACTTCTCGTGCTCTTTCAATTCTGGGAGCCATTCAATGAAATCTCTCAGAAGTTTTTCATCCTTTACTATTTTGTAGTTCATTTATTTCTTAGTTTTTTGTTGTGTAATACTTTCAAATTCTCCATCCTTATGTTCTGATTTAAAGTAGAGGTAGCTATTAGCGGAAGTTGAATCATCAAATTCAGCCATAGCCTCCATTAGTACATTTAATGCGTTTTGAACTTTCTGAGAAGGATGAATATGAATATTACATTTGTGTGGACTATCACATGTACAATAATGAGTATCTACATGCTTAATTACCTGTTTATATTCCGTAGTTTTCTTCATTCCAAACAATTCTAATAGGTATTTAAGTTTTGGGAAGTTTTTTGAACCTCTTGCATAAGCAAGTTGCCTTTCTTTGAAATCAGAGCTACCTAATATTTGATGTCTTCTTACCATTTTACTGATATTTAAAATGTGATTTATATATAGATTTTAATCTTCCTTTACAACAAGCTACTATATGAGTAGATAAAATTCCTGTGGAATCTGAAGCCTCTTTTACTGAATTGTAAGGAGTTTCTTTACCGAGTGGACTTATATAAAGTACTGGTTTAAGCTTGGCTTCTAACCACTTTTCTGTGAGAGTAGGACCTTTTCCTTTTCTTATCTTACTATGATTTTTCTTCCTCTCTTGAGTCCATTCACCTTTCGGTTTACTCATTCTCTTTTTTGTTAAATCAGAGAGTTTTTTTCCCATATGTCTAATAGAAATTAGTTGTTTTGTTTCCTCACTCAATTTCTTTCCTCTATGAGCATCACCAATCTTCTTCCTACCTTCTTCAGTAAGAGTATATTTCTTAGAATCTGAAGTTATGGTTAGATTATATCCTTTCTTTCTATCATATGATTGAAAAGTTCGGCACCAGAAATTCTCTCTTATACATAGCTTCTCCTTATTACACTCCTCTATTAGTTCCATTCTAAAGGATTTCTCTCCATACTTATTCCAAGAACTTTGGAGATGAGGATTTGGATGAGTTTTACCCTTAAGTCTACTTAGGTGATATTTCCATCTTTTTTCCACATTAACAGATTGTCCAACATATATTTTACTGTCCAGCAGGTTTGTTATCTTATAAATTCCACATTTCATAGTTACTTGTTTTATACAAGATACAAAATAAAATGTTAACAAAGCGTTAAAGTATTATTCCTTTTGATTTAAAGTGATTGGTTACGATATCCATACCATGATAATAGCACAAATCTGCAAAATCTGTACATTTAGGTAAGTCTATTAGGTAGTTATCAGGAACATTTATATGCTTAAAGCCATGCTCCTTTGTTAGCCACCATGAAAACTCCTTACCTTTCTTATCATTATCAGAGATAATATATCTTCTATCAACCTGTTTGAATTTTTCCAGATTATCAAACGATAAACAGCCAGCATCTTCTGCCTGTACATCAGCAATACAGTCTGTTTGGAGGGCATTCTGTAATACTAACCTGTCTTTCTTGGACTTGGCCAAGTATACAGCCGGGCATTCTCCAGTAATTGCCTTCATGTTATCGATATAGTCAAATGGTACATTACTATCCCACTTCCATTGGTTGATAGGAGTATCATCCTGTCTCCTTGGAGCAAATGGGCGATAAATCTTCCAGCTATCTATATCTGGATAGTGATAGGCAAATGTTAGTAAGTTACCCATTGGTATCTTCTTCCTATTCCTCCAAATCTCTGCAGGATAATATATATTCTCCTTTTTCAGCATATCAGCTCCCACTCCAAATTTATCCCAATAATCTAATGCCTTTTTAGGCATCGTTGAGTAGTAGATAACTTGGAAGAGAGGTGGACGCTTTTCCTCTATCTCAGGTTGTTCCCATGTAATTACCTTCCTATCTTTCTTCACTTTTCCATCAGTAAATCCCAATCCAAAATCTCTATCAATGATACGTAATGCTGTTGGAAAATCACATGAGAATATCTGCTGTACAAAATTAAAACAATCACCACTCCAGTTCTTATCACCGAAATCCTTGTGCTTTAAATTGACAGACAGCCTGCTTGATATAATAAGGGAAGGATTTGTCTCACCACGATGATAGTTTATACATACTTCGTTGATGTTAAAAGGACCTTGATAAAAACGATAAATATCATAGGTCGTGATTTTAGAGAGAATATCATCCTTCTCTAGAGTGCTACTTTTTACTTTCCCCTTTACCATAAATATTATTTTAGAGGTATACCAGATATTAATTTCAATGCACTGGAGATATATTCTTTATTATTCTCCCAATATAGAGAGCCTTTAGGAATAACTGCAGTAAACACTTTACGACTATGCTGACGAGCTTCAGTTAAAGTCTTAGCAGAGTGTAAACCCCTATTTAGGATATAAGGAATCCTCGTGGTGGATTTTGCAACGCTTGACGTCTTCACAACTCCCTTCTTCCATTCAACTGCATGATAATATGGAGAAACAAGTTTAGTTGTACCTGCTTTACGTGATAGTATATCAAGTGCTTTGTATACTTTAATTGCCGTTTTGGCAACCTTTACACCCTTTTGTTTATTATTATTATAAAAACACATAATAGTAAATTTTAATAGTTAAATAAAAAAGGAGAGCTGATTTCTCAGCCCTCCTCTAAAAATCCCGTACAATTCCTTAATATTCAGAGGTCTGAGGAGCAGCAATTTCTTTACCGGTCTCAGAACCAGCTGCAAGATGAGCAGCTTCATCATAATCTTTTAAAGGTACCAGTTCTGTGAATCCATTAAAGCCATATTCTCCAGTCACTTCTTCTTGGAATTTCTTCCATACTTTCTGTGAATAAGGTGTTGGGAATTTCATCCCGTTATTAATGTACTTCATAAAACCTGCAGGTAAGAATGACTTAGCCCACACTTGCTGATATTTCTTTGTAGGGTCCTCTTCGTCAATTCTAACTCCAAGTAATACTACAAATTCTGTATCTAATCCTCCTGCTGTGAATTTGCCTTCTTCATCCAGACTTATTAACTCCCTTAACTCTTTAAAGTCTTCTTTGAACAATTTACTTGTATCAACGAATACTTCAGTCTCAGGGTCCATAAAGTCAAGACGTCCAAGCCAGCTTCTTAGCAATGTTACCAGTTCTTCCTCACCTGATAAAGCCTTCCTCCATTTCTTTGGTCCAAGAACTTCCTTCTCCTTGGTTGTAAAGTTGGCAAACCAATCCTGAATTAGGCTTTCATTAACCTCTTCAGAGTAAGTTGGTTTTCCGTCTTCATCTAATACTGGTTTTCCCTTTTTATCCACTGCTGGAATTAAAGGAGCCCATGATGTAGAACAAGTTGAATTGACAATTTGACATTTGTCCTTATCCTTATTCTTCCTAACCTTATTGGTCAGATTGAATGAATGAAAGAATGTTTTGTCATTTTTGTCATCTTTAAGAACAAATAGCATTCTCATTCTGTCAGCACCTTCTTGGTCAGTGCCTAAATAAGTGATTTCCTTGTCACCTTCAGTGTCCTCTTTGCCTAAGATTGCATTAAGCTCTGCCCTGTTTGGGTTTACTGCAACAATTTTCATGGATGTGAATCCTACTGATAAACTGTTAAACTCTGTTACTTTTTTCTGTTTTCCTGTTACTGCCATATAAATGTGTTTTTAATTTGCTGACTTCATTGTCAGCCGAGGACTCATTCGAGTCGCTTTTCTTCCTAAGAAAGGAAGTCTTTGTTCTACACACATGTCATACAAGAAAATTTTACCTTTGTAGGTTTTTAAGTAGCCTAGACAACAGGATTGTACGCCTTGTCTTTCAAAGGTAGGATATTTATTTTTCAAATCTAAGTATCCTTCAAATTTTTCCATAAATTTACCATCTTTAGTAAACTCGTAAATAGGAATCATTCTTTTATTCTTACCAGATAAAATAACTCCTTCTCCTCCTTCTGTTTCATTTAATAAATTGAAGTTCCAAGTTCTTAATTGAGAAATCCAATATTGTTCTGTCTGAATCCAATTAGATTCGTTACATTCATCTATAACTTCAAGAACTGGAGAGAATCCTGCATTAAGAATTCCTTTTATCCAAGCATTTTTACGACACTTGGTTGATTTCTTTGCAGTACAAATATGTTTAGCTAATCTATTGTATAAATCAACAGATTTACCCACATATCTAATCTCTCCAGTTCTTGGGTCTGTTATAGTATAAATAAAAACTTTCCTCAATTACTTTACACAATATTTCACACCACGAAGAATCAGGCAACTGATTGTACGTGTATCTACTAACCTTTGACGGGTATCATAGTCTTTCTTAGGGTCTTTTGTAATTTCCATATCAATGAAACGTACACGACCAAATTCATCCTGATTGCCATAATGACGTCCTACCATCGTCCTCTCTTCACCATCCAAGGCAGTCTTTAACAAACTACTTACTTGTTTTTTGAAGTCAGCTTCTGAAAGGATTTTACCACCTTTATTGGGATAAAGGGCAGCAACAGCTTTCTCAACCTCTTTTTCATCAACTTTCTTGTTGTAAGTTACTGTCATTACCACATTTGAAGAGGATAAGAAAAGATTTGTTAAATCTGTTCTGCTCATAGTTTGTGTGGTCTCAACATTATCTGATGTTACAAGACATTTTTCAACGTACTTCTTTGGAAGTTCAATACGTTCGTTGTCTTCATTAACAACGTATAATTTATCTCCTACAATTTTATCAATGCTGTAAAATTGGGTTTCTGAAAGTTTTGTCTTTGGTGTTATTTTACTAAAAGTTGTCATATTTGTTGTTTTATTAGTCAATTAATTTTTTACTTAATGCAGAGTAAGTTGCTCCAAGTTCAGCATCTTCCAGAATATCTGCTGATGCTCCTCTTGCAGAGAAAGCTGCTTTGGACATACTTGAACCCCTTACAGAAGTAACTGCATAGATAGCTTCCTGAGTTTTACTCTGTGTAGAGAATGGTAAGTTAATACCGTCAGTCATATTTGACAGAGGTTTGTAGAAGGTTTCTACAGCTGAATTACCACAGTTCAATGTATCAATTTGGATACCCAGTCCAACAGCTTTAGCAGCTTCTTCTTTCCAATCAATTTGAGCATTTCTTACTTGAGGAGGGTTGCTGTAACCAACTGCGTGAGGTCCACAATCTCCAATTAATAGTAAAGCTCTTTTAGAACCTTCTCTCCAAGGAGTTTCTTCAACTACCTTCTTAAGTACTACTTCATAGAACTCATCAAGGTCTCCACCTCCAGTGCTTTGAGCTTTAAGTACAAAATCAATCAGTTGATTAGGATTATCGGATAATCCGGAATCCTGATATGCTCTTCCAAAGTTGTCTGCACTTGGCATATCACAATAATCTCCGAAAGCTACGATTTTAAGACGTAACGAAGGGTTTTCTGCAAATAAACGTGGAATAAGGTCTTTCACATGAGTTTTTACAGCCGAGATGTAACTGTCCATACTGGAGGTTGTATCAAATGCTATCACTTGGTCAAGCATATCTGTCCCTGAGGACGGTAAAGGAGCAACTGAAACTGATTCACTCTGGAGAGATTTGAGATAGCGTGACTCTGTTTTCAGACCACTTTTTGCAACAATTCTTTCTCTCCGATTAACATTAGCCTTTTTGTAGGCATTACGGAGTTGTTCGTTGGTTTTTGACATTTTGTTGATTTATATTATGAAAGAAAATAAAAACTTAGTAGAAGCTGGACATAATGTAAATATTGGTCGAAACCAATAGAGACAAAAAATTCCCACCTCTTTTCCTTTTGCCACAATTTGGCATTCAATCTGCTAGTAAAGTAATCTGTAGCTGTGTGACATATTAGAGTAATAGGTCCAAAGAACAACATTCCCCAGCTTTCAGTAGCAACTGCATAAATAATAGAAAAGATAGTCATTACACAAGAGTATAGAACTGTATGGTTCAACAAATCCTCCCAATTACTTGACTTTCCAACTGCCATCTTATTAGATTGCATGACGAAATCAGCTACCCAATGAAGAAATAAAATAATCAATATTGTAATCATATTCGAGCCCCTTTCGGGGACTTGGTTTTAAATAAAAATCTTAGACCAATCAGCTACATCATTGTAGCCTTGCAGATGAACAGCACGACTGCCACCAACTCTTTCCTCACTACCAGTAAAGTTTACTTTGATTGTACCTTCATCATTATACACATAACCAATAGCATCAACCTTACGAGGTAAAATGTTTCTCAGTTTTCCAGTTAAAGCTAATTGCTTGGGAACTAACACATCTGTGTTCTCCTTCAAAGCAATATACTTATCTTCTACGTGACAAATAAAGAATACACATTTCTTAGCAACTTTAGTGTACTTCTCAAAGACACGCAAGGTATCTTCTCTTGACCATCTGTAACCAAAACCTTCTCCAATGGTATGAACACTTTCATAAGCATCATCCAGAGGTTTTAGCATAGTTCCACCTTTCTCACCATCAACTCTATTGAAGGATTTTCCCTGTGGAGAATTCATGTAACGGTAAGTTCCACTCCATTCTGCCATGTCATTCACTTCGCTAAAAGTGTCTATTGCTACATAATCATAAGGTCTTCCCTGTGCAATAAGATAATCAGCAAATTCATCCAGCCATTTCATTTTTCCTACTGGTCCCCTATCATCAGGAACCTTCTTAATTAATCCACTGATTTTATCACTACCGTTCTCGGTATCAATAATTAAACAGTTTGGAAGCTTTGAAATAAGAGTGGTTTTACCACATTTAGGAAGTCCGAATAAGATGCAGGATTGCATGTTAATCTCTGGTGTGGTTAATTCAGTTGGTAATTCGAAAATGTTGTCTGCTTGCTTTGTTTCTACAATTTGTTTTACTGCCATATTATATAGTTATTGTTTACTTAATCGGACAACAAATATACAACTTCTTTGTGAATTTACCTAACTTTTCTAAAACTTTTTAGTCGTTTTTTCTACTAATTTTGCTATCAGTTGATAGTCAATTAGTTACCAATTTTGCCTACGTAGACGATGGTTTCTGACACATAATTTGGAACACTTTTGTTACCAAACCCATATTGACCTTCGATATATCTCGTTCCCTTAGGAATGACAAATTTTGCATTACAATCTTGAATTGGAGTTAGGTATGAATGATATCCTTCGTCAACTGAATATTCAGATTTATCTCTGAATAAAGAGCGAGGCTGAAGTGTAACTTTTGGCTGAGTAACCCCTTCCTCATATAAATATCCGTTAAACATCGAAGTAGGACATTTTGATTTCGGTTTAAATAAACCCTTAAGAAAAGATACTCTGGGATAGCACAAGTTCTTAAAGACTTGGATATCCTGCTCTGCAATCTTAATTGTTGCATCTCTTGTTGTTAAACACATAATTGTATATTTATTTGTTGTTAATACGTAAAATTTCATCTAAAACAGGACCTGTCTTAGCTCCTCTCTCGAGGTTAATCAGAGCCCAATCTCTCCACCAAACAGGAGTCTCTTCTACCAGCTTACCTTCAAACTTACCAAATGTAACAAGAACCTTCCCATCCTTCAAAGCTGTGCTAATTTTCTCCTTCCGGAGAATCTCCTTCTTGTCAGATTCTTCAGTAACAGCACCAATGGTATGAATTGGAATCCCAGTCAATAAAACGCCTCCAGTTCCATACAATTTCCACAGTCCTAACACTTTCTTAAACATAAAGTCATCTATCTTGCCAAACTTCACAGTATTCCCAACAAAATCTACTATCAGGCAATTCTTCTTATTGGGATGAATCCTTGTTCCACGACCCAACTGTTGATAATTTAAGGATAAAGAAGCTGTCGGTCTGCCAAGAATGATACAATCAATCTCTTGATAGTCAAATCCTATTGACAAAACATTAACATTTATAGCTACTCTTACGTCTCCAGAACGAAATAGCTCAATAGCTTCATCTCTCTCTTTGACTGGCATATCTCCATAGACTGCTACTGCACTTGGAATCCTCGAAGCAAGGCTTATTGCATCACTTACAGAAGGCACAAAGACTAAAATACTCTTTCTATCAGTTAGTTCCCTAACCTTCCGAATGATTTTCTCATCAATATTCTGGTCTTCATAAGCACTTTTAATAGAAGCGTCTGTATACTCAGCCTTAGTTGAATTGTATATCAGCTTTCCAGTATCAAAGTCATACTGTTCATATAACAATTCCGTCCAATACTTATCTTTTATGATATCACAGATTTGTGTTATGTGAATAATATCTTTGAAGAAATTACCGTGTTTGCTTCTGGCTGTGAGCATTTTTGTCAAACTATAGGCTTGCATTTCAAAACTGTTGGTCTGTAGCTTGAAAGGTGTGGCTGTAAATCCAAGTACTGACTTAATACCTGAGTCTTTTAGAAACTTCCCAAACATAGAATCATTGGCACGAGGATATCTATCAGCTTCATCAACTATTAGATATTTATACCCTTTCCGTTTGAATTCACTCCCGAGGTTCTTAATGGTGCCAATAGTAGCATAAGTTATGTCTCCAAATTCCTTCTGCTTAAAGGAGGCTGAAAATATACTTGCTGACCCTCCAATAGACACTAGTTTGTTGTAGTTCTGTTCAAGTAACTCTTTAGAGGGCTGAAGACATAATGTTTTTCCTGAGTCCTTAATGGCATGAGCTATATGAGCTATTACCACGGACTTTCCAAAGGCTACAGGTTCAACCATCAAAGAAGGTATTGACTTTCCTGACAGGAAATAGTCTGTTCCTATTTTGACGGGTTCCTCTTGGTTTTTTCGAAGAGTAATCATAATCCAAACTTTTTGTTATAATGCCCATAAAACTTCCTCAAAGCAGTCTCGAGACTGACCCATTTAGGACCAGTTTTGGAAACTATACTGACACCCATAAGCATATTTGTGAATATATCAACAAATGCTTCAAGTCCAATATTAGCTCCACCCTTTTCGAGGAAAAATTCGTACCAGAGTTCTATTGGAATCTCTGGTTTTGTTATTAATAATTGATATTGTTCTTTATTCATGTTATTCCGTTAAAAAGTAACTTCCGTCTATAATAGACTGATAATCAAGGTCAGTCATATCTTTTGACTTCTTGGGCATGTCTTTAAACATACCGAAATAAGGGTGAAAGGCTAGAGGAATAAAGATACCATTACTATCAAAGGAATTCTTTAATATGTGAAGACTTCTATAGAATTTGGCTCCTCTTTCGTCTCTCATCTTTTGTAGATTGTAACCTGCAACGTCCATATTTGTTCCCTCAGGCAAGATTGCATAAGGGTCAAGTAGTGCTAAAACCACGTCACTATCATGTGCAGTAGTTGAAGTTTCAGCAAAGTCAGCAAGTTTTGGAAGAGTATCACCCAATTTTAATCTACTCACATCACTTACACCTCTGTTCAATTGCTGAACAATCACTGGACTAAATCCGTATAAGTCACGGGCATCTCTCATGGCAGTTGAGAATTTGTCCAAATTTGCTTTGGTTTTACCATCAACCTTCTCAGGTTTCAATATACCAATGTGGTCAGTGATAATTATCACTAAATGGTTATCATGTTTGGATTCATAACTTTTTGATTCCAGTTCTCCATCCTTACGAGGAATAACTTCCCCGTGTCTTTTGGCAAAATTATCTATAAAGATACTAATTCCTGTAGGATTCTTAGTACCTTCAAAAACAATAAGAGTTTCATCTTTCTGCCACAGTTCAAATTGGTCCATATAAATATCAACCAGTTTTTGTTCTTTTTCATCAAGACTCTTACCTCTTCTATGAAGAATTTTCATATATGGAATATTAATCCCTTGTTCTTTGAATATAGCTCTGGAAATCCATTTTGCTGCATACATGAACATTTTCCTCTCCATTCCAAAATAGATAACATTCAGCTTAATAGTGGTTGTTTCCTGATTCTTTAACCACCAATCCATTACACTCAGAAGAAAAATCTCCTGAACGATGGTTGATTTACCGGAACCAGTAATTCCTCCAACAGTGTACATAGTATTCCTTCCAATCTCAATATAATCACCAAGTTTTGTCAAGTTTATAGGAATAGTCATGTTCTTTCCTTCCTTACCTCTCTTTATCTCTGCTTTTAGGTTATCTTTTAATTGTATCATACAATATGAATTGAAGGGTTAGCATCATTGTTTTCTTCTTCCTCTGTATTTCCCATATCAGTTACTAAAGCTGAAGCTCCATCTTTCATTATGTAATAATTAAGTAAAGGAGTCCAGCTATTTTCCCTGACTTTTCTATCAAGGAATCTTATCAAGCATTTGTCAATTTTATCAAAATCTTTTAATTTGTAAAGAATAATAACCTTTAACAAAACTTTAGAGAAATCCGCAAGATTGGGAAAAAATGAATATGCTGTACCTCTGACAATAGGTCTTTGTTGTTTCTTACCAGTCTTTTCTATTAACCTGTCTTGTAATTTCTGATGTAGAACCTTCGCCCATTCAAGGTAATCATCACTCACAGTTGGTGTTTTTAACAATCCTTTTGTAGTTATCACTGGAACAGTAGACTCTATAACAGGTGGCTTAGGACAAACTACACTATCACTATCAATAAGTTCAATTGCCTTGGAAGTCAGTTTGTCTTTGGATAGATAACCTTTTTTATGAAGAAGATTTATAAATCCTTTTATCCGTTTACTTTTAGGAAGCTCTTCTCCATCCCGAAGGCAACAGAGGAGAGAATAATGGTCTAGAAGCAAACCTTGCTCTAAAATAGAGGCATATTTCTCAATGTTAATCATGATGACGGTTTTTTATATACAAAGGTACAAAGGTTCCGTCAAACTCAAATCCGTCTAATACAAACTTGGTGTGACGAGGATACTCATTACGAAGCCATTTAATGGCATCTTGTCCATATCCTTCAATAACTTCTTCTACCTGTTCTCCTGTTCTGAAATTAGTAACTGTAAATACAGATGCTATTTCTGTTGTTTCTTTTTCCATAGTACAAAATTAAATTTTTTATGTGTCAGTTCCAAGTGACGATTTGTCATTTAGATAAAAATGACTCAATCTTGGTGATTAATTGCTCTTTTTGAGCGTGAATTCTGCTGTAGTTCAGTTTGCTTGGATGTAGAGTCTCTAATATTTCAAGGTTGCAACTCCAAGTTTTAGGCTTTGAATAAAAATAATCTCGTGCCACATTACCCAAAAGCCAAACTTTGTCTGCAGCCTGTACTTTACTCTCGAGAGTGCTAGACCAATGTTTGTCCATATCTTCCTGAGAAGGTGTTTTATGTCCTTTTTCAAGAAAACCGGGAAATTTATCACTAACAGCTTCAAATTCAAACATTTCCTGAGCTTTTTCCTTAGATATACCAACCCAACTTAATATTTCATAAAGAAGGGTTGTATCGTAAGGTACTCTTTGCTTGGCTGCTGGAGGAGCTTGTCCTATTAAGAGTATTTTCATGATGGTTCTTTAGTAAAAATGTTGGTGTCACACCAATCTTTAGATTCTTTCAAACCCATTCCCGTCATCTCCTTAAAGAATTTAAGTACAGACAGCTTGTTTTCACCGTTCCACATTTCATTACACTTTCTAATTATTGCTTTTTCAGCTGCATCTCGGTCAATCTCAAGTTTTGGAGTCTGCTTTAGTTTTTCTGTAAGGATTCTATCAACCTGATTAAGCTCATGTAAAGGAGCTTTGTCTTGCAGGTACTTTTTTATTACTTCTATAAATTCCATTAGTGTTCTTTTATGAGTGATTGTTTATATTTGCTTTCACCAATCTTAACAGAATGAGTTCTCCAATCAGTGACATTATGAGGTTTAACTGGTAGAACTAAGATTTTAATATTCCTAGCTGTTGTTCCTCTGACTCTTTGGATTTCGTTGAAGATTTCCTCTAGGTTATTGAGACTCAGTTCTAAACCGACCCTTCCGGATGGTAACTCTAAGAGTTTACCGTATCCAATGTATCTGTCTTCATCCATGTGGTTTTAGCAGCCGAGTTTATATCTGGTGACTGTCCCAGTTTCTTTTTGGTCTGTTGATAGCTCCTTTCCCAAAGTAAATCATAGACTCTTTCAGATATTTTATCATACCAAGCATGAGCTAAGTGTAAAACACCCTTAAAACCTACTTTTGCATAGTATCCAAGCCCTAGTTTTTGGGTAAACATTAACATTGGATGTGGAGTTCTTCTGGTTGGAACATGGCTGTCAGGTCCAAAATATTGCACCCAACTCGCTCCTTGTTCACATTTAATACGGAGTCCTTCAGTCTTCTCTGAAGTGTCTTCAAGATAGAATCCGTTTAATAGAGCCCATTCTTTCACATTATTCTTATTCCAGAAATCTGCTTCAGCATCCACAAACTCAATAGATACCATCAGAAAGTCTTTATGTGCTCCAAAGAGGAAATCTACAGGAGTAAAAAAGCCCCAACCGACTGATTGGGGCTCTTTAGCAAATAATGTTGCAAAGGTACATCCTGTGTGACCTTTTGCTATCCATTCTCGATTTGTCATTTCTTGTCTGGTTTAAAAGTACCATTCTTAAGAATATTATTAAGAATAGCAAGTAATCTATTTTTATCAGATTTGAACCTCTTACCAAACCTTACACAACTCTTAGCAAGAGTATTTTCATTGCCATATTCATTACGTAAGGCACCTTCATTATCGGTTATAATCTCCTTCTCGAACGCAGTCTCTATCATATCTAACTCAAGGTAAGAAAACCATTTCTTTAATTTATTACTTTGGAATGATTCAGAACCGAGACTGTCTCTCGTACTAACTTCATTTGTACTTATGACACATGACGCAAAAAGTGAACCTTTTGCACATGCTTCACAGGTATAAGTTTCCCCACGCTTAAGAATAGTTTGTAAATCTTTCTCTCCATGAGTATCAGGAAGATAGAAATATTCTCCTTCTGTAGGAACAATTACTCCTGCTTGTATTTGTGCTATCGCATCTCTTACTATTCTCTTCTTTTGAAGAGGTATAGATAATTCTTCGAACTTTTTCATATTATTGTTTTATACGTTTACGAATTTCCTCCAAAGTGTATTCTTTGGTGGTTTTACCATCCAGATAGACGGTTTGAAGGTAACCTGTAGCCTCTTGTACCCATGTTTGTTGGTCCTTGGCTATTAATTGCCCTTCTACGCTCATTTGGATGCTTATAAGACCCTTTAAGGACTTTTTGGTACCATCATCAGTGATTGGGTCTTTGAAGATTTCTCGGGGTTCTATCCATGTTTCTCCTAATGAAGGACCACCTTGGTCAAACATATCTTCAGTAGCTACATGAGTAAGTTCACCATAGGTAGCTTTTACAGCAAAACCAAAGGTATCTCTGGTATTCATCTGGTAGGTGTAAGAACCAATACCAAATACTATGTTTGTAGAAGCAAAACCTTTGGCTTTTAGACGTTCGCATATCTGAGTAGCCCTTTCGAGTGTAATAGAATCTCCGTAGATTGCTCCAATGTGGCTATCCAGCACTTTGTACTCATTACCATCAGCTCCTTTTACAATTGTACCTCCGAAAACATCCCACAGAAGCTCAACTACACCTTTTTCGACTGGAGAACCTTTCTGCTGAGGAGTTACTCTACTTGCACTACCATTTTCATTAGTGATTCTATCTATCAAGTCCTCAAGTTCTGAAGTACCACAAATAATATCAACTGGGTCTCCAGAGTCAGGACGAATCACCAGTTTACCATCTCTGCTAAGGATTTGCTCCTTTAAAGCAGGTAAATACTCTGTTAAAACTTTCCACAAATCCCAAGTGTCAGATACAACTGATAGAATACCAGTAGGATATATATCAAGTAAATTCTTAAATGTACCAATTTCATCATCTTTGGTTCCCATGCACATCACCGAGTGTTCGGTGGCAGGCACAGATGCACCAATAAGACCAGTAGCTTTATAAGAATTACGCAAAGCATAGATAGCAGGAATAGTGTCGGTACCAGTAAAGGACGTAAGATGACCCATTCCTGATAATATAGCTGTCTCCACAGAAGACATGCCACGCATGCTAAAATCGTGACCTTGCCACTGAACTCCAGCATCTGAACCAGTAGTTTCTTTTGCATATTTAGATAGTATTTTCCAGTATTCTGCAGCTATGGTAGCTGAAGTTATTGGCTGCCACAGTTGACAACTCAAGAGTGTCTCAAGATAGTTTGTCAGCCAGTAAAATTCTGGTTTGGTGTTACAAATGGTCATACAAGGAACCCTGATTGGAACCCTTGTTCCTTCAGCTACTGCTTTTATACAAATCGGAAGATATCCTAATTCATGTAAAGCCTTAATATGTTCTGTAGAAGTGTTAATTGCAAATTTATATTCTTCTTCTACTTGTTCCCAAGGCGTATCAAAGAATTCCTTTTGGAATTTACCTTGTAAATACTTGTGAAGAAAGTGCTGTAATCCAAAGAATATGATTGAATTCACTCCTTTTATTCTACTCTTTCGAGCCGTAAGATTACTATAAATCATCGAAGTATGTTTAGGATATTGCCTAAAATGTTCGACCTTATAATAGTCCGTTAATATTATCGGATTCATAATTTTTTAAATATTTAAGTGCCTTTTTTAATAACTCAGGGTCATCGTTGAAATTACCCAAAGCTGAATTACATTTAAAACATAATAAAGCCCTAACTTTTCCCGTTTTATGGTCATGGTCAACGGCCATAACTTTATGCTTATCACGAGTCTCAGTTCCTCTACATATAGCACATTTTCCTCCTTGATTCTTCAACATCTTGTTGAAATCATCAAGAGTGATACCATACATTCTCTTAAGATGAGCTTTTCTTGAACAAACAATTCCTTCAGGAGAACTATAAAATTTCTTCCTTTTGTCCCTATTTAAGAGGTTGGCTTCTTTGACCTTATCAGGATTTTTAAGATTCCATTTTCTGCTAGTCTCATTTCTACAGATTTTACATCTATATGTAAATCCTGACTTGTCATATTTGTCCTTGGTGAAATGGTCTGAATCAAGGGGTTTCTCCTGATTACAACCTGTACATATTCTTTTTTCCATACCATAAAGATACGAAATTCTGGATACATTTCCAAATCTTATTTTTGCAATGTATCCTTATTTTTGAAGATATATGGTTTAGCTATACTTCTTTTGTTCTCAGCTGGTTTAGTTATTATACCAAAATTTTTGAGTGTTGCCATATAGTTCCTAACAACTTGTTCAGAGAATACAATCTTTCTCTCAAGAGCCATTTTGCATATCTGCTCTGTTGTTGCGAATTCTTGTACTTGTGATATAAGTGCAAGAAGTTTAATATAACTATGTGGAACAAAAAACCCTCTTTCGAGGGTTCTAACTGAGAAATGTATAATTGCTGCCAATTCCTCTGTATCAGCTTCAAATTTAATTATTCTCATGTCTTGTAATAATCAGTTAATAATATTGGGTCCATTATTTAAACTTTTGTGTGTAAAATCTCAACAAGTTGAGAAGGTCCCCACAATTGGGGTATTTGATATCTGTGGCAAAATACGTCAACGTTTCCCTTTCTTTGATAATTTGTGTTACAAATAATATAAGTATTAGGTAAATTGCCAAATTTTCCTAGTTCCATAAGAGTAATAGGTGAAATGGTATCAGCGGCAAAGTAGAAAACTCGTGCTGTTGCTCTTTCGAGATAAGTGAGTTCCCAGTCTACTTGCTGATAAAAGCTTGGATTGCTTATATCCTGTTTCCATGTACTATCCCAATCTTTTCTTCTAGGATTAAGGAAAGTCCATGTTCCATAATTCTTGGATTTTTCAAATAAACCTATTAAATGTGCTTGCCAGTTGTCAGCTTTCCCCATTTCTATACTTCCACCAAGGAATAGTGAGGGTCCATTAAGCTGAGGATAATCTGGAGGAGTAAATATTTTCATAAGTTTATCCAAGGAATTTTACATATGTTTCTTCAAAGATAGCTGGGTCACAAGGATAATATTCTCCTTTGACTCCTCTAATTATAACATAACCTTTAGGAACATTGTAAGAAGTTCCTTCTAAAGTCTTAACGTATAATTCGAGTCCTTCTTTACCTTCTTTAAATGTAAAGTGGTCGTTAAATTTCTCCTTGAATGACTTTGCAAATTCTGCAACATTATCAATGTTACCATCGAATATGTGGTAATCAATTATTACTGGTTTCTTTTGTGCTCTCATTTTCTTGTTTTATAGTGTTAACTAATAATCTTAAATCGTTATACATGGAAATTAATCCTGCACGGTCATCAAGTAATGCAGAGAAGAAAGGTTTTTTACTTTCCCAAGGTAATGGAATACCTCCATCATTAATTGCATCAAAAGGTAAATCATTTTTCTCAAGAAATTCTGCAACATACCCTAAATCTTTGTAAGCTGTCCAGCATACAAGTTTACAATCAATTGATTTCAAATCCTTCAGTAGTTGCTTTACCAGAGGATATGTGTGACCAGTCCCATGATAGTCATGAATGGTATCATCAAAATCATAAGCTACAGTAATACTACCATATCTTTTATACTCAGATAATAATCTATTAAAGTTTGCTGTTGGTTCTAAATATTTATCACTCATATTACTTTATATTGTGTTACATAATCGGTTACCGGAATACTTCCTCCAATTCCAAATTCGAAAGTATTCAAATCATGATGAGAATTCGTACAGTAAATATGGTCAATTATCTTATGAAGTTCTATAAATCCTTTAGAGAAAAGTCCATGACTCACATAGAGATAAACTTTCCGAGCTTTGTGTTCTCTTAGAGCTTTCCCTAATAACTCAAAAGTGTAACCTCCATCACATAAATCATCTACAATCAGACAATCTTTTCCTTCTACATCGTGAGTGAACATTAAAGTAATTTTTCCGTCCTTATCACGATGTTTCATAGCTCCCATAACTGGGAGATTTAATTTCTCTCCAAATTCAAAAACTTTCTTATAAGCTCCTGCATCTGGAGATACTAGTAATATATCATCCAATCCCGGAGAAAGCTGTTCATCACACATTTTCTGACGTATATCTGCAACAGCTTTCACAACGAACTCAAGAGAGCTTCTTTTCTTCGAGTTATTAATCAAAGCCAAGGTAACGTCACTGTGAGGGTCAAAGACTTCAACTTTCCAGAAGTTACAGCTATTAATTACATCTGTAATAATTTTTAAGTCAAAAGATTGGTCTGGACCAAATCTTCTATCACTCCTCTGTCCAAACATACAAGGAATAAATAAATCATAATTTTCATGCTTATTCTTTCCTATTTCTCCTATTGCTGCTAAGAACATTAAATCCTCATAAGAGTTTAGTCTTTGTCTTATTACATGACTATTGTCACCTTGTACCCATTTGGCAGATATCTGACCGTCAGGAAATCGTATCCTTTCAAACATAATTTAATATTTTATAAATGATAAAATTACCCTTAATTTCTCTAATTGTTTATTTTTGTTAGCACAGTTCCAAACATGACTTTTTGCTAACTTGTAAAATTCTGCAAAATCTTTTACAGATTTCCATTCTTTAACAAATTTATTAGAGGAAGAGTATTCATATACCTTTTTCGGTACATATTTTCTATTCCATTTTGAAACATCTCTCTTTACTCCTCTTTTACTATCAGATATTTTTTTTCTTGTCTCTTCTGAATAAGTTTTAAGATGAGTATTATAGAATGCTATTTTTCTTTTTGCTTCTTCTGTATGCTTCCTTCCAGCACAATTACCTGCAATCTTACAGATGTTGTACTGAGAAGGAGTATTATCTATCCACCATTGCTCTCTTGGAATTAAATTTTCTTCAGTGTCAAGCTTCTCTAAAATGAGGAACTCAAAATTAGATTCTCCATATTTATTCCATGAGTTTTGAAGATAGGAATTGTCATGATTTCCATTCCTTAACTTAGAAATATGATAGTTCTTCCGTCTGTTAAATTTAACAGCAGAGCCAATGTACCTTTTCAGGTTTATTTTGTTTAGTATAGAGTATATTACCATAATACTAATATACTAAATTATCCCGACATCACCAAATTTAATCCGGATATTTTATTCTTTCAAACATATTAACATTGATTTAGCTTAAGCTCATCTCTTACTCTCATAAGAATGATACCTAATTGATTTTGCCCTACTCCTCTACAAACTCCCCAGTAAGTGTCATTCCACCAGTTTGTTTCTTCAAGGTATTTATCTCCCGTTTCAAGCAGTTTAACTGCTAATTCCGGATTTCTGCAGAATTTATCTTTGAGAATGTTATACATTATTTGTAATTTGACTTCTTCCCAATCATGTCTTAAAGTAAGTTCTTTTCCAGCTCTTTTAGCTTTACCAGCTTCCATAATTTGGAAAGGTTCTCTTTCAACAAGGAATTTGGTCTTAGCTGCCTGAAAGGCTGCCTCACTGTTTTTGAATTCCATGTCTTCAAATACAATAACACAAGGCCAAAAGTTACTTAGCCATCTGTTTTCTCCTGCAAATCCTTTTATAGATGTACCGTTATTGACGTATTCATCTGTGTTTTGGTCCCATTTCATATTATACTTTTTTATTGCTTTTTTGACCTAATTTAAAGAAATATTCAAACAATCCTTCAAAACGCTGGTATATCCAATTCCACAAATCTCCTAAGAGGTCAGAGATTGCCCAATATATTAAAGATATCGGCCAGATAAACCACCACCTAAATACATTACCTTTTAGCTCATTAATAGCCCTTGTGGTGTAATAAGAGCTTGAATCGTCTGATTTTGTATTTCGTCCATAAAAATAAACCCGAATTACAGCATAAATGAAGCCTACTCCGAGATATGCAAAAACATTAATCCAAGTAACAAATCGGAGAAGAGGAATATTTCCCCAAAAATGATTTACCAGAACAAAAGCAACTACTGCAACGAATGCAATACTTCCTTCCTCAGCACCTTCTGACCAGAAGAATGCAATAATTAGTGCTGCAAGGAATATGCAGAACCATACAAAGCTACCAAAGATAGTCAAAGATAATAAATCCATTATTCGTAATTTTTAATTGTTACCTCTTCTGCAATTAGATAATACATAATTGCTTTCTGAGAATAGTATTCAGCAGTTATATCTGCTATTTTTTCAATTTGTTCCTTAGTACAAGCTATTCTCACAGGAATCATCCTTTCTTTAAAAAGTTCTCCTGCAGATGAAACCCATTGACCTTTGATAGGTGGTATTATTGTTAATCCACCTGTAATCTTCCTTACTTTCGAATCCCACACCTTGTGATATCTCGTTCGAAAGGGTTTTCCTTCATTACTTATTGTTGGAACTAATATTTCATAGAAGAGCATTTTCATTCACAGTGCTTTTTATAGTTTTCAAGATAACTTTTGATGTTATGCAAACCCACATCATTCATAGAATGAATAAAATACTTTGGAAGAGGTTTCTTGTGCTCCATACAATACTCAACCAGCCATTTGGCACAATCCAAACCTGTCATCTCTCTATTCTCCTGCTTATTATATGTTTCCCAATCCATTGTATCTATCACAGAATAGTGCTCATCTGCCAAATCATGGTCAAATGCAATCCATTCAGGTAGTCCAGTATTGCTAATTAAGTTGACGAATTCCTTGTAATCCTTACACGTAATCCACTTCATATTAAGAAGCATATCAGCATAATCAGGATGCATATAAGAAGCTGCTACTTTCGGTGTACGAATGTCATCTAAAAATAAATTATAGGCCATTATCAAAAAGTTTAATCAAGTAATCTCTCATTTCAGGATACATATCGGCATTTACACTTTTGAGAAAGTGAGGGTTTTCCTCCTTATATTTCTCAACCATTCTGCTTTTAGTCAATTTTCCCCATTGAACATTTGCTATTCTATCACAAAGTTTTACAAAGGTAGCACCTTTTGTATTACGAATTCCTTCATAGTACTTTTCATTTGCTTTTTCTGCTCTGTTTTTTCCTTTTTCATTAGAGACTGCATAAATAATATCTGCAACTTCCTGACCTAACATTTGTTTGATATCATTGTAGGAGCATCTGGCATCCTCATAAAGGTCATGTCCCCAACATGCATCTTCAATTGTTGAATGAGTAATATCTACTATTTGAAAAGAGTTGTGGTAGCAAGACTCTTCTGTTGTTATAAAATTCTTTGGTAAGAGATGTTTGAAATCATTATAGACCTGAACAACCATTCTCAAGTGCATCTCATATGGTAGGTATTTATCATAATAATGATTTGTTTTTTGGTGTCGTTCAATACACCAGCTTTGTGCTGTTTGCATCTTATTTAGGTTTATAGTGTTTAAGAAAAACAGAAAGTAGAACTAGGATTGTTCCAATTACTCCTGTTAATACTTGGTCCTTAGCTATTGCATAGCCAATAAGTACACCTCCAACACAGTCTCCTGTATCTTCAATGAATTCTAACCAATTTGATTTCATGTTTGCTTTTTTAAATACTGTGAGAATTGAAAGAGAGCTTCAAATATAGCTTCTTTCTTATTTGGAAACCTATGCTGAGTTCCATTCCAGACAGATGGTGTAGATATTGTTCCGTTACTCTTTATTACAACATCAGTCTTAACGATGTATATAGGATGACCCCGAGCTTCAATCCACTCAAGAGCATAGAATTGCCAGTTAGCATCAGAGTCATATTTTGCATGACGACCAAGCGTTTCAAGGCATTCATCTTTATCTTTCATTCCACAGCACCAATCTCCTTCTATTAAAGGATTATATATTGTTCCCTTGTAATATGGTTGTTGAATTTCTAACCAAGGTTCCACCTTAGCTCCTAGCATTTCAGCTATGGCTAAGTTCTTTTCTTGTGTTGTCATATTCTATTGATTTAGGGGTGATTGAGTACATCTGCAACTAAATCATCTATGTGAACAGTTGTTCCACCAGATTTAGCAGCTTCAGATAATTCTTTAATTAGATATATCATATCTATTTCAAGAGGTATAACTTGTCCATTTTGACAATTTTCCTCAAGAGAGTTTTGAGCTTTCTTCAGATTATCAAAAATAAGTGGCTCTCCACTTCCATCGTCTTTACAAACAATGGACAGATTACCATTGAAGTTATCAAGTTGTATGTATGTCATTATATTCAATTTTAATTGGTGTTATTGTATTAGTTTCAGTATTAGTGATTTTAAATTGCCAACCTTGCTTTCCTCCTTTCATAGAACTTGCTATGTTATTGTACTCATACTCTAATTCTACACTTATAGGTACTTTTTGTAGAGATTTGATATATGATTCTTCAAAATTTATAAAAGCTTTATCCCATGAATTAGTTACTGAACTAAGCATTGATTTGGCTCTTGCCCCAGCTTTAAAAGCTTTTCTTACATCAGCTTCTGTGTATTGTTTTTGATTATTTGTACCTTTTATCCAATTTGGCAATATTTCTAAATGAGTGTATGGTTTACAAAAATTAATAGCATCTTGTTCATCTATAAAAGTACAAACATGTATTCTTGAATTAGCTTTTTCACCAGCTTTTGGATTGTATACCTCAAATACATGTATATCTGGTAATGGTTCTTCAATTAAAGGAACTCCTTCAATACGAATACCTATAGAAGCTATTACTTTAAAATCAATATTATTTAATAATTCATAATCCATTGCTGGACCATAAACACATTCATTAACAATATTATAAAAATAATCACCTTTTTTAGCTTCTTTATCAACTACTACATATCCTCCATCTATAGGAATAATAGAGTCTTGTTTAAATATTTTTGTCATTTTTGCCAAGTTTTATTATTGACAATAGATGATATATTAGCAGATGTTATATTAAATTGTTGTGCTAATTTATATCCATTACCATATTTGTAATTTTGTTTTATATAGATTATATCCTCTAAAGATAATTTAGCATTAGGATTATGTCCTATACCTCTTTTGATATTACCAGATTTTAGAGCATGTGCTATATTCTCCACACCTGTAGACCATTCTAGATTCCAATCATTATTATTTAGTTTATTGCTATCTAGATGGTTAATTTGTGGTTTATTAAAACGATTAGCAACAAAATGTTTTCCTACAAGCGTGTGAACTAAAACACTTTTACCTCTAAGTCGTATTTGATAATACCCACTTGTATTAATACCAGCACTTAATATCTTCTTCTTTTTACTAATTAGGCTCTTTACCTTACCAGTATTACTAATCTGATATTCACCTTCATATCCCATTACATCTTTCCAAATTTCCATGTTATTTTATATTTTCTAAACTATAAGCATTTAATATAGAATCTTTATCTATAGGTTGATAAGAATAACCATTAGAAGCATCTTTCCAATCTTTGGATTTCTCCAGTATAGCTTCAGCTTGTGCTTCTACATGAAGTTTAGCAAATTCTCTTGCCATACTACCATAATCATCCCACTCGCCAGACATTTCCATTTCTTCCCAAGTTTGTATCATAGTAAGTCTTTTAATGCTTGTTTAGGCTCAAAATGATTTAAAGTTTCTGAACTATTACTACGGATTAGATATTCTATAGCTTTTGCTTCTATATCTTCTTCATCGAGAGATATTTGTTTATGAGTTAGTATGTTTTCGAGGACTTCTGTAGCTGTATCCAGTTTATCCCAGCTACTGTTTCTTAATCGTCTTTCGACAGAATCCAGATATCTTCTGTTATTCTCTATCTCCTTCTTAAGGCTCTCTAGAGGTATTAATAAATGTGTCATTTGCTGAATTTTGCCTCAAGAGCTTGTATGAGTTTTGACATATTACCATCATAGAAGCCTGAGCAGTTTATACAATTGATTTCCAACACTTTATACTCATCTTCAGATAGACAAATATCTAATACGAAGGCATCTGCAGGACAATATAAATCACAAATTTGCTGAGCAAATATCTGAGCTTCCTGATTATTGTCCATGTTCAGGTAATTAACTCTTCTACCAATTTTGTATTGACTAATTGTCACAGGTTTACCGTCAACAATCCAACAGCGTATCTCCTGTTGAATTTCCTTTAGAGGAGCTATGAGAATCTGTGTTTCTGCTGTTAAAGTTTGTTTAAGTGAGCTATCCTCAATTTCCTGACTCCATTCATTCCAGCTTTCATGGGTAAATATTTGTCCACTGAATTGCTTCGTATCCTTTGTAGGACGAGCAAAGAACAAATGCGGATAATCTTCTGGAACTTTATCTCCAAAATTGATGACTTTACCATCAGAGTTAAGCATGTGATTGCCATAATGAGCTCCATAAACAGTCAAATCATGGTTTTCATTATACATTGAGCCCGGATACCAGTCATATTTCTTAGCTACAACAGCTAAATTTGTGGACCCGAAAGCCCAAACGTTTTTACGGTCCGTTTTGAACTCAAGTTCATCAGTAAATGGACGGAAGGGTATAACTTCATAGTCCATATTATATCTCTTCAAATGCTCTATTAGAGTATTGAAGTGGTGCTCTCTAAAGAGATTCTCTTGAATGATGTAATACATTACTTCTGTTTTTGTAGCTTCTTAATAAATTTTTCAGCATCAGATATAAGTTTTGCTGACTTTTTATCTTCAGCTATTTGAGCTTGCCTGTTGGCTTCATGCTTTTCGAGGTTTTCACCATTATAGATGTCCTCAGCTATTCTTTTACCTTCAGTGGAGTTTTCTGCTCTGTAGGCATTTGGAGATTTGTACTTCTTAGAACTTCTGCTTTCTCGTAAGTCTTGAACATAGGTTCCAGATACATGAAAGGAGCACCATTCTTTTTGTTCTTTAATCCATCCTTCCCAACCTCCCATTCGGTGTTTCCAAGTTATTCCTCTCATATTACTTGTTTTCTCCAAGCATATCACCATTTCTCATGGCAATAACCTCGGCTGTTGGATGATTACCTTTCATACCGCTAATAAGTATAGCAGCTTTAAGGAATTCTCTAGGATTTTTCCTGTAAAACTTACTGTCTTTAGCCCATAAATTCTTCATCTGTGACCTGTGACAGTTGTCTCCTTTTGCCTTACCTGCTGTTGAGGAAGGTCTTTCTTTTCTACTTTTTGGCATAATATTTGGTTTAAATAAGAGAATTTGGCTCTATTTCACTGCCCCATTTCTGGGATTCTTTTCAAACCAAGAGAGCAGACGTGACTATCACACGCTGTGGTCGGTCTTTCCAGTGCCCTTTACCTGCTCATGGTTCCATTTTCTCTTAAGGTTTAATTCACAAACCTAGTTTAAAATAATGTTAATTGTTGTGTTCCTGAAAGTGACTCTACAAATGCTTTTGCCTTCTTACTCTTCTCAAGAGAGTCTATACGTTCTAAGACTTCCAGAATATACTGGTCATAATCAATATGATAGTTCTCTGATGTAAAAAACTTGTTAAAGTAGGTTATTAAAGGTTGTCCAAGTAAATTAGGAGCGTTGACATGATTATTCATTGCTTTTCCAAAGTTGTTATAGCCTCTTTTCCAAAGGACTGAGCCTTTAGTTGAAAGGAAATATCGTACTAATTTCTTATGTACTTTCTTTGTTACCCCTGTTTCATCACTCCATTGTTCTTCATAGTGCATTTTACCAGATGCTTTTTTAGCTATACAGAAATCAAAGATATTTTTATGCTCCCTAATAAAAGCTTCCGGACTCTTTCCTTCTATAAAGTATGCCTCTAGAGCCAATGGAATAATTCTAGCAGATTTATTTTTGTTGATTTCAAATTCAGTCATGAATCTACCTTTCTTCTTAACACCTCCATCTTTCTTTTTGCCAATGTAGGAGTTAATAGAATCCTGCCATAAACCTTCAAAATCAACATATTCTAGCTTACCATTCTCAAAGTTTCCTACCTGAGTTTCCCACTTAGCACAAATTTCATTGTACAAAGGCTCTTTATCCTTTGGAAACATAGTTACAATACCATCAGTGTTTCCACTAACTACTTGAAAACCAGCTTCTTCCATCATTTCAATGAGCATCAAAATCTCAATCTCATTGCCCATACAAACCCTCAGCAAACCTTCCGGGTATTCAAGGAATGAACCTTTCTGTCCTAGCTTACCAAAGAGACCACCATTATTACAAAGTTTAAGCATTTCCTGCAATCCCATCAAAGGTCTTGCTTCATCATGCTTACCCTCTGCTTTAAGTCTATTAGCTTCCTTTTTGTAAACTGACCTATTCTTTACATTCCTATCAGCAATCTTAATGATAGTAATCTTCAAGTGTGGAGGACAAACTGGTTCTTTAATGATGAAATTTGGATATTGACCACCAACGTCAGCATCTCTCAAGAGGTAGCCAATCAAAGCTTTGAGCTTTCTATTCTTCTCATTTGAGTGCAATCCTCCTTTAGCAACTGTGTAAACAGTATTTCCAATAGTAATAGGAAACTCCTGCTTTTCAGCTAATACAAAGGTTTCTCCAAGTTCTTTTATGAATTTCTTAAGCTTTGGAGTAGTAAATTTCATACTCTTAGGAAAGAACTCCTTAAACTTTTTACCATAAGGATAAACAACCTTCTTTGGGAAGATACTCTTCTCATCAGCTATTCTTTCCTCTTTGATATAGTTCAATTTGTTCCATTCTTCACCAATCTTAACGTCACTCCAATTCAAGCATTGCATACCTGTTTCTTTCTGAACATCAAAACGGTCCTGAATCTTGTTTTTACCTTTGTAATCCTTAAGCTCAGGTAGGTCAACATTTCCTAATATGAGATTAAATACTCCTTCAGTAACTTCTACGTCATTACGACGGTAATTCTGAATCAATTGCACATCTTCTTCTGTTAATCCCAGCCTTGTGTGATGAATTGGCATTTCTTCCACGTCCATGTTCAGTATAAAGGCACACCATTTCAATGATGTTCTTCTGGCCTCATTATCAAAGTGAAGGATTTTGAACACATCTAAAGGTGGAATTGTGAATTGGTGTTCTTTACAGGCTGGAAATAAGCCATAATTACTATCTTCAATTACCTTTTGAGCGTAATCAGAGATTTTCTTACAAATCTGGAGATTTTCCAAATCAAACCATTTCTGATGATTATCAACTATATATTCCATGACCTGTTGGTCAAAGTTGATTCCGTTGAACGTAACTAAATAATCATATTCTCCAGAGGTGTAATGCTTAACGAACTCGAAAAGCTCATTCTTGTACTTTGACACTTGAAATTCGTGCCATTCTTTGGTATCTGGATTGTAGAAACCTGCGTCGAATAGTTCAACCATGGTCTCAATATCACAAATACCAATCTTTTTGTCTGTGTTATGTGCAATTAACATGTCTATGTGTTATCATGCTGATACAATATCGTACCCGAGGGCTGACAAGGCCACTTAAGGAATATCTTCCGTTGATAATACTTTTTCTGCATAGTGATTATCAATATAGTTGTGAATTCTATATGTAATCTCCTCTCTATCATAAGAAACTCCTATTTCATTATGTGGATGGTCCTCAAACTCACAACTGTATTTTATGAAATAGTCAGAGATTGCTGTCCAAAACTCATGTATATAGAATTCTCTGAATTCACTTGGTATATCATTATATGATTTATCATGTAACTTGTTATTCTCTCTATACCATGATAATCCTGCTGCTGTTGGTCTCCATCTCTGAACTACCCTTCTAAAAGTCCATACCTTACAATTTCTATAGGTATGTTCCTCAACATCAAGAGGTTTTGCTGTACGAGATAAATATATCTCCGCAACATTTCTGAACTCTTCTGTCATCTTCCATTAAAGTTAGGGGTTAAGTAATGACCTCCAGCATTAGAAGGACAGTTTAAATACTCACATACTTCTTCTCTAGTAAGTCTTTTGGCTTTATTCCAGTTATTTCGTTCCATTACGTCCATGCTTAAGCCATCTACTTTAGTCATATAAAACCCTTGCTCTTTTGAGTCGAATTTTATTATAGTACAAAAGTTGTCCATTCTGGTAACAATAAGATTTGGAACTATATCTTTCGGTACCCATTTACGAGGAACTCTTTTGGTCACCTCAGCTGATGCTGGAATAAGTTTACCTATTAAAGGTAATACAAATAATCCAGCTAAAAAATTACGTCTATTCATATTATATAATTTATAATAATAACAATCTATCAACTCCAAAAGCAAATCCGACTCCTCCTTTATATTCTCCTCCTCCACATACCTGTTTTTGAGCACCTAAGTTATTACAGCTTATTTCAAAGCCCTTTCCGTCCTTGTAGTAATCCAAACCTCTCTTTACATCACTTCTAAGCTCAAATGAGCCCGGAATGCTCTTATAAAGGCTTACAGCTAAATCCTTCAGATATCCAAGGTAATCTTTTGTAGGGTTAAGTATTTCAACCCCTAATTGAGTAAATTGACGATATCTTCCAGATTGAGGTCGTTCTCCTCTGAAACATTCCTGAATGTAGAATAATTTGACGTCCTTTTTATGTTTGAAAGTTGTAGACGCAAGTTTTTGGACTATTGCCGTATATTCTGGAGCCAAACATATATCTCTTCCTCCTCTGTCTTGAAAATTGAACATGAGATTGTTGTTTTCCTCTCCTACTTTTCCTTTAAAGGTCTCCTGAAGCTGAATTATTGGAATCGACATTTCTGTGAATCCTTCCGTAATGAGTCTTTGAACTGATTGTTCAATAAAGTCTCGTTTTCTGTTGCCAAAGAGGATTCGGGTACCTTTATAGCAGGTTTCTTTGATTTCAATGTCTTTCATAGTTATTTTCTTTCTTCTGGTTGTCCACAATAAATGCAGGAATCTTGCTCTGTATCATCTTCATGATAGTCACATTTGCCATCTGGTGAGTCTCCATTGCAATCCCAACGGTCATCAATTTCTTCACGTAATCTTGTACCTGAGTAACCCTCAAGCTCAGGAACTTCTTTTAGAGGATATTTACCAAGATAATGAGGTTTAAAACTGTCTCTAGAGTGAAGTAGGATTGGGTCAGTATATAGAGAAGCAATATAATCAATACTTTGACTCCATTTTTCATTGCTTTTAGGGATATCCATCAATTTATGGATTATCACCCTTTCTCTGGTAAAGACATTACGTATCATTCTCACTCTATCCTGAAAGCTATAGGGATTTCTTTTATCCATAATTTCAATTTAAAAAGGAGGTCCACGATTGTGAACCTCCTCATTTAATAATTTAGAAGCTAAAAGTAAGCCCCGATGTTGCAAAGGGAACACTTCCTGATGTGGTTGAACCTGTAAAGTAAAACCCACCAAGTCCAGCTGATAGCTGAAGGTTCTTGGCAATGTTATAACCAACTGAAGCTCCATACTCTGTCATGAAGTTCCTGCTGGTCCAAACAATTCCACCTCCCAGTGAGCCATTCACTGAAAAATTGCCACTTTCCCAAAGGGTAGGCGTAACTCTTACTGTGGTGTAACAATTCCCTTTTGACAGAGAAGTTGAGCCAACTGCTACACCAAATTTCACTTTTTTCACCTTAATACCTAATTCCCCGGAAGCTAATGATTTGTTGTCAAAAGTGCCAGATGTTAATAAAGGTGAAACTGAAGCAGTTACGTACAATTGTGGTACGTCTAACTTCTTTGTTTGTGCCATTGCTGTCAATGACAAGCAAATAAGCGTTAATCCTACTAAAACCTTTTTCATAAATATTTATTTGTTTAAAGATTAGCACCCTCCTGTTAACTAAACCTAGTAGGATTCGCACCTAAATGGGTTGGGGTCACATAGTTATCCGAGCCTACCTCCACCACAGCCACCCATTTCTGAGTGCGAATGATAACTACTTGCTGAGAACTCATTTGTGTTGTCTGTACTGTTGAATCTACTCCAAAGGAGCATACTATTCATTCATAGCGTCTGTTCAGTCCTATCTTTCTCAAGGATAGCAACACATTTCGACTTTCATCGAATATTCTTATTTAGAGTCGTGTCAATGTTTTCCGACTATAGCTTTTAGTATTATTGTATTAAGAGGCTCGTTCTAATCCCAAAGGATTTAATCTCTATTACTCATACTCAGGTCAACTGTTACATGTGTCAAGAATTACTTCGGAATCACGTCATAACATATCTATCTATTGCTCCTGTTTAGCAAATTTAGCCCTTTTCTATCAATCTTTTGGCTTTTGCCACAAAATATTTCCCAATTCCCATATTTTTAACAACATGGTCAGAAAGAGTTACTTTTGTTTTGATATCAAGGTTCTTTAAAGCCAACTTCCTACCTGTCTCTTTAGAGAAAGAATCTTCTCTGCTACAAACAGCTATTCCGAATGTTATTGTATCTCCCTCCAAGACACCAGCAACGGTGTAGCTTGGTTGGGTTTGTTTTCGTTCTCTACCAGTCATTTTCCGGTAGGATTTACGGTTTACATGATTATTAACATGTACATAAAGTGTGTTGCTCATTATCTTAATTTTTGCTGTGATGCAATTATCAACTGTAGAGCCTCTTCTCTGGTAAAACCTTGAGCCATAAAGAAATCAAGCAGTTGCTTGGCATATTTTGCCTGCAGTTCTGCAATCCTTGGACTATCAGTAATACTTGATAAAATCTCTGTTAGCATTTCAACGGTCTCATTCATAATAATTAATTTGCAATTGACAATCTTGATTTCTTGTACTGTTCAATTAAGGCAGCACCTTCCTGAGCATTCAAGGTTCTCTCTGTTGAATTACTACTCATCTTAGGAAGAACATTTCTCCTAAAATCTTCAATATCAGCAGTATATGAATCAAGAGAAGCATCAATTTGCTTCAATGACTCATTAAATGCTACCATCTCAGTAGAGTTTTTCATCCAATTTGAAGCATTGGCTGTAGCTTTAGCCATTTGCTTGTACAGTTCGTACTCCTGAGCTTTGCCATCCAAGTTTATTTTGAGAATCTGTGTATCAGCTACTCTGTTTTCATAGTAGTCAATCAAATCTTTCTCCAGTTGCTCAGCAGCTAAAACCTTTGGTTCAATGTTCTTAAACTGTTGGTCAAGCATTTTCACTTTAACTTCCAGAACCCTCCTTTGAGTAGGATTAGTCTCCAGTTCATGGAGTTTTGAAGCTGTAGTAGCATCAGAAGCTATTGACTGAAGTGTTTTCTGAGATTGAATACGTGAAGCTGTTATGGCTTTAAGGTCCTGTGCCATTTTGTCATTCTCACCTAAGAGGTAATTATAACCTTGCCAAAGATACCAAAGCTTATCAGAAGATATCATTTTCTTCGTCATATTCCATGATAATCGTTTGAATAGGCTCCAAAAAGCTTCATAACTATATATCAGGAAGAGCATCGGAACTGCAAGTGCTATAAGTATCCAAATGTTAGCAAATATTGTGATAAGTGGTGGTAAAAGGAACCACAGAATCACCAAAACAGCACCAACCATTAGAAGAGCTACACCTTTCTGAAACGGATTGGTTAAATCCGCTGATTTTACGTTTAGCATGTTATTAGTTTAGATTTAATAAAAATCCAACGGTGAAGTTGGCATCCCAATCGAATATGAAGGTATTACATTTAGTTCCATCCTCCAATCCTCGGTAAATATTTAATCCTGAACGAAGTTTTACATCATCTCCGGCACTATAAAAATCAGAGGGTTTCAACAAAGTAAATCTTTCATTACCAGTTCTTACCTTACTCGCCAGTTGAAAGGGTACTCCTCCAATAATGAAGCAGTTTTCCCTTTTGGGTACAGGTATACTTTGTAATGCTTCTACAATTTCATTATATACATCTGCATCTTTCTTACCATCCTGATAATATTTGGCACCTGAGCATTCAATTGTTCTGGATTTTCCGTTTTCATACCACGAAATTTTGGTATTTCCACTTCCAATATCAACCACAAAAGAATTATCAAAATAAGCCTTAGGTAAAAGTGCCTTTAGAGCGTATTTACCTTCTTGCTCTGGAGTAACTCGATTTACCACATAACCCATCTTTTCAATGGCAGAGGCTATCAGCTTTGTCTTCTCATTCTTAAGTGCTCCAGAGGACATTACAAAATGAATATTTCTCCCAGCAACCCCTTTGGTTGAGATAGAGGAGATATAATCCTTCAATCCTTTTTTCACATCTTCTTCTGTTATAAAGCCTTCATAAGCAAGTGATTTTCCAAATTCCTTACTTACGAGTTCCCAATTCTTATTGGCATCCATATTGATAACGAAAGAATTGAAGCCGGAAGCTCCAACTTCAATAACACCTTTGTAGACACCGTTGATAGGTACTTCAGTGGTTACATTAATGGAAGAACCTTTTGGATTAGAGGCTGGTTCTGTAGTTGCTGTCCCGTCCTTTGTGCTCACGGTTTGTTCCGTTGGATGAGCTACTACTGGTTTCGGGTGCTTGTAATCATAGAACTTGTATCCTACAAGTCCTAGAAATATTATTCCTAATATAATAGGAAGGCTTTTCTTTGTCATGTGTTTTCTAAATTAAATTGTTCAAGATTTGCTCTCAATGTTTTATGAGCTATAGTTAATACAGCTGATATGAAAGCTTTTTCGGTTGGTTGTTCTTCGAATATGGCTTTTCTGACTCGGGCGTACTTAAATTTACTGACACGATACATGTGAGTGGGCTTTACATAGCCACTTTTCTTAATGTAACAATTGAAGATTTTAACTTCATGAACACCGGGTTTTGCCGAGGCAATTAATCTGGGAGTCTTCATTCTTTTTTCAGTTTTAAGTGAGTCAAATTAGTTATTCTTTGTCCTTTGCCAACTCCTCCTTAGCACTCTTAAGTGCTTCAGCGTACCCTTCGTTCCTTACATCCCTTTCGGAGATAGTTTTCTTGAAATTGTTCACTGCTTCAGTAAACTCTTTCTTTTTCTGCTGTTCCTTTTGTTCCAGCTCTTTCTTAGCCTTACTCATTTCATCCATGAATAAGAAATACTTTTTGAGAAGGGTTTTTAGCTCTTCAAGAGCTTTCTTTTCAAATTCTTCCTGTTCATCTTTGAAAAGGAGAGCAACAACATTAGCTGTTCCCTCTGTTCCAAGACTCTTTCGAGGAAGTAAGGCTTCATCTCCTCCTAAGAGTGTTTTGACAAAATCCAACGCAGCTGCATGATTTTTGGAAATTTTGTCCTTTTTGTCCTGTTCGGACTCTAGTTGTTGACCTTCTTTCAGGTCTTCGGTTGTGTCTGACATGTTATAGTTTTAAAATTTGATAGAATCAATTGCTGAGAATGATACAAAGAAGAATGGGTCAAATTCAAGCTTCTTTTCTGAATATCCCAGTTCCTTGTAGTCATTTGGGTTATATTTCAAGGATTCATAATTCATAAAACGTAACACTTCAGCTACTGTATTATAAATCTTATAATATTCTCCACTGGAAGACAGAAAAATACCTGAAATATATGCTTCTTCAGAGTCTACATTTACGACCATACCTCTGAATATCATATCAGCCTCTCTGTATCCAATTACCCCTCGTAGTAGACGGACAATCCAATTACGAGCTAATCCGGTTATTTCTGAATGAGAGAAGGTAAGTTGAATTTTACCTTTTTTGATACCTCTTGTCCATTCATAGAGATTTCTGTTAACATGAGTAATGGCTTCTCTAATACCATTAATCAGTGTCTCTTTCGAGACAATTTGTTGGTCCATATGTTAATTTTTACGGGTGTAGCTGACATTAAAACTGTCAACATAGGTAAATCTGTAACCTTTGAACTTCTTAAGGAAGTCAATTTTACCTCTACTCTTCTTGCCAATATCACCTTTTGATGCTGGTGGTAGTAATTCCTGAATTGTGTTTCCTACCACACGTAAATCGTGCTTTTTCCCTAGTTGTTCAACAACCAAATGTTCTGCATACTCTGCCATTCTGTTAATTTTTAAGTAATAAAAAAGCCTCTACATTTCTGCAGAGGCTTTTTGTAAATACCCGATGTTACTCTGTAATTTCTTTTCTTATTAGAATCTTATCTTGGGCTCGTCTTTTTCCAGATGTTACCCTTTTCATCCATTTCTTTGCATGTTTGGCCCATTCTCCATTTAACTTGGAATTGGCTGCATGCCCTACTCTTAATTTTGACATAATTATAAATGTTTGATTCATTTACCAATGTTGTCATTATTAGATTACCTCCATGAACCCTCTCAGGAACAGCTGGGATTTGCACCCGCATCACTGGCTTGGCAAGCTCTTAGTGAGGTTAACTTATCTCTAATAAGTTTGAGACACATCCTTATTCCCGGATTAGGATTTAGTTAGTAAATAATCTTCTTTCTTGGTCTTTTTCTTGAAATTGTACCCTCGTGCAACTCGAGCATTGTATAGCTCTTTTACATCTCTCCTCTTTTGTTTGTAAGCATTGAGTTCCCAATGTGTTTCAGCATTTAAGCCGAAGATTTTATCGAAGAGTCTTTGCTTTTCCTCTAGAGTGAAACTGTCTATGTTTCTTTTGTAAAGGGTTATTCTTATCTGATTGTACACTCTGGTTTTCATAGCTAGAGTTTTATTTGCTACTGACATGTTAATTAGTTTTTATCTTTAAGTAATAGTGGTATTTTACGTACCAACTTTTGGGTTAATGATGATGGCTCAATAGCCACTGCTGTAATCTGATTGCCAATATCTGGCTCTCTAAATACAGTGTAACACAGTTGATTTCGTTCACAATTTGCAATCAATAAACGAAGCTGGGCTTCATTTTGAACTTCCAACTGAACTAAAGTGTTACTTTCATTAAACCAAGGACTCGCTCGTCCCGGATGCTCAAAGATAAAATTAATTGCTGCATGACAGCTTTGTACAGACTTATACCCGTCTGCAAGGTCCATTCTAGTGACTGTGACAAGTTTACCTTGTCTCTACATCAAATCTATGTCTTTCATATTTGTAAATACCATGTTTTGTCATGGTTGGAGCTCCCTCTATGATTCGAACATAGGGTCCCTTCCTTTGCGGGGAAGTGCTTTACCAACTCAGCTAAGGGAGCTTCTTATTATTTGATTTTTGCTACTATTCCGGATTCATCCTCAACTATCTCTAAAGTGCCTCTAAATTGGAGAGCTCCTTTGGTGTGTGGAGAATCAGGAGTTTCTTTTGTTGAAAAACCAACTTCTGAATCTAGGTGGTTTACATAAAATGTCTGACCTTTTGTCTTAACAATCCACTGAGGAATTGTTGAATCTTCGTTGTGCTTCTTGTTAAAGTGGAACACAATTCTTTCTGTTTGTTCATTTTTGAATATCTAGCTCATATTTAATCTTTTAGTGCAGATAAAGAGAATCGAACTCTTGACAAAAGCTTTTAGAGAGCCATGTTCTACCCCTGAACTATATCTGCAGGTAATTTAATTATTCCAGCATGTAATTTCCTGTGACAATTTGCACATAAGATTATACACTTATTAATTTCTTCTTCAACTTTTAATAGTGAACCTTTATTGTGACCCTGACTCATTAAAAATTTCTTATCTCTAAGATGATGGTAATCCAGACATACTTTTTCAGATTCATTACATAAAATACAGAATGTTTTAGAGTCTTGAATTAGCTTTTTAAGTGATTGCCTTTTTTCTCATTCCTCTTATAAAAAGCTGGTTTATTTTTGTAGTAATGTTTTCTTTTATATTCTCTTTGACATAAGCTACAAACTGTGTGCTTTATTCCTTTAGCTTTATTTTCATAAACAAAATCATCTTCTTTTTTGATTACTTTACATTTTATACATTGTTTCATGATACAATATACAAATAAATCTCTAAATAATCAAAGATTTATTTTAGAGATTATAGAGAAAACGAAGGTCTACTATGAATTCCCTTTCATAATAAAGATAAAGACTTTCATCTTATTACAACGTTAATGCATTGTTAAAAAAGGAGCCTGACCATTCAGAAACTCCCTAAACCTAGCTATTTCAAAGTGTCATACTTGCTAACAGGCAGATTTTCTCTTCTTGTAGCAAATACTTCCACTGTTTTATCACTGGTAAATCCGTATTTGTAATCAACATGTGGTCGTCTGAGGAAGACGTTATAAAAGTTATTAGGATAAATATCCAGCAACGTATTATTAACATTTGCCAACTGCTGACATTCAACCTCTAGCTGATAGTAACCTTCTCTCTGAGTCTCTACATAATTGGACAGGTCCTTCCACATACTTGTAAACTCCTCAAAAGGAATAACTTTCTGTTCAGATAACCATTTCCATGCCAATTGAGCACCATCCTTTTTGTTATCCATTACAATGGTAGTAATTTGCCTGAACTGGTCAAAATTGATGAAGGATATCTCTTTTTTTTGATAGTAGCTTTTGCACATCTTATCGAAATACACACCTCTTTGTTGACTCTTTTGAGTGAAAGCATTATATGAAACAACACTCTCATTAAACATTTTCTTAGGACCATTTACTGGCACCAAGGCTGCAATGAATATAATGATAAGCCATATTCTGAACCATTTAAAGGCAGGTAAGATATTATCTTCCGCTTTGGCTAAATCATCGTCTACTGCATAGGCAAATGTTAAGATAATCATTGCAAGACTGGTTAAGCCCAATATCCAGCACATTCCATCGCCAAGGTTGAAAGTTTGAACTACGAGGTAAGACGTCGTAGGCATTAATAATAAAGTTAAAATGAATAACTTCAGATAATTTTTGTTCATGTTTTTTGGTTTTTTAGTTAACCCTCCCATTTTAAGGAAGAAAGTGAGTTATTTTTATACAATCTGTAGACTTTTCCATAGTCTATCTTTAACTTTTCAGCTATTCTCCTAAGAGAATAAGATATACCATTTCTTTGTATACATATTGTATTTGAGCGATTTGCTGCTTGTTCATTTAATTCAATCCACTTACAATTCTCCTTGTAATAACCTTTCTCAATTTCCAACCTCTCAATTGATGAGGTTTGAGTAGGTAATTCTCCCATATCTTCCAAGAAATTCTCAAAAGACATCCACCTTTCACAAACTGTAATTCCTTTACCTCCATAGTACTTATAGTTCTGCGTAGCTGGGTTATAGCAACGCTTTTTCATATCACACCATATACTATATATCTTGGAATTTCTCATTCCATGAGTTTTAGCTGGTGGATTTTCTATACTTATGCATCCACATGATGCTATTTTTCCACTCTTTAAATGGTCTAATCTAACAGTCTTACTATTACCACAATCACATAAACACTTATAGTAATTCTGATAAGCATTGTTTTTGTGTGAAAATTCGATAATAGTAAGTCTGTTAAATTTATCTCCTAGTTTAATTGTCTTTTTCATGATGTGAAGATACAACAATTAATTGATATTACCAAATAAAAGAGTATTTAGTCACGCCACTCGATTGCTGGGCAATTGTTTTTGAGCATCTGTACCACAAAGATACCAGCATTCCTGATACTTTTACAGAATTTGGATATAATTTCATAGATGAAAGAGAGTACATTAAGTACTGGGTCTAAGATATACTTGTCTATAAAAGCCTTTCTTTTTAATCTCCTTTGTTTTCTTAAGTTTCGTACCTCAGCCTCTTTAGTCCAACTATATTCCTTTTTTGGAAAATAATTATAAAATGTAAGAACTTTTGGCCAGTGAAATTTTGATGATGCTATCTTAAGAATGAGTTCACGGACAAAGAATACTAATAATAAAAAGACAGCTATAATAAGTAGTACTAGTCCAACTTTACCAAGTATATTTCCCATATCAACATAAGTTGTATGTTTTACACTAGTAAATCCTTCATAAGACCAATAGATAAATTGCCAAACATAGTATAAAGCTACTAAAACAGCTGCACTTCCGAGAGTATAAGCTAAAAATGCTGTGATTGGTTTTGTCATCTTAAGAATATGATTAATCCGGGCTTTATTAGCACGTAATCTTGCAGCTTCAGCTTCAATTTGAGCTTGTTTCTTCTCCTTTTCATACTTCCGTAAAACAACTTCAAAGCTTCCATCACTCAAGAGAGCTTCAGTATCATCACCTTTATAAAAGGATAGAAATTGTTTTTTCTTCTCTTCCAAATATTGAGCAGCTTTTATTCTAGCTTCTTCAGCTTCTTTTATCCATTCATCATCAGCTAGCTTTTCTGCAACCTTATGAACTTTGTGTGATATATCTCTCCAATCGTCATAACGCCATTGTCTCAGTTTCTGTGTTATTCTTTCATAGGCTGATTCTTGCTTATTTTTGAGTTCAAGCAACTTTTCCGGATGTGCTTTATAATATGCACTCCATTTATCCCAGATTGCTTTTTCTTTCCGTCTTTTTATCTCTTGTTTGGCTTCCCAACGTATTTCTCTCTTTTTATTACCTTCTTCAATCCATATCATAATGGACTTATATACAGGTTTTAGAGCCATACCTAATCCAATGTATACAAGTTTTAGGATATATTTAAGTAACCTAAAACCTTCTTTAATTGGGGCCACGAAGAGGATGGCAAAGTGATTGAAGACAGATAACCACCAGTACGGACACATGTGACTAAAGTCAGTGGGGTCCAGCTTCCATAAGTATCTCATCAATTTTGCGTGATAAGAGCTTTTCTTTAAAACAAAGACGTCTTTAAACATAGCGTTTGATTTAATTATGATTCATTTTTGTCCTTCAGCGTAATAATTATATTGTCTGAATTAGGGACAGTTTCTATTGTTGCAAGTCCTCCAACGAACAATTCACTAAAGAATTGTCTTTCAAGTGTATTAGTTGGCTCTATTATTAATTTTAGCTCCTTTTTACCCTTTGTAGATGAGTTGCACATGGTATAATCCATATTACTCTTTTTTAGTTAACATAAAGATGAATTCTGCTCTTACATGCTTTGCCCATTTTTCACAATAACTATAAGCTTCTTTTATACTCAACTTAAGACCTCGTGCAATGTAATTTAGAGTCTTATCATGATTATCATCAATATAATCATAAATTTCTGCTGCTTTCTTCTCATCCATGATTTTGATTTGAAGTAATAAAAAAAGGGCTCCTCATTTCTGAAGAGCCCTGTTATAGTTGGTCTGAAAAGCCTTAAATTGTGTTCTTTCTCACCAGTTCATATCTGTTTGACCTGTGGAATGATTGCAATGGTGTATAAACATCCATTACATCCATATCCTTAAAGTTTGTTAACAGTTGCTCAATCTGAGCTGGATTTGGTGGAACAAACATGAAATTGTCAATACCTGAGAATCTGTCAGCCTTAGCTGAAGATGCCCCGGCAACATCAATGGCGATGATAAATGGTCTGAAGCCAAAGTATTTCTCACATCTCTTCATAAAGTCATTGATTGAGCTCTCTGGAGAAGGCATGTTATTCCAGTTTCCATCGGAAATGATGGTCCAAACAGGGAAATGCTGTAATTGTTCAGTCATTGTTAAATCTCCCTGCAATTGCTGGTTCAGGTATTCCGGAATAGAACTAATATTCGTACCGTTTCCTGTCTGTACAGCATGACTAAACTCTCTTATTCTCTTGAGGTTATCAAGGAAATGAAGATTTGGGTCCAGTAATGGCTGACTTACCTTCTGTGCAGTTGTACGCAGAATTGAATTACCTGTTAAAGGAGCTCTGGCTGTCATTGTATTATACAACCTTGCATGACTTGAATAAAATCCAAGTAATGACCTTCCTTCTTCAGATGGGTTCTTTGTAAGACAGATTGTAGCCATGAAAGCAGCAAAATCAAAGGCTGTAATACCATTGGTTTTGTAAGTAGTCATTGAACGTGAATCATCCACAAACACCAGATTGTTGAATTCCAGCTTAATCTTATCAAGGAATGGCTGTAGTTTTAACTTATCAACAGTTCCAAGGATTATTTCTGTGAATAATTTCTCAAATTCAACAGCACCAACAGTAACTTTAGCTTCTTTCTTCAGCTTTACCACGTTTTCCTTTTCTTCTTCAGTAGCTGTTCCCTGACGAACCTTTTCTTCTACTACACGTACCTCGGTCTGCTTTGCTTCCTTAAACTTCTCCCAAGCTAAGAACCAGTTACCAATATCACCCCATTTCTCCTTGCACTTGTTATCCTTATCCAGAACCCTGCAACGAACTCTATAACGAGCAGTTGCTGGCAGTTTGTCAAGAAATAACAGGAAACTATCCTTATCAAATTCTCTCACCTTACCTGAGGCAAACATTACACTTTCCAGTTCACCAATGTATTCCTTTCTCCAGTTAATGTAACCAGTGAATTCAACATGTGTTGTTTTCTTCACATATGGCAGATTGGCTTTATCACACACCAATTTCAGGAAGTGTTGTTTTGCACCCATGTTTGCTTTCGTTTCCAGAAGCATGGTTTTGTGATTCTTCCTCTTACTTAACCTTGGTCTTGTAAGGAATTTTGCCAACAGATGCTTATCAGAAGGATTTCTTCTTTTAATAACACCTGCACAAAAGTCAGCAAGGTCATTCAGATATTCATCTGTACCATCAAAACTGGAAGTAACTGATACAACTTTCTTGGTCTTTTTGGTTGTTTTTACCCTGTTCTTAAGTAATGTATCAAATGAAGTAAATTCATTGAACAAGTTTGCAAACAGGAACTTCTTGAATTGTGGATAGTTCGTCTTTTTAAGCCATTCGAAGGCTAACAGAAATGGTTCCCTTTGTGATGAACCACCACTATCCGTTTTCACTCCTTTAAAGATATTGTGCTGACGAGCAGTAATATCTCCAATAGAGAATAATAAGGAGAAGAACATCTCTCTTCCTTCTTTACTTTTCTGAGCTTCAGCCCAGCTTCTGTCGAGCATACCTTGGTTGATTGTCCCTTTCGAGGCATTCTGATAGAACTCGAGAGTGTTTCTCATTCCGTAGAATGGATTGTCTGTCTTTTTGTTCACTTGAACTGCTAAATTTGCCATGTTGATGGTTTTGTAGGACACTTTTTCCTTTTGATTAACATTCAAATGCTGGAATACCAGCTTTAATTTGATTGTAAGTGTCCAAAGTTAATAATTGTGTAGAAGGTAGGAGTCGAACCTACGACTTCTGATACCGGGTATCAGCACTCTAGCCAACTGAGTTACTTCTACATGGTGAGGAACAGGTCTGAATCTTTCAAGCTTTCGCCAGCTAACTCAGTTGTTCCTCATTTAAAGATACTTGGTTTTGTTGACATTATCATAAAATGTTGCGTCTACCAATTTCGCCACCCCACCATTTACTCAACAGTTACTCCTTTTGAGAGACTGAAGAGTTAATCACATACAAAGGGAACGTATCGTACGAGCCGTTCATGTCTACGTACAGTATTCGGGTATGTGAGCCCATTGTGG